CCGTCTTCTAATTCAATATCTTCTATATAAACTAATTCTGATTGAAAGTTTTTGTGGTCTGATACTTTTTCTATTATTTGAAATTTAGTAGTATTGTTTCCAAAGAAACCTAAACATTTATATAGTTTATTAGATATTACTTTATACATTATTTTTAATTTTATTATTTTCTGTATAAACAGCAAGCAAAGAAAAGAAAATAAATGCGAGAAAAGTTGGTATATAAACTGCAGATAAAGATAAAGCAACTCCAAATATACCAGCCGTTGCGTATAATATAGAAATAATTATATATAATTGTGATGGAGATATATTCATTTGGATAGTATAATGATAATTAAAATTATTGATTATATTATTTGTTTGTGTATTATTTATTTCTGGTTGTTCCATTATTAAATCCATGTTATTGCAAGAAAAAAAGCTACTATTGCAACTAAATAACTATTTAATGCTAAAGCAATAAGCATAGTCATTAAATATAAATTATATATTAGTGTATAAAGTTCTTTATTATTCATTAATTTTCCTTATCGTTTATATTTATTATTTCTAAATATAAATTTTCTATTTTATTTAAATCTGGTTTATCTGGAAGAATTGTTTTCTTTTCTTTAACTAATTGATAAAGATTATATTCTTTCTGTTTTCCAATCTCTAATAACTCATTAAAAGTCATTGAACCATTACGAATATCTTTTAAGAATTTAGCTTTTTCTTCTGGTTGGCGAACATTAAAAGTTCCAGTAGTCAATAATTCTTCACATTGCATTAACAAACGCATTAAATGAAGACCATGCTTACCATCAAAACCATAAGCAGCTTCTAATTCTGCTCTATCTTTGTTTCTATTTTCTTTCCAATTGAGAAATTGTTTATATTCTCTTTTGGCTCTGAAATAAGCTTTTTCTTTCTTTAGATAATCAGTAAACGAAGTTTCGAATCCTAATGTTTCGCTTAATTCATTAGATATATCTTCTTGTATTTCTATCCAATTGTTTAAATTGGGATCAAATTTAAATCCTTTATTATCCATTAAAGTAGCCAACAAAGCGGCAACTGAATAGAAAAACTTTTCTTTTGTTTCGTTTGTAGCATTTACAAGCCAAGGAGAAATTTCTTCTAAGCTATTTGAAACAAAATTTATAACAGCTTGTAGTTCAGATTCGTTTAATGATTTTTCTGTTTCTAATAAACCGAAATCACTTCTGGTTGGAACTTTATCCCATTTTTCAATATTGTCTAAATATTTTTTATGAGTTTCAATTCTTTTTAATTGGCTAATAGCATAACCAGTGAATGAATATAAAGCTCTATTAGATAGAAATAGATGTTTATTATTTCTAAGTAAATTAGATATTTTTTCATTATGGAAAACAACTAAATTATCTCCAGAAAATAATATTTCAATTATATTTGGATTACATTCCGTAGCTAATTTAAAGAATTTTTCTAATGAGAACACAGTAGCTTCATAAAGTTTTTCTTTATCTTTAACTGTTTCACTTTCTCTACCTGATAATTCTTCAGATTTCCATATGGTTTGCTCAAAGTTTTTAAATAATCTATTTCTATAAGATAATGGAGGAATACATATCCCTCTATAATCCCAATCAGAGTTTTCTAAATTAGTTCCATAAGCTCTTGATCCACCTAAAACTAATAAAATAGTAGCTTTTTGTAAGTTAAATTCTTGAAATGTTTTAGGCCAGTCAAAAGGTATATTATTCATTATTATTTCTTTCCGGTAGTTTTTCTAATAGGAATCGAACCTATATAATATTCTCATTTGGTTTTGAATATCCGATGGTTTTTGCCTTGAACCAAGAATTATAATTTTACAACTATAATCCATTCTTTAATCGGCTTGACCTTATCTCCTTCTTCCATTTCAGGCATAGAGAAATAAAGAAATATTTGTGTAAATATTAGATATTATTTATAAATAATATTACAGACTATAGATAATCTGTTTATTAGCTTTTATCACATAGTTTTATATACTTATATATGTTAGTAATTACTATGTATTTGGTTTTAACACAAATATTTAAACTGTTATTATGTTTTTTTAAAATGGGAAGTTAGTGTATAATTATATTTTAAAATCTGAAAGATTTTAATAGCATTTAATTAAATGTGACATTTAATCCTGCTATTTTTAATTATACTAGTATAATTATAATTATCCAGGATAATTATCTTATAGCTTTTATCGTATAGACTATTTAGTTAATTCTATACATTTAGTTTTATCACTAACTTCTAAATTTGTTTGTTTTTAAAATTCTTTATTGAATTTTTTGAATAGAGTATTATAAAGTTTTAAAGCTTCAACTATATCTATTTTTAATATTTCTATAATTTTTTTAACTGCTAATATTTTTTCTTTTGGAAGAGACTCAAAAAATAGTTTTAATTCTTCGTTTTCTCTTTTAATTTTAGCTCTTGGATCTACATAAGGATTTCTTTCAATCCATTCATTATGTTCTTCTTCTTTTAGAAGTAATGAACTATCAAAATTTAGCATATTAACACAACCCATACAAGAGCAAGCATGTGACTCACACCATACATATCTAAAATCATATATTAAGGATTGTATTTTTTCGTTTATTTCTTTATATCTTTCTTCGGTCATTATATTCTTGAAAATCCCTTTACAAGTTTATCGGCTCTTTCGGAATCTATATTATAAATATGATCAATAATATAATTAATAATTATATGTTTATCGGGTTTTATTAAGTTTACCATAGTAAGTAAAGCTACAGAAGCATAGGTATCTAATTTATATACTTCTATTTCGTTTAGGAGTTCAAATAATTCTTCTTTTTGATTATTTTCTAATAATTCATCTATATAACTAATAATTGGATAAGCACAATGACTACCGCCTTTATAGAGATATTCTAAAAATTTCTTTTTATTTATTGGTTCTTCCATCATTTATTTTATTCTTATAAAATCATATGGATTAATATAATACATTCCTCTTTTGTAGTCTGCATAACCTTCTATTCTTTTAAAACGCGAAGGTTTTCCATCTTCTCTTTTAGGGGCATTAGGTAAATCTGTAACTGGTTTAATTTGCCAATATACTTTTACGGGCAGAGGAGCATCAAATAATACTTCTTTTTTAGTGAAATTTCCTATTTTTACAGGAGGAACTCTTTTAATTATTCTTGGATAACACCAATAATAATAGAATTTGGCTTCAGATTCTAAAGGCAATTTTTCTGGTAATTCATCATTAAATTTACCTTTTAATGGAAATAAAATATTTTCTTTTTCCATTTCTATATATGGTCCATGGTCGCCATAAACAACTCTATTGTAGCCTCTACAAATAGGCTCTAAGACATCTTTAACAAAGAACTCGGTATTGGTATTACCTTCTTCTTGAAGTGCCTTAAAACGCCATTCAAGGTCCCTTTTATCAATGAGTCTATTGGGATATATAGCGGTAGTTTGAAACATTATTTATAACCATACGATACCCAATCAATTTCTATTTTCTTTGAAGAATTTGTATCTTTTGTTATTTTTATGCTATAACCAAAATTGTCTCTTAAAGTTTCTATAAGTGGAATTTCAAAAGGCATGATTAATTCATTTTTTATAGATTTAATTATATTAAATTTTCCTTTAGATATAGCATTTTTAATATCTTCTGATAGATATGTATTTATAAATTCATTAACTTTTAATTGTTCTTGTTCTTTTAATTCACTTAATATTTTCATAGAACTTTTATAGGCTTCATTTGCATTAGGAATATTTAATTTATTTTTATTTATTGATTCTATCATTGAAATTTTTACCTCTAATATTCGATTGAATTTGACTTTTTTAATTATATGTTTATACCAATGATCAGTAGCCCAATCTAAAGATTCATTAATAGAATATAATTTTGCGTCAATAATAAAAGAGCTAACAATTAATTCTTGTGTTTGGTTTTCTTTTCCGGTACAATAATAAATATTACCTTCTTAATCTATTGTTTCTATTATATTTGCATAATGTATTTCTATTTTAGATCCTTAAAATTTAACTTGAGAGAGTCTAATCTTATAAGTGGAGTTTATCACTCTTGCCGATCTTATAAGTTTGTCTGATAGATGACATTGTCTGTAATTACTTTAGACTACATTTAATTTTTTCTCTCAAGTTTCTATAAATAAAGAATGCACTTTTATTTATAGAAGTATAGCGGGAACAATGGGATTCGAACCCATGATGTTTTATTATTGATTTAGAATCAATCTTCTTCGACCTCTTGAATATATTCCCTTATAGGAAGGCATAACAGGATTCGAACCTGCGAAACATTCTAGTAATGTAGTTAATTTCCAATATATTTATAATTGAACTACTAGAATATCAATTATAAATAATCTTAGTTAACTCTCTTTGACCTCTTGAATATATGCCTATATTGTTTAGTAAATGGCAGGGGCGTCAGGATTCGAACCTAAGTCTTCTGTCTGTTTTGGAATCAGAAATTCTGGACCACTGAACTACACCCCTATTTGGAGCGGGAGACGGGACTCGAACCCGCGACCCTCAGCTTGGAAGGCTGATGCTCTACCAACTGAGCTACTCCCGCAGAAGATGGTGGGCAGAGGTGGATTCGAACCACCGTAGGCGTAAGCCGGCGGGTTTACAGCCCGCTCCCATTGGCCACTCGGGCATCTGCCCTTTAAATTATTTGTTTTTTTGTTATTGATAAATTACCTTTATTATTGTTTTCGTTTAACGAAATTTGTCCTGCTTCTTTAGGGGCTGGTTCTTTTGGTAACAAGAATATAACTCTTTCTATTTTTGAAGTATTAGGAATAATAATACTTTTATATAATCTTTCTAAAAAATCTATAAATAATAAAAAACTTATTCCAGGAATAAATGCTATAACAAGATCACCTGGACGATAATAACTTTCTATTTTTTTTATTCTGCTATTTCTAATATCCCACCAAATATAGGGAGTAATAAAAATACCTATGTCCATCATTATGAAAGAAATATATAAATATATCATTGTTAAACCAAAGTTATTCTTATTTTTGAGGTATTACAGCACTGTTACTAACTACTGTGCTATGGGGATATATGGTGCCGATGACAGGATTTGAACCTGTGACCTATCGCTTACAAGGCGATTGCTCTGGCCAGACTGAGCTACAAGGGCGGTATTGTTATTGTTCCTTTTTCTTTAGCCAAAGATAATTTTCCTTGTGAATCTTCTAAAGTAATAGCTCCTTGTAGTTCTTTAAATTTTTGATAATCACTAGTTCTTACGGCTTTTTTCAATTTTTCTAATTCTTCTTCTCTTTCTTTTTCTCTTCTATTTTTTTCTTCTTCTAATACTCTTCTCGTTTTTACTGTATTAAAAATTAAGAGCTTTAAATACCATTTAGAAACAAATATATTTTCAATTAATGTTCTAAGAGAAGGATTTTTACTTATTACTTCTATTGGAGGTTTTTCAATTTTATTATATAGTTTATAAAAATCAGTATTATAAACTTTTTCTATATTTTTGAATATTATTCCATCGTGTTCTATATTTATAAATTCTTCTATTATTTTATAAGACCCTGAAATTCTTAAAGAGGTTAAACCTTCAATTATTTCTCGTTCGGTTAAAAAATAATCATTATGTTCTTTTAAAGAGGGATTATATTTTTTCAATAAATCCTCATAGGTATCTCTTTTTTCTACATTTCTAAATTCATCTGTAACACTAATTATTCCACTAATTAATAATATAAAAAAGGGAAGAGAAATTAAAGCTATTATAATAGAAGTCATATATTTTAATCTTTTTAGAATTTAGTTTAATAAATTGAAATGGTGCCCCCGGTAGGATTCGAACCTACGACCTTGAGATTAAAAGTCTCCCGCTCTAACCAACTGAGCTACAAGGGCATATATTATATTGGTGACCGAAGAAGGATTCGAACCTTCGTGAAAATACTTACTATAGATTATATCTTCGCGCTCTGCCATCCCAAGTGCCGCTATTGTCCACTTCGCGTATTCAGTCTAAAAAGTAAGAGATTAGGGTAATCTCTCTTTTGATTCTCAGCAAGAGCCATCAATTCTTGCTTAACCCACTCTTGGAGGTTGTTATGTGTTAGAGGAGAATCTTCAGCCTTTCAATTACTCCAGAAGACCACGTTGGAGACTACATCATATTTTCAAATTGATTTGAAACAATGATTCCTTTTAGTTGTTGATCTTTGTATAAGCCCCAAAAAAGTTCGCGCAACTTCTTTTCGTGAAAATCTACTAATATTTTTTCACTCATTTTCTTGCATTTAACTTCTTCTGGCTCTTCACCTTCGTTACAAACAATACTAACTTTCTTGTTGGTGTAACGTTTTCCTGCACTAAAATCAATAACCTGGAGAATAGATAGACCATTCCAACGATGTCCCTCTTTTCTAACTCTAAAGTTATGGAAATTAATTTCTTTTAAGAAAAGATTCTGCATCCAATTTCCAATCTTTTCAGCTTCCTTCAAAGATTTTGTAGATTCTTCATAAGAATTCTTCTTATAGAATATTTGTTTTTCTACTCCATCACTTTCGTAAGTGTAGGTATTGTAACACATGTTGAATTCATATTCTCCATTAGAATTTTGAATCATTCTAATTAAGTCAGAGTAATCTAATGTGTAATGCGGCCCGTCAATAGAATCTTTTTCTTGTAGGTCAAGAGGTTCTTCACCGTCAGTAACTGATTCTACTCTTTGCTTAGAGAATAAAGACCACCAACTATATTTATTTACTGCTTGGCAGAAACTAATAAAATCTTCACGCTCTAATGGAATATTCATTATTGGGAAACTTGCGTTGAAACCAATACTTAAAAGTCCAAGTAGTGAGAAAATTAGACGTGCCTCTTCTTTAGCAACTTTTCGTTTGTGTTTAGAAGAAATAGTTTTAATTAACTTGTTGCCTAATTCTAAAGTTAAAGCAGAAGCTTTTTCTTTAACTTCTAAATCTTCATGTTTAACGAATTCTTGACCAATTTTTTCGGTCCAATTTGCAGGACATCCAATTTTAGTGTAACAAGGTACAGAAACTTCAATTATGTATTTAACATATTTGTCAGTATTGTCACCCCAGAATTCTCTTAATTTTTCTATTCTTTCCACAAGTTTAGAAGAAATAGTAAACCAACGAATTAAATCAGAAGAAATGGTATGAGAGTAGTCGGTTACCATTTCAAAGTTTTGGCTTCTTAGTTCTTCGTCGCCATCGTTTTTATAGAATAGAATGACGCTTTTGTTAATTCTATTTTCAAGAAGATTAACGATTCTAGGTCCATATTCTCCTAATAGAATATTGAGGGTGTAAATAGAGTCTTCAAGAGCCATTGACATTCTTTCGTCGATTGGAGGTTTATTGACAATATTTTGCTCTTCTTTTTCGAGCATTTCTTGCCAACTGCCATATTCGGTACTTGAATCATCAAATTTTTCAATGTATTTTGATTGGCCTTCGGTAAAAACAGTAAAACCAAGTTCGAAATCTTTGAAATCGATTCCGTTTGAAGCGTGAGGAATTAGTTCAATCATTTTGTACCTAGAGAATAAATAGGTTAAATAGAATAAAAACAGCTAATAAAAGAAAACTAATTATTAAATTGTTTATTAATAGATAGGTTAAGTATAAAATCATGATAAATCTTTTACACTTCCTAATAACATTTGAGTAGATGGCATGAAGTTAAAAGAAATAGCAGAATCGCTATCATCAGTTATAATTATTTGAAACTCTTCTTTAACTTCAAATGATAATTCTTTTGGAGAATAGTTTGTATAATAAGATATTTGATTAACAAATTCTATTATTGCATCAACGCCAGAAATTGTCATTGTTGGAGTGACCTCTACTCCAGTATATACAAAAAGTAAACTTTCAGAGGTTAATGAATTTTCTATCTCTTTTAATTCGGTGTTGCTTATCATTTTTTTTCCTTTTAAAGTGGTGGAGATAACGGGACTCGACAATTTATCCTTTATTTTCATAAAGGTATGGACTATTCCTTTATCTTGGAGATATAACCTTAATCCAAGATAGGAGGCATTTATGAAAGAAACCGATATCGATTTTTTCCATCCTAGTGCTAGTGCAACTTAATGTCGCTAGCCTATAAGTCTCTAGACAGCTTCAAAACTTTCGTTTTTAACTGTACGGTGTTGGCACCGGCATAACCCGCTGAGCTTTCGCCGTTTGAGCCTCCTTTGCGAACAAGCATCACTGCTTATTGGGGCACGTTTTACCCGTGTCTTAAATACTTCTATACTTCTCAGTTCGTAGCCTTTTTAGTTATTTTTAATTGCTAAACCAATTAGTTATTCTATTCATAACAGTCAATTAGTTTAATTTAAATTTTATAAAATAACTTTTCTAAAATTTTATAAAATCGAGGTTTAATACAAGCCCTTTAAAGTTCAACCATCTCTTTAAAAGACTCCAGTATTTCTACTGGTCCTTAAACTAAGCGTAAGCTATAGCTGAAGGAGCGACAACAAAGTCGGCACTTACAATTTTGAATTTTCAAAGCTTTTCTGCTTGCCACGCTAATAATACTTTAGTACCTAATCGATTCCTAAATATCCCCTAATTTTATTTTTTTAAATACAGATAAACACAACAATCTAATAGTATTAGTATTAGAAAAATTGAATATATTGACGCCATCATTTTAATCACTATTCATATATCTTTGACCAGTTGATGTATAAAGATTATTTTTTTCAATTATTCCAGTAAATGTCGTCTGATATGATTGAGGTGGGTAATCTTTTAATATTTTTTCAATTTCTTTTTTAATTTCTTCTAAGTTTTCTGATTCTAAATTATAATATACTTTAAAATCAAAATTTTTTATTTCTTTCTTTATCATTTTTATTTGAATTCCTATAGACATTTAATCTATAATAGCTTTATCAACTTAACGAGGTTTTAAATGTTTAATCCTTTTCTCAGTATTTTAGCTATGAAAGCAAAAGCCATAAAAAATTATTTTCTTGTTTCTCAAGAAGAAAGTAGACTAAATTCTTTAGGTTCTAATAAGCCTGTTGGCGGAGTTATTGGAGACGGAGCTTTAACTGAAGTTCCAGTTGAAGATCCAATTCCTGTTGAGGAACCAGTTTTAGAAGAAACTGGAAATGTAGAACAAGAAGATGAAGTATTGGTATCTGATGAAACAGGTGAAGTAGTTGAGCCTGTTGAGGAACCAGTCGTAGAAATTCCTACAGTAATTGAAGACGTTCATTCTTTAGATTTTTCTCCTGCTTTAAGTTTAAAAACAGATTCCTTAACTCTTAATGGAAAAGTTACTAGCGTAATTGCTTTTCATATGGATACTGGATCTTATTGGGAAAATATTTCTAATAAAACAGTTTTAGAAGGATATTTATCTGATTTTGAAGCAGTAACTCAAGAAGCTATTGATCATGGATTAAAATTACATATTAGTCCAACAACCGCAATTGCAAAAACTATGTCTAGTGTAAAAATTGGTGGTGTGCCACTTCCACAATACTTAAGTGATTCTGGTGTTTGGTTAGTTGACGCTCGTGCTCACAAAACTGAAAGCGCTGCAGAATGTGCTTATTGGCTTTATGAAGTTGGCGGTGCTAAATGGACTGGTGTTTTAGGAAGCTTTGAATCTTTAAACGATTATAAGGGATTTAAAACTTATAATGGTAAAAGTTACAAATGGGGAATTTTAACAGGTTATCGTCCTTCACTTCATGCTAATGAAAGTTACGAAACAGGTTTAATGGAAACTGGTTTTGGACAAATTAATATTCTTCCTGGTAGAGCTGATACAGTTGCTTTATCTAACTTAGCTAATAGATCAGTTTTATCTGGTTATTGTCCTTTCGTAGTAAGAACATGGAGATTTAATGTTCAAGCTCCATCTGATGGAAGTATTGGAAGATTCTTCTCGCCTAAAAGACACAACGATCCAACAAAATCTTATTACTGGTTAGATGATGTTTTGATGACTTTAGATTTAGCAACTCCAAGAAATCCATTACAACTTTCTGATTATATTAGCGTTGCTAATGCGGCCATGAAAGAGAAGCTTTTAAATATCATTGTTGACGAATCAAAATATCCCGGAGCTTCTCCAGTAGAATAATAAAGATTAGGTTTAAGATTACATTAAAGAACCCGGCTTTCGCCGGGCTTCTTTTTATCTATTATTATTGCTTTAGGAACTAACTATGTTTTTTCAATTAGACTTTAATACAGTTTTCAATTATATTATTTTCTAATTTGTAAACTTTTTAGTATTTTAAACTACGGCTACAGTTAGAACATCAGCAGTTGGCATGGCGTTCACTACCAATGCTTGTTCGTGGAGATAGTTTGCTCTACCAATCGATAGGAAACCAACATCTGCTCTACGCCAACGAGTGTCAGCGGCAAGGTCTTCGTGTGTTTTGTAACGACGATAGCGAGGGTGCGTTGCGAGGAAGTGTTTGATAACGCTCTCGGCAAAAAGATTTTCAGTTCCACGAGGAATTTCACCATCGATATCCCCATTTGCAAGTCTTCCTCCGGCGATTAAGCGAGCGATTCTTTTGCTGAAGAAGTCTACTCGCTTAAGACTGTCGCCTCGACCAGAAGCCTCTACGCAAAAAGCATGAGAGTATCTAATAATATTATCTTCTACAGTGTAACTAAGAGTTACCGTACCGAATGAGTTACCAGACCGAACTAGATGAATGTAAGCATAACGTGTGTTCATTTTATTTTATTCCTTTATATTATTTGTTAACTTTTGACGTGAATTCGAACTTCATACCCCTAAAGTGTTCGGAGTGCCTAAAGAACTCTTTACCTTTAAAAGTAAATGGGCCTTCATAGTTGTATTGAATCTCTTCTTCTTTTTTCTTTTTAAAAAGTGACATTTACGACCTTAAGTAATAGAAACTACCATCTGCTTTTCTTCTCGTGACGTTAGGAATAGCATTACGATAATTTCTCTCATGAACGAATAAAAGAGGTTCGTTACCTTCTCTATTGATAATGAGGTCTAATTTAATCGAAGCTTGACCCTTAGATTCACTTTTGCCACCATTATTGGCATGTTTTCTTTTTCTTGCTCTTTTAACATATTTTCTGAAAGGTTCAGGAATTGCTCCGTTCTTTTGTGCCATAATTGCTCCTATTAAATTCTTGTTTTACAAATTCTTCATGTTTCATAGATTTTAAATCTTTATTTTCTTTTTCTAATTCTTTAATTCTTTTATCTTTTGACATTTCTTCTTTAAAGAATATTAAAGTAGATTTAATCATTGGAACGAAAAAATTAACAATTAGAAGAGAAATTACAATTAAAAGTATAAAACTAATAGTACCTGTGGTCATTTTACTCTATTTCGATGAATGGAACTGCAGAGCCTGGAGGCATTGTAGTGGGTAATGAGCCAGACCATTTGTTGATTGCTGCTTCTTGAATTTCTAATCTACGAAGCTGCAGAACGTTTGGAGTTACTGAACGTGATAGTAAATCATTCATTTCTGCTTGTGCTCTTGCTTGAATGAGTTGTGCTTCTGCTTCTGCTTGGGCTTGAGCTAAGCGTTTCTCGCCCTCAGCTCTAACCGTTGCTACTTCATTACGAGCTTGAATAGCCGTCTGCGTTGCTACGTTAGCATTAGCCATTGCAGTCTTAATTGATTCTGGAAGTCTTACATCAGAGGTTAAAGTAACTCGTGTAATAAGTAAACCGTAATCATGGTAAGTCTTTGCAGTGCGTTCGGTAACACAAAGCATTAATTCTTGTTTACCTTCGCCATATATCTGTTCAACAGTCATATGTGACGCACACATGTTTAATGAGTCACGAACTGTATCTCTAACTCGACCGTCTATGGTTTGATTGAGATTTGGTCCATAAGTACGAACCATTCGAATGATTGTGTCGTCATTAGTCGTATCGATACGATAAGCAACACCAACATCAATATTAACTGGCTGTCCGTCTTTACCAGCGAAGGTGATACTCTCATCAGTTTCAGAACCTTCATCTTCGGAACGAGTCCAAACGGCTCGTTCCTCCATTACTGGTAGAGGATAGTAATCAGTATTTGGCGAAAATCCTGGCCAATAGCGACCGCCACGACGAATTGAGTATCTACTGTCTTCACTTGCAGAGTTTAGCTTTACTTCTAAGATTACGTGTCCCGGCTCAGTTGATGCACAACCGGGGACAAAAGACATTAGAATTGCAAACATAGCCATTGAAAAGAAACTTAGATGACGCATTTTTTATAATTCTCCTTAATTTTTTAATACTTTATAGTTCACTTATTTTGAAATTATTCCAATTTCCATCATTATCAATGTAATAAATTTTATTCAATTCGGTTCTTTTTATATGTTGAAGACAATGAAAACACGGTTTAGATATGGCTGGATTACCATTCTTTGAAAATCTTATAACATATAAATCCAAACCTTTTAGTGAACCAAACTTTTTAGAAGCTTTATCTATTGCATCCATTTCGGCATGAGCGCAATAAGCTTCTCCATTTCTATAAACTCTTTTGAACTTAGTAGACTTTCTTTGTCCATTAACTCCAAAAACAGTAGTATTACCCTTTTGAATCCATGCAGTTAAATGAAAAGCATGATTATTATTTAATGCAATTTTACGAACGTTGTCCTAGACGCACCTTCATTATAAATCCTTAAATTCGTTGTTCATGTCATTTTTGGCATCATAGAATCCTTTGCCAAAGCCTTCTTTAAATTCTTTATAATGTCTTTTTAAATCTTCTAAAGTTGTATCGTTTGCTATTCCAGCAAGATAAACAAGTAAAACTAATAGTAATCCTATGCCTATCGAAATAAGTTTAACTCCAACAAATTTAATCTGAATGATTAAAAAGGTAATTATTAAGACGATTAAAGAGATAAAAGAATATAAATTATTCATAATTATCCTAATTTGATATTAATATATTTTAATAGTAATATACTTTCCAACCTTTTTTGGTTTTTATAATAGAATGAATTTTCCATTTATTTTTTATTAAATTCTTTACTATCGAATCATAATCAGAAAAAGAATTCATTTCTATGTATTGTGAAGAAGTTGGGCGCTTTATTAAGTGCCCAATTCTTCTTTTTACTATTTCTATAATTAGATTTAAAACTCTAATTATATTATCTTGTTCCATTGCTTTTCGCAGGAATATTTTTCTTTGCGTATTGTGAATCTAATTTCTTGGGGTCGCCTTTCCAATCGCCATTGGCAATCTTTTTAGCTTTCCAATTTTCAAACCCATTATCAGTAGCTTTAACGTTATCCATTTTTATTTTTCTCCTTTTTATATATACTAATTATCAAAAACGATGAATATAAAACTCCTATGATTCTTCCGATATCTTTTGAAAGTTTATATTCAACATACCAGAATAAGGCAAAAAGTACCATTTTCTGAATTATATTTGTAATTCCTAATACCAAAATTATTGGTGGGAATATTACAAATAAAACATAGGTAAGAAAAGCAAAAGAAACCATTGTTGTAAATAATACAAGCGTTCCTATCGATTGTAGAGTTTCTGAATCCTTTCGTATTTCATCAGAAGTTTCTTTTAAGGTCATTCTTGTTCTCTCATTTCTTTTCTTGCTTGTTTTTCTAATTTCTTTCTTTTTTTATCCTCATGAGGGCCGGCACCACTTCTTTGAAAAGCATCTACAGCCCAAGGGTTTGCATATTTAATTTTCTTTTTCATTTTCTTTTTCATATATTTTACTAAATTTTTGGAACTCTTCTATAATAGCTTTTTCAAAATTAGTTTTATTTTCAACTTGATAAGCAGTTAAGAATATTCTTCCTATATATTTCATTATTAAGTCATCAAATAAATAAGAATTGTAAACAATTTTATTTAATTCATCTACTGCTAATTTTTCTATTTCTTCTTCTGGAATGCTTAGAGTAATGAATTTATTTGTTTGATAATATATTCTTCTGTTTCCTTCTAATTGACTTAAAGTTCTTTCAGGAAATTCAGTAATAACTTCTGCTAAAATTATTGGCCCTAATTTAACTATTAAAAGAAATATTTTGTTTTCATTTCTAATTATTTTATTCATTTTTTAATAAAATTTCTCCATATATAAAGAAATGATTTTTATATAATTCAAATACTTCTTTATTATCCAGTTCAATCATATAAGAATAATAATATTCTTTAATGCCATCTGGAATATTTACTTTAATTATTTTTCCTTCTTGATTTCTTAATTCGTGTGGAACATTGCCTTTCAGAATTATTCTATCGTTTTCTTTTAAAACATTAGGATTTAATAATTTTATCAATTCTTCTTTTTTCATTTAATTCCATTAAGATGGCGGGAGAACATGGATTCGAACCAAGGACCCGCAGATTAACAATCTGCTGCTCTGCCTGCTGAGCTATACTCCCTAAGATAGATTTTCTCTATTATTTAATAAAAATTCTTTTAACTTTTCTCTTGAATCTATATTATTTATCTTTAAAGCTTGGCTTAAAGGAAACCATGCCTCTTGTATTTTTACATATACGGTTAGACCCTTAATTTTTGCCCAATCTCTTACTAAATTAGGCAAATAAACTCCATTATAGATTCTATCAGAACCGTATTCTGTTATTTTGCCGTATACATTTGATTTATTAGTTCTTATTTCTACAATTCCATCTTTTAAGGCAGCTAAACAAATTAATCCTTCTGGATTATAAGTATCTGATTTTATAATATGGAAAAAGAATTGATCTTGACAAATAATGTTTAATGAATTATCTTCTATTAATTCAATCCATCTTTCAAATACATATTCATTCATTTATCTGCCTTTCAGTTATGTAATTTTAATATGGTAATCCCAACGAGATTTGAACTCGTGCTACCGGGGTGAAGGCCCAGCGTTCTAACCTGGCTAAACTATAGGATCATATTTTGTGATTTTATTCAATAATGGACAAATGTATTTTATGTTATCTTTTTTCTTATTTTCAAAATACCATACAATATAGTCCATTATAAAACTATCTAATTCGTTTATTAAGTTTTTTTGAAACATTAAACCTATAACTGCTTCAAAAATAGTTCCAATTGAATGTTCGCTGGTAATTGTGTATCTATCCATAATACTATTTTTAATTTTTAAGTCAGAGATAAATTGATTCATACTCTGATTACGAACTATTTCATCGTAAATAGTACCCTTTTCTTTTTCGAGTAGAGAAAGAAGAATTAATCTTACTTTGAGGTTTATATAGGAATCACCTAACCATGCTAAATCTTTTCTTTGGTTTCTGTTTGTTTTTTGTAATTCAGATAGATAAATCTCAAAATTTTTAAAGGTTTTCATTTCCTTTTTCTTTTAGTTCGTTTCTAATTTTCATTAGAAGTATTCCAAGATGATTGGAACCCTTTCCGTTACATACTCCCCAGAAAGTATCTCCCCAGGTATTGCCTTCTATTAGTTTTGCGTCGCCAGTTTCCAAAAGCATTTTAGCCAGTTCGGTGTTTGGTGCAAATTTTTGACGAAGTAAATCTTCCATTACTATAAGTCTACGACTATCCCAATCCTTAGAGGCATTAGTAAGCCCCTTTGGAGGAGCAGAACCTAATCTTTTAGCGAGGCCAGGAGAATCAACTTCTCTTATTCTTTTTCTTATAGCGGAGTCGTAAGATTTAGCAGCCTGATAGGCATGTTCAGTAGATGGATAGGTTTCGCCTTCGAATTCAACATCTACAAGATGAAAATTAGAAAGAAATCTATATTTAAATCTAAAATCATCTATAACATTTGCTTTATTTTTCATTACTTCTTTTCTCGCCAATTCTTTTTCTTGATCAATTAACTTATGTATTTCTTCTTTTGTAATTTTATCTTTCGACATTGATTTGTTTTCTATAGCGTTCACAATTTTTATTTGCGTTTTTACAAGGAATACAATCTATACTTGTACCTTGATAAGTAACAGTTATATAACAAATAACATCTTCGTTTACAACATTGTGTAAATCTACACGATTGTCTGATGCATTATTTACTCTACCTAAATAATTACCAATTTTATCTGTAGATTGAAGACTGAATGCAGAAGTAGCATTTTGTGTAGGGACGCAAGAAGTTAAAATTAGAATTATGAATGCAACGATAACATATTTCATTTTACAAACTCTTTAACTTAATTTATAATTATTAGCCATTAAAACCAAAGTCACAGCATGGCAAGGATTGGGAACACACCAGCAAATTAAATCTTTACCTTCTAATTTAGGTAATTCTTTAATTAATTCAGTTTGTCCATATAACCAATTTCGATGAGCTTCAACTGCTTCTTCTGGTGTTTTAACTCTATTTTTAGCTAAGCCATAGTTTAAATGAGTAAAATTGTTTCCCCATTTACTAGGTCTTCCCACATAAATAGCATTTTTAGGAATGAATTTATCTGTTTTTTTATTATAGACTTTAATAGGACCTTTATTTGTTTCTATTATAATCATAAACTTCCTATATCTATATGTATTTTGTTAGGAGTAGTAGCCATATCCCAAGTATGTTTAGTTCCACCATCTTTAGGAATATTACCATTATTATAGGTTAAAGCTATTATGTATTGAGACTTAGCGACTCTACTGTTCCGAGCCTTAAATCCAGGCCAATTACAAACGACAGCCTTTTGATCAATAGCCATCCACAATTGGAATAAAGAATCAACTCCCATATTATCTGAAAACTTTTTGTGGTAATAATTAGATATTTCAGCATCTTTACTACCAACAAAACATCTTTTATCCATATCGAACTTAGCAGGTAAATGTAGAATAAGCTGTTTTGCAAATCCATTTAGATACTGAATAACAGCAACATGGTCGGCCCAAGCTGCTCCACCAGATACTAATATTCTATCCTCTCTAGAACCAATATCACAAAGAATTTCATTTACCTTGATATTCATCTTAGTAAAGACACCTTGATTTAACTTTGCGGCATCATCATTTCTTCCAGCAGTTCCAATGATAGAAATAGAAGTCATTTATGTCCTTACTCTTGATTAATAGGAAAACCAATTAGTTGTAACCATTTTGTAAAATAGATATATAATTATTCCAGCTATTATTGTATTGAGTAACATATATATAAAAAATATAGTTAACAATGTACTAGATATTGTCATTTGTTTTCCTCTTTATTTTTCTTTAAAAGTAGGCATTAACCAAAGACCACTATCGAAAAAGAATTCAGAATATTCGTGATCTATTTTATGCAGAGTTTTTAATGTTTTAACTGTATTGTAATTAAAACACTTGTATAATTCTTCTCTTATTCTTTCTTTTGATGTTGATTCTAATTTAGGAATCCAATAAGAAGACTCAAAAAATACTTGGTTAAAGATTTCTTTTACAGGAATCAAATCTTTTGTAATCCAAAATCTTAGTGCCCTAATGATTCTAAGAGAATCTTCATTGAATCTTTTATTTAGATCGCCAACAGTTCTAAGCTGTTTATTATCGATGTCTATTAAACCATTATGAGGGTCTATATAGTTACCTTGTTCATCTATAGCAATAGCGTTTACGGTGAAATCACGACGCGCTAAATCATCGAGTATAGTACCCGAATTTACATAATCAGGTCTTCTACCATCGGTATAAGGTCCATCTATACGACAATAGACATAATCTACTGCTCCCATTTTAGGATGTAAAGCTCTAATTGTAAAATATTCGTCATTGATTAAGTATATTTCATTATATTTACGAATATACTCTTTCATTTCTTCCCAGGAAGGAGCTTCAACTGCAAAATCTATATCTTTAGATTTTATCCCTAATATTTGGTCTCTTACAGAGCCACCAACTTGATATATTTTAATAGACATTTTTACTCTTGTTGGCAAGAACATTCTCTTCTATCAGCATAATATCTGTAAGGTCCTTTGCAAAGTTCTAAACATTTTTGTTCTTGTTGTTGATGCATTTCATCATTAGTTTTTATATACGAACAAACATTAGGAACAAATATAATAAAAGCTGTTAAAATTGATATTATTAAAATATTCCCCCTATCCAAAATAATTTCAAATATACGAATCATTTTGTTTCCTTTTTAAATTAAAGTGGTGTATCCGGAGGGACTTGAACCCACAACCTACAGGGTAGAAACCTGTTGCTCTATCCAATTGAGCTACGGATACTTAATTATGGCCTAGGAAATCACCATACGCTGCGTTTCTCCTTTCGACAGGGTTTTCGCCTGCTTGTGATTGGGAGCATCCAACCTACGTTCTTCAGAATGCTAATTTTCGTGGAATTATGAAAATAAAAAAATAAAAAAACTCCACTATCTTTGAACGGCGAATTACAGTTATCCAATTTTTGCTTTATGAATCAGGATAATTGGCAATCCTGTTTATATTCGACGGTGCAATTTACCCAACCGTGACGGGCTCAGTCTTTCCTGAGAGTCAAGGGGCGACTTCCGCCGCCCTCCACCACTTCCGATTACTCGGGAAGCTCAACATCTGGAGTAGAAGTTGCAGAAGACTGACCAGCAGGATGGGCAACAAAGAGAGGAATGCCAACGACAAGCCACTCAGTAATGTACACATCATTGTCTGCGCCTTCAGGTCGCCACTTTCGAGTCTGGGGACGAAGACTCATACTAAAGGCATCACCCTTGCTGTACTTATTGATGAATCCAGCCTGGGACTCCCAAAAGACAACTCGGAAGGCAGTCGGAGGATTATCGTCACCGCTGTTCACGAGGAAGGTACAAGTGGCACAACGCTTACCAGAGGTGGTGTCGCGAAGTTCGGGGTCAGCGGCTAACCGCGCATTGAACAGATGAAGCATAGCAGAGCTAATCATTTTATTTCTCCTTAATTTACTTAATTTACTTGCCGAAATTGACAATTTTTTCCTTCAATTCATCAGACAAAACGTGGGGATACCAAGAAGGACGAGCATCCCATTCACGATCCAAACGCTCTCGCATTTCACTAAAATCTTCGAACTTGTACTCAACAGGACCAAAATCCCAAACGGTTTCAAGTAAGTTATGAGTATCTATAATATGGTCACGCCAAGTAGAAGAAGTTTCAGGATATACACTAATTCCATTTCCACGATTGTAAACAGTCAGTCGGCCAGGAAGAGAATTCTTTAGAGGGTCAGTCTTAGGAGTCTTACGAATATCATAACGAATATTGTTTAGAACTCGCTCTGAAACCTTCGATGCAACCTTCAGGCTATCTCGATTCTGCTTCTGAAGCAACCCACCGCCCATACCGTATGCAACATTCTGAGCGGAAAACTGCATAGACTCTACAGCATCAGCAATCCTAAAGAGTTCAGTGATATCGATACCATCACCCTGAATGACCGCAGCACCATCAAGAACCATGAATCCCTTGCTGTTTACTCGGAAACCGAAATGCTTCTTGAGATAGTGAAGTCCGTTCTCAACACAAGCGATTGGGTCACCAGAGTCAGGACGAGCTACGAAAAGAATATTCTTTTGCTTTGCAAGACGAACAATATCAGGAGGAAGATTTCGAAGACATTCATCGTAATCACGACTATCTGCAACGAAACTACAGATACAGTTTTCAGGAAGCTTCTTAAGAATTGCTCGCATAGCTTCATAGTCGCTAAAGTATGAAGTCATAACAGAGTGCTCAGAAGCGTAAACAGAAAAACCTACAGGCTTATCGTTGTTCCAACGCTTTCCAATCCAAGCGGCAGGAAGAGTGTCAGTTCCCTCAAAAGTAAGCAGATGAGCAAGACCAGTTACCATAGCAGTTTCAACAGAGCTTACGCCTCGATAACCGAAATCGTGAAGACGAGAGCGAAGTAGAAACATCAAATCGTCTTCAACACTATTCTTAAACTTTTCGCGAAGATACTGATAAACAATACGAGACTTAGTAGCCGTAGTAGTTGCGGACCAGGCGTGAGTCCAAGTACCTTCGAAATAAGTGATTAGGTCTTCAAATCCATCAGCAGCCTGAATCTGAAGTAGAGGAACATGGGGGTAAACAACAGAGCCGTCACGAACCATTTGAATCTTGAAAGGCAGATAGCCACCTTCATTAACTACTCGCTGAAAAAGCTCACGAGGCCACATGTAAGGCTGACTACCAACGTGATGGTCCTTCCAAACATAATCAGCTTCGTCAATATCTTGCTGAGTAATTCGGCGTGAAATTAGAGTATCGAAAATGTAGCGGAAACCAGAGGCAACGATACGATGGTCATTCGTTACTTCGGGAAGAGGTCCACGAGCTTCCATATAAGCACTAAATTCATCAGCTTCGTTAAGCATGAAAAAGTGTCCACCCTTATAACTATCAGTCCGAAGGAGGAAAGGAACATCATAAACATTACTACGAGTAGGAAAAGGATACATTTTTTTATTTCCTTAATTTAAGTTAATTTTTCATTAAAATACATATAGTTGATTATGTCTAGATGGTCTTCATGTACTAAACCAATCTTTGAAAATCTCCATATGTCATAGTAGTCGAACCAAGCGACAGCGATAGCATCGTCTCCTGCTCTTACCTCACTCACGTCAAAAGAATCTTCTAATTCAAACAGAAAAGCTTTACTTGTTTTTCTATTGGGACTTCTTCCTGGACTATCGAAATCTTGAATTTTCTTAACCATATTGACAGTTAAAGATAAGTTAGTTTCTTCCTTCAATTCACGAAGGATTCCATTTACATATCTTTCATCAGCGTTTAGATGACCACCCGGAAGTGCCAGTTTTCCATTATCTTCTCTTTTAACCGTTAGTATCTTATTTTTATAAACCACAACAGCATCAACACAAGGGAATATTGGATCCCAAGGCATATATTTATTATCTTTACTTCTTACGATACTGTATTCGTTTTTCTTTTCCATTTGAGCCAAATAATCTTTATGGGAATAATTTGTATTAAATGGATCAGAGGAACACAATATAGAATAAGTGCTGTTTGGAACCTTATTTATTAGGTAATGAAGTTGTTGATGGAAAATATAAGGTCTTAAATCAGAAGCATGGAAATCCGACTTGTGTTCCTTAAAAACCTTTTTCCAGTTAGGAAATAAATTCAGATAATAACTACTATCATCAGAATGCGTTCCTATTAGAGTAAAGTAATTGCCAAACAATTCATTCGAAACAGCTCGATAGATTTCAAATTCCCACATTCTGTCGGAATAAGGATAATCGTTTGCGTGAATGAAATAAATTGGCTTATTAGATATTGTACTCCAATAATCACTAATCATCTGTTCGCGCTGCGCGATTGAGAAAGGATTTTTGAAATCAATTCGATTACAAGACCCTAAAACTACAATTAAATACTTATATTTAGCAGCTTCTATAAATAGATGTAGGTGATTATTGTGAAGAGGCTGGAACCTACCAATAATTACAGCAACACTATTGCTTTCTACTTCGTTAATCATTTAAATTCCAACTGTAACTTCAAAAGAATTTATTACGCTAATTTTATTTAGAAAGTGAGTTTCATTAATCTTGGGGACACGAGTTAAAAGAAGCTTGATTGCTTCTTCTTCATCTTCACCAACAATATTAACAGCATATTCACTATTATCTTCCATGGAGATCATGCTTATGTTATAGATCTTCTTCATTGTTTCATTCTCTCCAGAAGTTTATTACTGTAAGATTTATTTGGAAATTGTTTATTTACAAAGGAGTCATTGAAATCAGTTTTAACTAATTTTCTTTTTAATCTTTTTTCTAAACAATCTATACACAACATTCCTTCTTTGGAGTTATGTATAGAGAACCATATTTCATCTTTTAACATGTAAAATTCATTAACTTTTCCAGTATCAATTTTACAATCTAAGCAAAGAAATTTGATTCTTGACATTTAGTTTACCTTTAAATGGTCCCCCCAGAAGGATTTGAACCTTCGACCGTCGGATTAAGAGCCCGCTGCTCTACCAACTGAGCTATAGGAGGGTTTTAATTTTACGAATTCCTATTTTAGTAAATACAACTGGTACTGCTGCAATTGTGAGAATTGCATTTGGTAGTGCCTTTGTGAAAGCTGCTACAGAAGCAGTAGCGAATAAAATAGAAAGTTTCATTTGTTTCTCATTTTAAGTGGTGGCCTAGGTGGGACTTGAACCCACACTCCCATACGGGAATCAGATTTTGAGTCTGACGCGTCTACCATTCCGCCACACGGCCATTATTTATTTATATTTCCATTCATCATCTGGATCACCTGTATGTTTTATTATGACAGGTGTTTTCTTTTCAATTAGATTTCCTTTTGAATCTGTAATGAAATAGCTTGAATGCCCACAATTCAACATGGGACCATCTCCCATTCTTCCATCTTCGTATGCTTCTTCTTTACATATAGGACATATCTTTTTCATTTGAATCCTTTTCTAAATGGCAGGGGTAGTAGGATTCGAACCTACGCATGGGAGGGTCAAAGCCTCCTGCCTTACCGCTTGGCTATACCCCATCGAGTATGAAGCCAAAAGAGGGAATGAATGAATCTTTTGGATAGTAAAGTAAATAGAGATCACAAGGTAAACTAAAGATTCCAGAGAAGATTTTGAATTTCTTATAGCCTGTATTTTGTCTACCTTGTTCCCATTTCATTTATTTACTCAAGTGTAATTTTTTGGTTTGCATTGCATTTTCGGCAAACCAAGTATTGAGAACCATCCAAATTTCGCGAGACGCCATTCCATCTCCAATCATGTTCGCAAATTGCCTGCAAAGCTTTTATTTTTTCTTGAAGAATATTTATCATTTCATCATGAAAAGATATTAAAGGAACAATAATATCTATTTTTTCAATAAGATTTTTACTTTTATAAAACAAACGGAGTCTATTAAGTTCACATACGAAATCTCTATGTTGGTCTATTTCGTTTTTCAAACTTATTATCTCTTTGTTTTTCATTTTTTATCGGGGAATCATATTGTAATCCGGAACTACAACCTTACAGTTCGTATTCTGACCCATAGGCGCCCAATTCAGGTCATAACCACACTCAATTGGTCGTGTAACGTTGTTGGAGTCAAGATAAGAACAAGAAACGTAGCCGTCTCCATCACTATCCCTACCGGAACAAGTAACACGAATGGCATCACGATCCATTCCCATATCTCGGGCCCAATTTCGAGCATTGCGAGTTGCACTCTGGATATTGCTGTCAACACTCGTGAATCGTGCCACGCCTCCCAGAGCAATTAAAGCAAGAATACCGAGAATAGCAACGACGACCATTAGCTCGATAAGGGAGAAACCATTCTGCCCTTCGCCCCAGAAATTATACATGGGAATCTGAGCGGGAGTAGGAACATGATTGAAAAGAGTAATCTGTTCCGGCTCTTCTGTAAAGTTATGCATGGGAATCTGAGATACAAGAACACCCTTTTCAGTTAGATTATCCTCAAATCGAGGACCATCCAAAGCGTCAGCGATGAAAGAAGGAGCAGAAAGAAGAATACCAAGCATACGAAGAATGAACATTATTACCTCTATTTGAGTGTTTTAAGAAACAAGATGCTTAAAGTTTTGATGAAAATGATGGAAAATGATTGAACCAACGGCGCTTACGTTCATACTATTAACAGGTCCACACATTTCTACGTGCCAAACAATAGAATTGTAAAGAATCTCTACGGGAACCCCATGAGTTTCGTGACCCAAACAAATACAAACCTTATTGGTAGGAAATTCTCCTATATTTTCAGATTCATCATTCTTTTCCATTGAAATTAGAGTGATGTCGTTATCCCTACAAAATCCAATGAAATCAGAAGGTCGCTTGAAGTTTTTAATTGTAATTACATTGTTAGTACCACAACTAATCTTACGAAGAGTTTTGTACTCAGGTTTAGCTCCAATTATATAGCAAGTCTCTATTCCGAATGCAACAGCACTACGGATTAGAGCAGCAATATTTTCTTCACTATTAAGATTTGGAATACAGAACGATGAACCTGGAATTACTTTACGCTTTCCTCCATTTTCAGCAAGAAGCCTCACGGCAATTTCAGCCCGAGTCTCAGTACGAGGAGGAATGTAACAACTGATATCCATTTTTAATTCCTTATGAATATAAGCTAATTAAGAGTATAAACTAATTGAATAGTTTGTATCTTCGAAAGTTTTAACAATCATAGGCTCAACTTTTGCCCAGTTAAGTCCGCCGTTGCCACAACCCAATCGAGGTATACTAATTGTTAAAGGATCAGATATACCAGTTATAAGATCTACAAAAGTTCCTTCTGGAAACTCTCTCTTCAAAAACTTTTTGAATCTTATTAGACCAGCTTCAATCCATTCATATTTTGATGGATCTTTCCAATGATTTTTTGTAGCAAAGTTAATGATTAACTTTTCTTTTAAACTCAAAGGATCTTTAAGTGTTAGAGGATATATACCGCCCGCAACAAGAATCTTTTTGCTACAAGCATTTCTATATGGAAGCATGAGTGAGTTACCATACCTTTCTTTAAAAGCTAAGGCAACTCCTTTTCCCATGACTCCAACACAATTTACCGTATTAACCAATATGTAATCATTTGAATCTACAATGTTACCAGTGCTGTAAATGATTTTCATTTTGATTCCTTATGCGCTCGCTTCGCTCGCGCTTCGCGCTTTCATTAGATAAACTTGTGCTTTCGAAGAAGCTCCCTATCTTCCTTTTTCATATTTGACAAAAGAACGTTGCTCATAAGATATCGACACCTAGTCAATTCTAAATTCTTTTGAGCTTCCTTAGCTTTCCTACGAGCATCTTCTTCCTTGTGCTCGTGCCACCATTCATCGAGTGAAGGATTTAGAGCAAAGTTATGACTGTAAGTTTCTAAGGAAGAACAAGCCGAACACAAAAGAACCTTTAAGTCTTCAATTTTCTTTTTATCCTGATAATAATAATCTGGAGGATCAGTACGACACGGCATGTTTATTTCCTTTTTGAAACAGTTTTTAATCAGTGAAACCGTGCTTGCTCAACAAACGCTTAGTTTCATAAGACATATCCTTGTAGAGAATATACTTTATCTGCTCTTGACAATGCTTAATCTCAAGAGCTTCCTGAGCATCTCGAAAAGCTTTCTTTCGAATTTCAGTAACAGCATTTTTTGCACTGTCGGTAACAGCATTTTTCGCATCGTAAGAATTAAAAAATACATAACAAGTACAAGAATCACCAGTAAAACGTTTGCAACAATGAGAACAGTAATTCATTTTATTTTATTCTTTTTTGAATTGGATGGTATTTATTAGTAGACGATGTTAATTAAATAGAAATCTCGCCAATTCGCATTTTTCTACCTACTTCACACCACAACTGAAAGTGATTATTGCGAGTGTTCCTAATTAGTTCAGAACAAATACTTTTGTATGATTCATTTTCAATTTTCTTACGAGCATTGTTAGCTCGAATTTCCTTTATACGCTTAATTTCAAGCTCATAGTCTCTTGACAAGCGCTGGTAATCACGATTTTGATATTCATGAATAATACGAGCAGAAGGCTTTTGAGCTTCCTCGACATATTCAGTGACGATACAGATTTCTTCCCCTGAACTCCTGTCGTATTCATAGTCTTTATCTATATAAGTATATTCTTCATTTTCAGAAGTATAAACTACACTCAAAGAAAGCGTAACAGAATATGGACCCTTCCTGTGCTTCGCCGCAATCATCCTCATCGTTTCATCAATACTTACACCAGATTCTACTTCATAAACCTCAACAATGGTTTCAGAAGGAATAGAAGGAGTCTTAGGAACATCTTGAATTGCTTTCATCTTGGGAAGATTAACAAGTCCAAGTTCACGATAATTAATACACAAGTAGTTATAAATATCTTGGTCAGTAAATTTAGTCTTAGACATATTGGATTTTCCATCCTTTCATTATATTAAGAAATTCTTCTAAAGAATCTATGTTGTAGATGTCTGGGCCGCAAGCATCTGCCATAATTGTTCCATCTTCTTTTATATAGTAAGCAAGCCTATAATCACATACTAATTTCTTAGTAATATTATAAGTAGCTACTACATATATAGAATCTTTATCTTTGAAATAATAATGAATTAAATTATCTTTATTATCATTTTCGTCAGGACAAAGAAAGAATTCCATTATTATTTATTTCCTCTATATTTAAGTCCTATATTCCATAAAAGGAGTACGATCAGGACCAGGAGAAGTAATTGGAACAACACCAGTTATATTCTTAGTGTATGGCCAATGATAGGGAGCATTAGAAGGCATAGAAATTCGAAGAATCTGCCTCTTAGTGTCATGAGGAACATGAACAGCCTCATGAACACAGAGTCCAGAACACCACCATGCTTCATTGTCTTTGAAATCAATAGGAATCTTACACTGATTACGAAGATGTTCACAATCACCTTCATTACCAGGCAATCCATCAAAATTCTGAATGTAGCTTCGAGTTCCATTGTTAGAAGCAAGAAGAATCATCCCACCCTTATTACCTTTTGAAGAAGCGTAAGCGGAACCTCCACCACCGTATGGAGCATATCCACCGCCATAAGGATTAAAATTACGATTTCTATAGTAAGAACCATAGGGGGAATCTTGAGTAATACCTCCACCGTAGGGATTACCACCACCGTATGCCGAGCAAGAAACGCCATCAACATGGAGTCCAGGGCGTCGATGAGTAGTTCCCGCAACAACCTCTGCCTCATCGATAGTAAGATAACCAATTCCCTTATTCGCACCGTTATTTATAATCTTATTCATACGAATCAAATCATAAACCAAATCTGCATAACCACCAACCTGATCTTTACTAAGAGAACTCTTATCGTTAAAATCAAAAGGCATCATCATTACCCTCAAACCTGTGTAAGAAGGCATAGTAAAGTTACCAAGACGAAACGCTTCAGATTTAAACATTATTATTCCTTATATTTAAGTACCGAAAGTAAGATTCGAACTTACATCTACGAGGTAAGATTGGATACTCACTGGCATGTATATAATAACCCAATTATATGATTTCGGTTCATATGAATTTAACTAAACTTGTGGAACAGTTAAATTATATTTAGCTGCAATTTTTTTTCATTCTTTCTTGCCAACTAATTACACCAATTTTCATATCGATATCATGTGCGTTTTGAAGACTCATCAATAAATCTTCATCAATTCCTTCTAAAGAAGAAGGAAAAAGTTTAGCCTCCCACAACTAGAAGATTAAGATTATATAGTAGAAGGACCTATATATGGAAGAAGAGACTTATATGGAAATGGAAGAAAGACCTGGTATCTCCCCTCTATAAAAATATTTTTTTCCTATATCTCGCGTAATAGATAAAGGCTTTTTTACTTCATTTTTGTACCTACATAGAATCCAATCATGTAAGTAATGAAACCCATTAGAAAGTATACAGTGAAGGTAGTCATTTTTATTTATTCCTTTATTTCTTACGTGCTTCCATATAGAAAGTTTCTTTATGCGCTCGCTTCGCTCGCGCGCTCCACACAAACTTTTTGTATTTACGTTCGCGCTTCCAGGGTCTATTTTCTTCTTTATTTGAAGTTTGTCTATCGGGATTGAAATAGAAAGCAGAGGAAAGAATTAGAAGTATAGCACCGATACAGGGAATTACTATTAGTAGAGTTTGTATAAATGCTATCATTCTTATTACCTTTAACTTTTAGTGTTATATTGTGCGCCATACACTCGAAACGGTTCTAATTACCTTATTTCCCATTAATATCTATTTTTATCCCTTTTTACCCCTATTTAGATATCAATTTGTTGTGTTTTTGCGGCGCACTCTCTCTCTTTATTTCCTATTGTTATCTTTTTTTATTCTCTGGATGTGTCCATTAAGGTAATTAGTATACCTGTAGAGACTGGAATTACTATTAGTAGGATAGTTAGTAGTTCTGTATCTATTGGTTTATCTTTTGTTTTTTGTTTTAGTACGCTCGCTTCGCTCGCTCGCGTATCTTGTTTTTGGTGTATGCAGCAGGATTCGAACCTACGTTTCCTTGCGGGTGCAAGGTGTCCTAGTCCTCTAGACGATACATACATATAAGAATAGAAACCTCACTTTATGTATAAGCCAAGGTTTATGGCTACCGATGCTCTTATTCAGGCTCAGTTATTTTCTATTTTCTTTGTGCTATTCTTATATATGGTGTCGGTTATCCCACATGAACCCCTACCGACAAACTAGGGTGCGTTTCGTGACTGGGACTAATCACGCAGTATCTCTACTGGCATGTTTTACATAGGATCTTATTAGAAGTCATGCTCTTCTTGGGTAGATCAACCCATTCTTAAAGTGGTGGGCCCGGTAGGGATTGAACCTACGACCTTTGGTATATAAGACCACTGCTCTAACCACTGCGCTACAGGCCCATTAGGGATTTCAGTGATTATTTTACAAATGCAGATTTACGGTCTTCACAAAGTCTAGCGTATACTTATTATCTGGTGGCCCCGCAGGGATTCGAACCCTGGACCCTCGGATTAAAAGTCCGGTGCTCTGACCTGACTGAGCTACAAGGCCCTATTGGCTTTTACAAGGCTTTCTCTTCTCTACATAGGCTCCACTACCTTTCTTCTTAGTGGACAGCCTGTGTTGCCGTTGTAGGCCCTGTATGCTCCTTTTCCTCGTACTTGGCGTAACGCCACTTGAGAGGATTGAAACCATTGCCCTTCACTTCGATCCAGAATTTCTTTCTGTCATTGGTGTACAGCGACATATAGTAGTCTAGGACTTGGTGAAGCCAACCAGCCATCCAGAATCCGAAACCCAGACCCACACCGTACATGAGGGCTTTTGCCAAGAATACAAGTACCAGTCCGATGGTCTTCATTATCGAACCGGGGCCGCCTTAGAATATCCCGGCTTATCGATTGGGCCCTTCCACTCACCGGCCTTTACCTTATCTGCCTTCCACTTTGAAAAATCGAAAGAGCCGTCTGCCTTCGTGTACTTAGGGTCGTGCTTGATCGGTGCGTCCATTCATTTTCTCCTTAGCAGCTTCCATGCCGCGTTTGTACTCTTCAATGAGTTCGTTCATTTTATTGTTGATAGAGGCCATGATTCCCTTGAGAGATTCGATGTCCCCAGCGTTCCCCGATAGAAACGCAAATGTCATCATAAGAAAGAGAAGTACGTAGAGCAGAAGCCCCTTTACTCCCTTGATTACGATGAATACTCCCGTCATTACTGATAAGAGCAGGTAGAGGTATGACCTCACTAGTCTTCCAGAGAGATCAGGAGGTCGATCTCGTCGTTGGTGAGTTTCTCGTAGGGAATGCATTCACCAACGTAGGTGGTACACTCTTCACGAGGGGTGTCGGTTGCCTCACAGTTCTCCGGGTCACGATGGATGTAGTGAACCACCCACTCAGGAGCGAACGGAGTGAAATCCGCCACTGACATCTCCGGAGGACCAGAACAGGCGAAAAGGAAAAGAAACAACATGTAACCTCCTACTTCATCTTGTGGAATCGGGCAGTCGAGCCCGGCTTCTGGAATCCACGAACGGTGTTCGGAAACCGCGACTCCATGACGAAATCACAGAATTCCTTGTTCGTGGTCTTGCTGCTGTTGTTGTAGCGAGCCAGCTTCTTCGTGCTCGGGAAACGGTTGATGGTTCGCTCCTTGCCGCCTCGGACAAGGGTGAGGAAGGGCTTTCCCGGACCAGGGAATGGGGAACTCATCTTTGCGGCTTCGTCATGCGGAGTCGAAGTGATGAATGAGTGAGAGGCGGGAGACTCCCAATTGTTCCAAGAGTACGAGTGCGACATTTTTATTTACTCCTTGTTTTTTCGTTGAGTGGTGCCCCGAGCGGGACTTGAACCCGCACGATCTTTTAATCGGAAGATTTTCGTCCCAACTATTGCTTTCGCAACTAAGATAATGGTAATCTTATTTGTGGGCTGGACTATGCCTTCACCCTTCTCATTGAGTTAGGGTGCGCTCCGTCTAGTCTCTACACTTTTCTTAGGGAAATTAATGTCTAAATATACTTATGACGAAGATAGTCTTCGTGAAAACCTAAGACTTAGCTCGGCGTTGTCATTTCAGATTTCACCGAATTTGAAGCGATTCACATATGAAATTTCTTTCATAGTGCTCAATTTATAAGTCTCCCGCGTCTACCATTCCGCCACCAGGGCCTAAAGTTCTTTTTGGGTTTTCTTTTGTACTCAGCACTAGCGCTGTCACGGATCAACCTATTTTTTACTTAATAGGTGTACTAACCCAAAACCGTGATTTCTAACATGATACTTATTATGGGCTTTCAACCCTCTGAGTTTCTTAATTGTCTTACTCAGAGCCGAGACGTTGGAACCTCTTCGAAAAAATGTTCGCAATGTTGATTAGAAAATTACTTGTTGACGAACAAGCCTAACCGCCTAAGACAAGTAGTTTTCAAGCTTACTTGTTGTTTCTTGCCTTACTTAGACTGGCACTCGTTGTTGCAGACGAGCCTGTCCTCTCATATTTGCGTTCCTTGAGGTAGCGAACTTGATCGTTAATGAATTGAGCTTGAACTTACACTAGAACGCCTACGCGCCCCCTGACTCCGACAGGACTTTTCGATTACAAGTCGAATGTGCTTGGAACCGACCAAGGCTCCATGGACTGTTCGTTACCTTTCTTCGCTATTGGTCTAACTAGGAAAGATTGCTCAAAATGTTAGAAGCTTCTGCGTAGCTCTTCTCGAAGATACTCTTTATCTTGCTGGAGCCTCTCTACAGAAGTTTGTAGCCTACTAATTTGGATTTGCTGCTTTTCGATGATTTTGTTCGCGATATCGGTGATTTCGATTAGTTTTCCGAAGGCCACATGAAGAGCAACAATGTCTTTTTCCATCTTGCTAATTCTTTGATCTTGATCCATTGTAGCTCCTATGTTACGGATCGCTGGTGTCACACGGAGAGCCACCACTGCTACGACTCATCTCGTACTGGACATCGACATCCGATGCCTGATATGCACGAGCATGGAAGCCATGACACTGACGACCATCCTTCTTGTAGGCGCCATAGTCTACTACTTGATTGCCCGTGGTTTTGGCTTCGAACATAGCCGGTCGAATTAGTTCGGCAGCTCGCTTCGGGTCCGGAGTGGGATCCATTGGACAGTCGACAACCGAATTGAAAGCTTGACGGGCGGCATTGGTGATAATCATCTTAGACTCCGCTATTTGATTTTATTTTTGTTTAAGGGTAAAGAGTGTTTGTTTTTGATGAGGTCCTTGCCATCTCAAGAATGAAGATGTCTTCAAAAAAAACAACAGGAAACAAACAACCTTGTCGAGAGGATTTATCTACACTGATAAGTATGTTAAGCGTAGGTTTCAGTCTCTCAATTATTCATTGAGATTTATAGCCTTTCACCAATTGGAGGGGCCGCTTAAACCCTAACAGAATCTTTCCGCAGTCTGTTAACTGGCCGTGTCGTGATCGCGTCACGGGTAGATTGTACACACATTAGCTATTGTTTCCCACTCACTGCTGGTTGACTCTATTTAACATAAGAGGTTATGTCTCTCTATGAGAGATCTCCGGCGCATTGTGTACTGGTGAGTATTTGTCGAGTTCTGTAGGATATCCAAAAGTGCTGATTACTCTATTCTACGGCTAGCCCAACTTGAAGCCATCAGACACTACTCGACTATTGGTTGCCCAATCATTTGCATGACCCGCACTCGGTTGCTACCAGCCACCTTTCTAACTGGTATTCATCGTTCTAAGGGCCGCTAAGCCATTGAGGTCAAAGTGAACGATTACGGAACCTATTGGACTGGAGTGCATTGGGCGTAAGAAGGTTACCTTGATTTGCGTCTCTTAGGTTCTTCTTTTAAGGGGTCGCCCAACCCTTTTTGATTTGTTCAGATGGATACGTCCTGACTGTGATTCCATCTTTTTCATAAACAGTAGTAAAGTCAGTTTGTTCGCTACTGTTGAATTCCCAGTTTTCTCTGGTCTTAATATCAAGCTTTACGTACTTGATGTAAAAACCCACTTATTTTTCAAAGTAAGGTCGAGATATATTTCAATCTCTCTTTAATCACGGCCTGCACGACCCTTCGGCTGAGTTTCTGGTCTAATCAATTAGACCAAGGTTTTATGGGATTGACGCATTGGGACTTGAACCCTTCGTGATATTGAACGTTAATCACAACATTCATTCTCAGAACATCCAGGAGGTGACTCTCCATTTGTGATGCGCCATGAAATTTGCGAAGTCAAGGTTAAAGTTTCCTTCGCCGGAACTACCAAATAGCCGAATCTTGTCGGTCACAAAGCTCTTACGAGACGATAGTATTTAAGTTCTTTATGGTTTTCGCGTCCCCACCATCAAAGCAGTCAGGAGCTACCTGACAATGAATCACAGTGTTTAAATCTCTATACAGAAGAAGACTCTAGAGAGAATGATTTTTACCAGACTTATCTCTTCTTAGCGTTACTGGTAACTGTGAAGATTTTGCTGGACTACCAGCCAGTCCCTTTATTTACGGCATATACCGATATTTTGGAACGTCTTAGCCAGGGTATTAATGCACCCTGTAAAAATGTGAGGTGAAGACTATCCCTCGTCCCGGCTTTCGTCACCCTGTACAGTTATCAGGGCCCGGTTTGAGCATCTATTTATTTTTGAGGCTTTTCTGTTTACCCTCTCCGTCAGTAGCTGTATAGATGCTAGTTCTACTGAGTTTATGTACAGTCTCGTTACATCCTGTACGTGGTAGTTCCCTAACCGTTGTACTACTTTATAGTGTCGTCGTAAGGACTTATCCTAGGTTGTCCTGGTTTGCTAAACCCACACTCAACAGAGCCCGGCGGCACGTCTCCGATTTGCTTTCGCGTACCCTTTTGAGCGATGTTGATTTTCATGGCTTCCTACTTGCTAGGGACGACTTCGAATTCGATTTCGACCCAAGTAACTAGTGTATCGTTGTTAAAATTATACATGTCACCAGTTGTGAGTTCGACTGCGCGCTTTTGATGCAATTGTGCGCTGAGGGGCGTCATGAGATAGTATTCATTATTCGTGAAGAAAGTATCTCCAGGCTCGACGTACTGAATACACATTTCCTTACCAGAGATATTTTGCTTATATTTCATGGTTTCTCCTTGTGGTGAAGGGCGTAGGTCGCTTCCCCTTCGTAAGCCCCATAGGTTACCTCAGAAGAGCTAGTTACTCTCTGTAGGGGATCCTACTGCTCTAGATTACAGTAGTTATTTGATTGTCCCGCAAGCGCGCCAATTGGGACAAAATGTTGTAGAGTAATAGAGGATTTGAAGGACCCAGGAACCTGCGTAATAGCTTACGCGCAAGCTTCTTACCTCTACAAACTGTCCACTCTACAAAAATGTTGTGCGGTTATTGAATATCCACGGTAGAGCGAAGCTCACCTACCCACCGCAAGTCCTGTATTTCGAATTACTCACGATATTCGCAGGGCATATGACCTCCCTACGCCGCAGGTTTCGCGCACGCCTGTTGTTCGGATAGATAGGATTTAATGGAGCCTTTCGGTTATCCAAATCCAGCGAGGTATCCTTTGAACTCTACTGGTGAAATTCATCAGGTTTCCAACGTTACCTGAATCACCCTTTTCTATTTTGATTGACCAAAGAGTTTCGGAACTCTTTAGGTAAGGGATTGTGACTTGTTAAGTCAGGTTGGGGAAGCACCTGTTACAGCCGTGGTTTCCACACATGGCCGTCAGGTGCATGTGCTTCTGCATGTTGAAGCCACTACCCTTGGTGGTCTTCTTCTTCCTCTTTCCGTCCCGTCCCTGAGAGGCGTAGAGAGCCTTTCGAGCCTCTCGTGCCTGGATACGTTCCTTCTTGCGGCGTTCCTTGTTCTTGGCGCGACTTCCACGCCCACCCTTGAGTGCCATTTTTTACTCCGTTTCCTTAGTGTCGTCCCAGTCGTTGTAGACCGGGAACTCGTCCACGATGTCGAACATGGGCACGGCGGGCCGGTTGCGCGCCAGCGGCTCCGTGTCGTAGAACGCCATCTCGGGAACCTTCTCGGTCCGGTCCCCATGCTTCAGATGAACCCGCACGTTCAACATGGAGATGCAGCCTTCGTTGTAGATGTCGAGCACGGTGTAGCGGTTGCCGCCGCTGGTGATGATCTTGTCGTTCTTGTTCATGACTACTTCATCCGGGTGTGATTGGGAACCGGAACCCAGGCGGTGCTCCACTGGTTGTCTCGATCCTTCCCGACTCCAGGAGCCGGGGGATGGGCAGGACCCTTCAGGTAGGTCTTGTTCTTCTGCTGCGAGGCAGGTCCACCCTGCTTCTGTCGGTCGTTGTACCGCTCCTCGTAGCCTTCGCGGTTCTTTCGGCGGTTGGAACCCAACCAGGTGTGCTTGCTCATGTTGCTACTCCCAGATGAAGCGGGCAATGAAGCAGAACACCACGGCACTGGTCGTGGACGAAATCCCGAGCATGTACCACAGGAATGCGTTTACGTTGTTGTTTTCCATTTTCTTAGCTCCACAGGTAGTAGATGATGGAGATGAACATGATGATCGAGGCGATTCCCGCCAAGATCACGAAAAACAGGAGGATGGCTTCCGTCAGAGTGAAGCCCTTGCGATTGAACATTGTCTTTTAACCCTCTACTTAAACCCAATAGTGAGGAACGAAATTGTTCTCTGTCTTCGGGTGGGAGCCTAGGTATTCGCACTCCACTTATTTTGTAGTTTGTCCCCACATTTCTATGGGGTTTGGCATCACATCGCGAGGAATACGATGCCCTTCTTTTCTGCTTCGTTGTACTTTCGAAGCACTTCCTTCTCCGACGGCTCGGGCTCTCCCCACCCTCGGTTGTTCTTGATGGCTCTGAGGGCCTCTTCCCTCGTTAGCCTACGACCGTGTGGGATAGAACGTTCCTGTTCTTCTACCTCGTCCCCACAAACGAGAATCTCCTCGTTTACGGGAAGGTAGATTACCTGAAGGTTCGGCATCTGTCACCTCTAGTTATTTACTGGGTTTCCTGTCGGTACTCCCAGTTCTCCATCTCCAGTCGCTGCCAGTCAGCCTTCTCGCGAACGAAGAGGGCGCTCCAGGGGGTTTTGAGTGAAGTAGGGGCATCGATGCCCAGTTCCTCACCCTGACGCTCCTTGAGGGCCTCCAGACGCTCCAACGAAGCCATGGCGTAGATATACTGCTTGATGCAGTACAGCTTGGAGGACTTGGGGTTCTTGCTTCCCATCTCCTGCCATTCGTACCAGAAGATGGTACGAAACCAACCAGAAAGCTCCTTCTTCTTCGTCGGAGTCAGAGTCCCGTTGATCTCTTTCAGCAGCGTCACCATGGGCGCATTGTTGAACTCGATCCAGCGGCCATCTTCGAATCGTCCGTTCTGCCCCACACTGTAGGCCAGAGAGAAGATTGGCTCCATGTTGATGGATTCCCCAGCGGCCTCGTTGATGGAACGAATCTTCTTCGCCATCGTCACGAAGTTGTCCAGCTCTCCTCGCACCTTCTTCCAGATCTTTCGACCCTTGAATGTGGGAGACTTGTTTCCGAAGACGGCCAGGATCCAGGACTTGATGCCCCGAATCGCCATCTCGTACTTGTAGGTGGCCTTGTCGACCTCCTCGTCAGTGAACGTACCCACGAATTCGAGAACGTCCTCGTCTCCGGTGATGACGGTCTTGATTCGCTCGAAGTCCGCATCGAGGGAGACGAGTTTGTCCTCCATCTCCCATTCCTGCATCTTGGACGCCCAGAAGCACGCCCGACGAAGGAACATTTCTTCCGGAGAGTCCTTGCTCCAGTGATTCGTCCCGATCTCGCCACCATCGCCGCTCTTTCGAACGGGGATGATGTTCCCGTCCTTGTCCTTGAGCGCGACCTTGTGGATAATTCCGTTCTTGTCAGGAACGTTCTTGTGGTACGCGCAGACCTGAAGGATCGACTGCAGGTCCATGTTGTGCCAGTCGGGCAGGTCGCCTAGAGCGTCAGTTCGCTCGGACGTATCCTCCACTACGGACCCCATCTCCAGCTTGTCCTCGTGTTCGTTCTCGACTTCGACTTCGATTTCCATCGCTGTCTCCTGTGAAATTGTTATGTGCCACGGCTTTTACTTTGAAAACCCTCCTGCACATTCTCCAATGGGACTTGAACCTTTGTCTTTATGGAGTTTTCGCCTGAGTATGCATCCCAGGCCCAAGAACTCTTCTTTACTTGCTTAAGGTAAAGATCTATCTTGGTTATATTTCTTTTGCAGGTTTTGTTGATTACATTTGTCCTGCACTCAACGAGTATTGATTTTCAACATCCCGTCAAAGTCTATTTCGTAACCAATTAAACTGAAGACTGAAATAAACTAAATATCTTCAGAGTGTTGTCTTTCGCGTGGTTCTTTGCCTTCAGGCTGGTTGCCCACCAAAGATACTCTACTGGCTAGTCGTTTGACCTTTGTAGAGGTTATCGTTATTTCCTCCTGTGACTAGTTGACTAGTAGCGGGCGTGAACGTAGAAGTCCACGACCCTCACGATGGTGCCCTCCGGAAGTGAGAGGATGTCGACATCGGCGTTCGAGATGCTTTCGTGGAGCTTGATGGAGACGAGGGCCTTGGCCAGCTGGGCGTTGTGCTTCCCGACGGTGAAATCGGTGATGCAGGATGGCTCCTGACCCGGTTCGGTGACGATGTAGTCCTCGACGTTCTCGGGCACCAAGTTGCCGGAGTAGCAGGTCTTTCGGAAGACGCGCCGGCTGGGACGAGACGGAACCTTGACGGTGATGATGGTGGTGGTGGTCAGCGTGGGCTTGAGCTTGGACATATTTTTCTCCACCTCTACTTTAACTTGGTCGATTCATTCAAACCAAGTAGTGGCCTAGGATTTCGCACCACTTTATTTTGTAGATTAACCGTATTGTTTGACGGGCGGCAGCTCTACATTCTGTTATTTTTGTTTTTTCTATTATTTTTTATTTTTGGGGCTTAGCTTTCTATCTCCATCGTCCACTTGGATTGCTATACTTAATTATGTATTGAGTACGTGGGTTCTTTACCTTACAATTCATTGGGCCCGGGTTCTCAGATGAACTTACTCAGCGCTAAGTAAGTGCTGCTCCACCTTCGCTCACAGCTTCCCCGACTTCGCTTGGCACCCAAAACATTAACCTATCAGTTTACTGAAAACTACCACAAACTAACTAACGAATGGCTGATCGCATTATGCTCTCCGATTATCGTTGAAGTTATTCCCTGAAAAAACTTAGTCTCTTTGAAATCCAATTAAAAAAGAAACTAGTCCATGGCACACCTCCAAGTTACTATTAGTTAGCAGCTACGTTAATCTATTAGCCCCTACAGTGCCGATCATTGGGGTTCGGAGGTTATTTAGCCACGGGGCACTCTGTAGCTACATCCCGTAGTAGCAGTAGTCGATTCGCCCCAGGATGTTCTGGATGACGATGCCATCCTTCATCGTCCCGCCGCAAACCTTTCCACTGATGATTTCGTTGAAGTCATCGTCTACTCCATCTTTTTTTTGTAAGTCCCGCTAACCCCTTCAGTTCCCCTAACCTTAGAAGCTAAACTTACTTACTGACACAATAAAAACAATCAATAAAATAATAAGAGAAGGTATTTAGGTATTTAGAAGGTCTTTTAGGTATTTAAAGGTGATTATAGGTATTTGAGGTAGTTTAGGTATTTGAGGGTGATTAGGGTATTTTGGGTATTTAAAGGTATTTTGGTATTTGTTTCGAAGTGGGGCGTATGCCCCTAAACCGAAAAAAGAAAGTAAAAGAAAAAGGGAGGATCTCTCCTCCCTCTTTCAGTGTGCCTACCGCTCGGCAAGCACGATGTACGTCGTATCCGGATATTCGATGATATCCCACCACCACTTGCGGCGGTTATACGTAGCCATGAACGACTCCAGAGAGCCTTCCCAGTTCATCTCACCACCCTTGTACATGATCACGATCTTCATGATTGGCTCCTATGCATACGGAATGTATGCATTTAAAAAGGAAATGGCCCCGAAGGGCCAAATCCTAGAGTTCTAGTAGACGTAGGACTGCGAACCCTCCATCAAATACTCCTCCAACTCACCGCAAGCATTGTTGCTCCATCCCTTGCTCCCGAGGAGATAGAGGACGCCGTTCACCTTGACCCTAACGATGTGGGGGTCCGCGAACAGCCTCGCGATCCCAGAGGGATGCATCTCCCTCTTCTCGATCCCTTCGTAGACCACGCTATCCTGGATGAACGAGTACATGTAAGACACCTTGAACATTCTACCTCCTATGAGCATGATTGCTCATTTAAAACGAAATGGGGAGTTTCACGTCCCCATTCCGTCGTCTCGCTAGTCGTCCCACTCCGAGTCACACTCGAAGCACGGAGTTCCCAATTCCGTGCCGTGAACGCACGTCTCGATCTTCTTGGTCTTCCGACGCACGTTCTTCACGATCCGGGGCTGGAATAGGGCTTCCTGCTCGGACTTCTGCTCCTCGACGGCAGGCGGTTCCTCTCGCACCACCGGCTTCGGCACCACCGGCTTCTCGACCGGCTTCGTGGGTTCCGTCCCCATCTTCGGGAACGGAAGGAGGAAGATCCAGAAGGGCGCCCCGTGGAAGGACAGGGGGATGCCCCGCCGATTGGTCTTCATCTTCTCGACGGCTCCCGCGAACCACCGGTTCCCGCCCTGCCAGTAGTCCTGGCGATCAAAGGACACTTTCACCACGCGAGTGTTGCTGTCCCAGGCCACAATGGCCCGGTTGTGCCACTCAACCCCGCACCACTTGAACAAGATCTTGATCTTCTCCAGCTCCTCCACCGTGGGCTGACGGAGGGTCACTCGGGACAGGATGTGCCCCACCTTCTCCTGCGAGGTCAACTCACGGTTGAAGCTGATCTGAGCGAGGTCCTGGTTGTACACGAATTCACGCATGACTGACTCCCGTATGATTGTGTCATACACACAGACCTTGTTGATCCAGTAAGTTCTACACTATGTAGATCCTGGTACGGTTGGTCCAGTTAAAAGAAAAGGTGGGTTGTTATCCCACAATTTCTTCACCCCTTATAGCTCAGGGGGTCACGAGTTCTACTTAGCCAGGAAGCGCTCACGCTCCTCGCTGGTCATGTGGACGTTCTTCACGTCCACCGTCCAGTGGTCAGGGCGCCGGATCTCCTCCAGCCACTTGTGGTTGAAGAGGTCGAACTTGAAGCCCGACTTCTCGTTCCGGCCCTCGCTGAGCCACGACCAGTCCATCTCCTCCTTGCGGAAGTAGTCGGACCAGTTGGTCTTCATGAGGTTCACCGTCTCACGGTCGACGTGCTTGTCTTCGGCCAGAGCCTCCAACAGCGCGATCTGGATGAGCGAACCCATCCAGCGGAGCAGGGTGCCCTTGACGGCATCCGACATCCCCGTCCGGACCTCAGCCCAGAACCAACGCTTGAAGAAGCCGTTGAACTTCTTCTTCGTGTCGTTCTGGACGTAGCCGCCCGTGGGGAGGTGCTTCTCCACGCTCGACCAGATGTGGGGCCCGTTGGCCTTCTCCCACTTCTGATCGATGTAGAGGCCACCCCACTGGAGGATGGAGATCACGGCACACTTCTCGTCGAAGTCCACCGCGAACTCCTTGGCCTCCTGCACGGCGCAGTAGAACGTGGTCTTCACGTCCTTCCACACCTTCTTGGCCGTCTCCTTGCCGAAGACGCGGACCAGCCAGCGACGGAACTCCAGCGAGTCCCGCTCCAGCTTCTCCTGTTCCCGGAGGGTCATCGCCTCCAGGATGTCCTCGGCCGAGGTGAACGGGGACTTCTCCCACACGGACTGCGAGGCGCAGGCCACCTCGATGTCGTGCAGGAACTTGTCCACGTCGTAGCCCCATTCCATGAGCAGGAACTCGGCCCGCGCTGCCCGGTTCAGGGCCACGTCGCTCGGGGACTCCTCACCCCAGGTGTTCTTGCCCATCGAGGGCTCGTACACCGGATCCTTGCGGACGGGGATGAGGTTGCCCTCGTTGTCCCGCATCGGGGTCCGGATGACGATGCCATCCTTCGCCTCCGACTTGACGTAACAGACGCCTAGGATGATCTCCTCCAACGTCATGCTACCCCAATCGGGAAGCGCCTTGAAGACGTCATCGCCGTCCTGGTCCTCGTCGGCCTCCACCGCCACGATCCCGGTCGGGGAGTCCTTGTAGTCCATCTCGGGCTGGACCACCTCCTCCTGCGCGAAGGACTTGTTGCGGCCCCACAGCGCGAAGAGGTCGAGGACGACTCCCTTCGCCACCATCCGACCCGTCTTCAGGTCGCGGTAGCGGTCCCCGGAGATCGCGATGTCCATCTCGGCCAGGAAGAGCGCCAGAGGCCCGAAGGCCTTGGTGGCGGCCTGGGAGACGACGGAGGGGACGGTGTTGATGATCTTGGACATTGCTGACTCCACAATGCGTACTGCCGGCACGCGCGGTTGGCCGTTTGGCCGAAATCATTTTGATGACACTATGTCACCTGACGACAGTTGGTCTTCTGCCGAGTGTTACTCACTACAGGATCTTACCCAAGGATCAATGGGCCTTGAGGACTTACGAGCTACTGCCTCTATCCCGGTTTGTCGGTTAAGAAAAACAAAAGGGGCAAACTAGTGCCCCAGTTGTTTCGATGTCTTGCTTTCGCTAAGACATCTTCCACGCGAGGCGGTCCGAACCGCTGCGGCGGCGCTCGTTGTAGTCTCCCGAGGAGTCCAGGGTGTTCACGATGGAGGCCAACTCAGAGCTCGCCACGCGCCTGTCTTTCCTCGACGCCAACTTCTTCTCCTCCTTCCACGAGTGACGCTGGCCCTTACAGGGCTTCGAACGAGAAACGGAGCCGTGGGCGATGTTAGAACGGGACATCTCTATCTCCTTGTGAACTGGAGCGGGATTGCTCCATTTAAAAGGAAAAACCAGTGTACAAAGCCCACTGGCAGGCATAGGACAGACTACATCTTGTCACCATAGAAGTAGTCGGTGATCAGAATACCCACCACGATCAGGGCAACGTAGCCGCAGAGCCAGATCATCCCGGCATCCGGGGACCAATCGATGTTGGGGAACATTCAATCTCCATGAATAGCTGTACTTGATTGTACAATGCTATCCAGTTAAAAAGAAAATGAGCAGTTTATAGTCTTGCTCAGGACTTGGGAAACTACTTGTTCTCTTCGTAGAAGGCCTGCGCGGCCTCCTCGGTGAAGAACGAGTAGCAGCTAATCCCCGGGTTCAAGCCCTCCGGGAAGTCGCGCTTCAACTGCTCGTGGTTGCCGAACCAGAAGGCGACGCTAGAAGAGGTCAAAACGAAGAACTTGAGCATGTTTACTCCAAGCAGGTTGGTTAGGCTCCTGCGTTTAAAAGAAAGGGCCTGTCTATGAAGCCGACAGGCAGGCTATAGGCCCCGAAGGGCCAAATGCTAAGCGACTAGAACAACCGCAGCTCCATGTAGCCATCGGGCACCCACACGGACACCCGAATCTTGTGCTCCCGGGCCATGGCGATGATCTCCATCGCCTTCTCGGGTTCGATGTCCAGGATCATCAACTGGTCGTTACCGTCGATGACGGTACAAGTCCCGAAGGTCTTGGAGAAACTAATCTCCAAGTGGGACCCGATCTGGGCCGCCAACGACTGGATGATAATGCCGAAGTTCTTCATGTTGAGGTGGCAGTGCATTTCTGGCTCCAGTATCGGACATAGTGAATCTATGTCTAGCGATACCAGTTAAAAGGAAAAGGCCCCCGAAGAGGCCTAATCCTTAGTGTCCCTACGCCAAGGTGAAGTCGCGGCCGTCGAAGGTGAACGTGATAACCTTGACCCCCAAGCTCTTCGCCTTCTCGATGAGCTTCCTCCCCTCCTCGAAGGGGACTTCTTCGCAGATGGCCCAAACCACACCATTCTTCGCGAGGCAAAGGCTGTTGCGAAGGGGCCCAATGCACACCTCGTCCACAACTCCCAACTCCAGGGCCGCGATCATGTTGATGTTACCGGTCATCTTGTACTCCAAGTGAAGACAATCGTTAGTTCATGTCTTCAGTTAAAAGGAAAAGGCCCCCGAAGAGGCCTAATCCTAGTTTCTGCTTCGTTTAACGCCTAGCAGTAGGCGAGGTCGTCCCACCTGTAGGGCAGAACCCTACTGTGGGACTGGAGGAACCTCCACTCGCGGTGGAGGCTGTCGATCTCTTCCACGAGCGGGAAGAGTTCCGTCGTGTCGCAGCCCTGCTTGTAGCAGAACTGCAACACCCTCACGGCCGCACCGATCTCTCGGGCAACCTCCGACCCCTGCAGCGTTGCCGCTACAGAGATCAGCTCCCGTGCCTCCGCCCGACACAAGGCCGGACGGTCTTCGATCCACGTTGCGACTTCCGCCGCAACCACGACGACCCCACCCAGCATCGCGAGGATGCAGGTGAGGACGCAGAGCAGAGACGCGAACGCCATCTTCTCTCCTTTTTTGTTGCTGGTTGTTGTTGCTGGTTGTTGGTTGGGGTTGAACGGCTTTAGAGTACCGTTCGCCTCTGTAGAGGACTCAGGGGTTGAAGGATTCATGCCTATTCCCTTCATGGCACTCGGTTTTCCATAGACCGAGAACTGTTACTTCTCTACTTGCATAGAGCGGTGAGCGTGCTTCGGGGACTTTCACCCCAGGATGCTCACGTAGCCTGCTTAATAGCGCCCTTCCGCGAAGAGCATCTATCGACCTGTTACCCAGGTTCCAGCCGTTACTAGTGAAGGGGGAGACTATCATCTACCGTATGGCATCCAGTAGATGTAGCAATCACGTTCGCGGTCTGGCGGCATACTGGTACACCTGTCCCTTCAGGACTATTCACAATCTCCAGTGCTAGAAGACTGCTGTTTGCAGGTGGGTACGTGTGGCACACATACCTTCCTCTGATGTGGCAAGCATCAGGCTACCTGTATCGTCACCTGGGGGTATCCCCAAGCCTCCGTTACCATTTCTGGTGTAGGGTGAACCCCTACCAGTAGCATATCCCGTATACTAGTAGCACCGTAGTACCACTAGTCTTACTGTATGTTGTGTGCATACAGAGGACTGGGCTTGTACCCGCAAGGACTACTGTTCAGTAGTCTGCCATGTAAAAAGAAAAGGTAGAGTATACACATACACTCTACCTGATCCGCTCTACGCAAAGAGCAAGATCCCCATCATAATAAGCCCAACAAGGGCCATCACAATGGACTTCCCATCGTACTGAGACATACTAACTCCTTCTTGAGTTGATAGTGAGCATAGCACCATGCTATACTACTTCAGTTAAAAGAAAAGACAGAGATGTACTCTGTGTAGACCCCCGGGGGCTCGGAAAGATAGGGACTCCTACCATTCCATATTAATACTAGGTCTATCCATAAATTTTTCATTTTTTAGAAATCTCTATTAAGAATTTTTTATTATTTTTAATTATTATTACTTTTAATTATCGACAATGATTATATTTCCAAATCGAGGCGCCGCAACAATGAAAATAGCAGAACAAGATATAATTATTTATAAATATTCAAAATTGCTTAAATTAGCATTAGATTTTACTAAATTATTAAACAATAATGAAACTTGCAAAGATATATATAAATTTTCTACACTAGTAGATAGCTCTCCTAGAAAATTCGACTGTACTAATGCTCAATCTTTAAAGAGAGAAATTTTAAAAAAAATAAAAACTGAAGATATAGAAGATGATTTAAATATAATAGAAGAGCTTTTAAAGATAGATGATAAATATTTTGATGATGAATGGCGAAAATAATAATGAGTAATAATAATGAGTAATAGTTTAACAAGTAAAAATAAAAATCCGCAATTTGGAATAATAGATTACGAAAATAATAGTATCGCCAAGACAGAAAGACAAAATGAATTATTTAATAATATTTCATTAAGTGAAGAGTCTAATAAGAAATTGTTTGTAAAATATAATAATAAACAAGTTGAAAAATTTAAAAAAACTTTAAATAGATATAAATACGGATTAAACGCTTCTGCCCCTATAATTTGTATGGGACCAGAAAAATGTCCCTTTTTTCATGCCTGTCCAATTGGAAATGGCATTAAAGTAGATCCAGTAATTAATAAAAAAGTACCTATTTATGATTCTTTACAAGATTTCCCTATTGGAGAGATGTGTTCTTTAGAGTTGAATTTTATGGAAGATAGATTAAAGTCTTATTTGAATGAGTTCGACGTTGATCCTATAAATGCATCAGAATTGGCTTTAGTTAATGATTTATCTTTGGTTGATTTGTATAAAAATAGATGTGTTCTTTACCTTAGTGCGGGCGATCTTCAAAATGAAGGTATAGATTTCTTTAAATCTGAAGAAGCTTATGATTTACAAGGCAATTTAATTAATAGAAAATATCAAGAGCATCCTATTTTAAATGTTATGGAAAAACTAGAAAAAAGAAGACATAGAATTTTAGAAGAATTAATAGCTACTAGAAAATCAAAGATGAATATAATGGTTAAGATAAAAGAATCACAAGAGGATTCTAGAATGTTAACCGAAATAGAAACGATTAGAAAAGCTTTAGAATCTTCTGATAATGAATCTAAAGACGATATCATTATTGAAATAGAATAAAAATTGAAATAGAATAAAAATAGAATAAAAAATGCGAAACCAGAATGATTTAAAAAATAGATTTACTATAGGAAGCAAAATACATGGTTTTTCTGACCAGGGTATAGCTTTTATGTCTAGAAAATCTAATACTGATTTTGGTTCTCCCTGGCAAGGTTTAAATAATTCTACTTCATTATTTATGTTAAATAATATGTCAAATAATTCTACTCCAGCTTTTGCCGCTAATAGCATTCCAATTGATCAACGAGTGGCTGATTTTAGACAATTTGACTATCAAACACCCTTACAAAAGAGACTTATAGAAGCAGAATTCACTAAAAAGAATATACAATCCATTGATAGAATGTACTTTTTAGATCCTGCTTTAACGACCCCTTTAGCGTCGGAAGACTATGCTAAATATGGTCTAAATACTAGTAAAAAGTTACAAGTAATAGACATTACTAAAAATAATTATAGTGTTGAAGACGCTGATACTATTTTATTTAAGAGTTTTGGTGGAGAAGCAGCCGTTCGTTTAACAGGTATAGATGCTCCAGAAGTTAGTCATAGTATTTTCTCTGATAAATTTTCCCTTTCTGATAGACAACCCTATGGCGAAGAAGCTAAAAATTATTTAAGAGATAAATTAAAAGCTGCAAAGTCTGTTAAATTAGTATTAGATCCTCAACAAGATACCTATGGTAGATCGTTGGGTGTTGTTATAGCTGATGGAGAAAATCTTAATTTAGATTTAGTTAAGAAAGGTTTTGCTTTAAGTTTGCCATTCGGAGATCCAAAAGAAGATTTAATGTCTCGTTCTGCTATAAGTAATTTTGAAAATATGGCCTATAGAAATAAAGAAGGTCTTTGGAAGAGTAGTTACTGGCAAATATATAAACAAACAATGTCAGATAGAGCTAGAGTCACAAACGTTTCTCTTCAAAGAGTTGATAGATTAGCTAAAAATTTGAATTTAGCGGGTTTACAGTCTACAATGGAATATGCAGAGGCAAATAGCATTAATGATCATATTAAAGCCGCCTCTTCTATATTAAGACCTAAAATGCAAAATATAAATGAAAAAAAGGAATATGAAGAAAGAAATAAGTTAAAATTAAATTATGGTTTTAGTCAAAATAAGATTCAAAGTCAATTATTAGTTGAAACAAAAGAATTTATGAACTATAATTCTTCTATGAATACAAAGAAAAATAACTTATATGAATCTAATATGAGTAAATTAAGGCTTAATAAATCATCTATAATAGATTCTACTTATCAATCAACATCTTCGTATAGAGAAGCCCCTTCATTTTATGTTCAAGAATATAATAAAAAATTAAAAAGAAAAAAAAGAACTGGTCAAGCTCAAAGAATGGCCAACAAAACAATGAACTCGAATACGCAAAATGCTTCTGCGTGGTAAAAGGATTTAAATGGATAGACCAACGTTTTCTGATATCTCAATAAAAGAAGTTTTAGGATTTACTTTTTCTCCTAAAGGTGCTGGCGCATGGGAAGGTTGGGGAGGCCAATGGATTAGTGGAAATCAAATCCCTTCATTTCAACAACCCTCAAACTCTTTAGAATCATTATTAAATATAAGAAAAATAGGAAACGCTGGCCCCGGTAATACTTTGATGTCATCTTTCAGAGTTTTTAGTGGTGTTCAAAGTGTTTTAACTGGCTTTTCCGATGGCGGTTTTGGAGGTGCTTTAGCTTGGGGCGCATCAGAAGTAATTACATCTGGTATAGTGGGCTCTGCTGCTGCGTCTGGTGTCAGTACAGGTGGTCAAATTGGTATTGGCATTGGAGGGGGAATAGGAACCATACTGTCTGGTGGATCTCCTATTGGTAATATTGTTGGACAAGCCACTGCCTCCTTTCTTATGCAAAGCAGTGCAGGAGGCGCTCTAGCTGGTGCCGCAATAGGCATAGGCGGTCCTTTGATGCTTGGTGCAGCAACAGCACTGGGAGCCACCTATTTGGCCGGTAGAGGCTCTTATGAGGTCATGAAGGCGGGATACGCAAGAAGACAAAGACTAACTCATAGTATTGATACTGCAGGTTCTATGGCCGCTTTTATGAACAAAAATGCCTTCACCATGAGAGGAAAAGCTATAGCAGCAATAAGAAATAATCACTTGAATGCTAGATCTGCTTTTGGTCAAGAAGCGAAAAGAGTTCATTTCTCCTCTTCTCGTAAATTTATTAATAATGGACTATACTAATGGAATTGAATTTAGAACAAGAACTAGATAAAATATATGAAACAAATAAATATAATTATAAATTTTTAAGATTTGATAGACAGCCTTCGGAAGAGTTAGTTAACTATTATGTTGATAACTTCAACATTAATACAGATTGTCATTATAGTTGTGTGACTTGTCAAATAGACTATATAAATAAATATAGAGATCAATTAGAGATTTTAAATGAAAAAACTAAATCTTTAACGGGCCAAAAATTAAAAAAATGGTTTCTAATTAAATGTAATTTCATTCCCAAGGGTTTAAGCGGTATCAATAAAGACAAATTTGATGCTTTAATAGAAAGCGGCGTAGAAAAAAGAAGAGCATTAAGAATTCTTTTATCTACTATAGATTCTGCTGCTTGGGCTGAATTAATGATTGGTTTTGATGATGAAACTAAAAAAGAAGAAATCGGTGAACAATTTTACTTAAGATGGTATCAAAAACATATTATTAGGTGTACTGCTGACAGAAAAGTGTTAAGACAAGGACGTAGATCTGGAAAGACTGCTGCTGTTTGTGTATCTCTAATAGATAAAGTTTTTAATCATAAAGTATATAAAGGCATTGATATCAATACTAAAGAAAAGATTTATGGTGGACCTAAAATAGCTATTATTACCCCTTTCCAGTCTCAAGTTTCTGTTATATTCGAACAATTAGAAGACTATATTAGACGTAATAAAGATTTAGAAAAACAAATCGTTCAAAGAGGTTCAAAACTATATAAACAAACTCCTCCTATGTTGATGGAGTTTAAAAACGGAGCTTCTATAACTGGCTTTGTAACGGGAGCGAATAATAAAGAAGACGGAACGGCTGGTGGTGCTATTCGTGGTATTACTGGTGATATTATTTATTTAGACGAAATGGACATGATTCCAGAGAATATCTATAAAAAAGTTATAGAACCATTAAAACTGTCTAAGCCTCAAACCTATTTTATTGGCTCTTCTACCCCTATTGGTAAAAAAGCTACCTTCTATAAATGGTGTAAAGAAGATTTAAAATATAAGGAATTTTATGTTCCTTCTACCGCACTTCCTCATTGGGAACTTGAAGAAGATCAATACTTATCTGAATCAACTGGTGAGTCTTTTAGAGCAGAATATATGGCTGACTTTATAGTGGACTCTTATGGTGTGTTTAAAAATCCACTTATAGTAGCAGCTAGAATGAACTATACTTATGATCAAACTAATAATCCACAATTTTGGCTAAATGAGTTTGGAGAAGATTATTATAAGTTCATAAAATGTATTGGAGTCGACTGGAATAAAACTGTAGGAACAGAATTCTCGGTAGTGGCTTACTCTCCATCGACTGGAAGATATTGGACGTTAGAGAATTATTTAATGCCACCAACCGAATATTCTAGTGAAGGATATAAAGAAAAACTAAAAGATTTAAATTTCAAATGGGATCCTAAGTATATTTATGCAGATGAAGGATACGGACATACTATTTTAGAGAATTTACAATTAGATTCTATGTATATCTCTAAAATGAGAGAAAAAACAGCATTTGACATATCAGTTGCTAAAATTAAAGATAAATTAAAAATAATTAATTTTTCTTCTAAATTAGAGTTGTTTAATCGCGCTGTGAACCATAAATTTGAAAAACATGCTAAATCTTTTTTGATTGAAAATGCAGTACAAATATTCGAAAGAGAAGCAATAGGGTTTTCTGAATCTGATTTTAGCTTAATCAAACAATTAGGTAACTATATAGAGAAAGAAAAAAAGGATAATGGAAGAGTAATCTATGCTATGGAAAATGATAGTATAGGAGATCATAGACTAGATGCTCTTTGTTTGGGTTTGGCGGGGTTAGTTATAGAGGAATCTTTATTCTCTGTTAATTATAGAGATTTATCCACTCCAAGATATATCCCGAATAATGAAACTCAAAATTCTAATGCCGATGAATTAATCCTAAAGGATATTTTTGATTATAGAAACTATATAAAAGATAAAGCTAAAAATTCATTGAGACGCTCTCAAATTGATAGATCTTTACAAGAAAAACAAGATGAAGGTTATTTTTCAGAAAAAGGATTGGCTACTTTTGTAAAAACTGATAGAAAACAAGATTATGATGGTAGTTATGGTGTAAAATATACTCCAAAAACAATAGGCAAGAGAAGAGGCGCCTCTATAAAGCGAAAAGGATTCTAATGTTAAGATTTTACGATGAAAATAGAGAATTACTTACTAGTGCTCTTAGATTCACAGCGGATGGTAATTTAGGAGCTTCAAAGCAAAAAATCATTTATATTAAAAATGATGATTTAACAAAATATTATACAAATATAGTTTTATCGGCTACATCTACTAATTATGAAGATGTTTTAGGGGAGTGGGCTGAAACAGGTTTTGGTGTTAAGTTTTTATACGGTGAAAGACAACCGACGGAAACAGAATGGGACCAAGTAAAATCTGGTGAATCTATTATTTTACCAGATATAGGAGACTCTGACGCGGCTGACACAGCTAATTACTATCCTATTTGGATTAGAGTTTTAATTCCCGGAAAAACTTCAGCCCAAAGAAAAACAGATATAGGATTTAAAGTAACTGCTTCTCCTCAATTAGTCGGTGTTTAATGTCTATAGTGATTAAAAAAATAGAAGACGTTAATACACGTACAGATCTTATCAATAGAAGAAAAACTAAAACAATCGTTTCCGACTCTATAGATAAAGAAAATGTCATATCATTTGATAGTGCGGTTAAAGATTTTCTAGATTCGACTAGCCTGACTGATTCCGAAAAAGAAAAACTTTCGGAAGAATGGAATGCCGTAAATGAATTAAAAACAAAAATTAAAACTAATAATTCTTTAGTGGCTTCTGTAACTAATAAAATAAATAAAGAGTTAGCTGATTTTGAATTTGAATTCGATATATCCGATCAACCTATACTAAAAAAAGCTGTTAAAAAAATATTTAAAAAGAATTTGAATAAAATTAATTATGAAATGTATTTAAGAGCGAAAGAAGAGTTAGCAAAAATACATTTGGATAAGATAAAAGAGGTAGAGTAATGGACGAAGAAAATATTGCAGAATTATATGCAAAATTATTTCCATATATTGTAAAAGACTTCCCGTTCAAAGAAGATCTAAAAACAATACTTTTAGCCTTTAATATGCCAAATCCCTCTATTTTTGCACTAGACTCTTCTCCAGAAGGCTTCAAAAAGGCTATTTTCTTAAAAAGTATAATAGATTCTGGTGATGACGAATTGACAAAAAAGATAAAACCAATAATTAAAATATAAATGGAATTTACTCAAAAAGAAATAAATTTAGGTTTGATTACTTCTAAATATGAAGAAGCTTTATTAAAAAGTGAAGATAAAAAAGCTTTTAAAGTTATGTTGGCTTCTACTATCAAGGATTTAGATTTTATTAATCAGATAACTGAGAACTCTATAAATAAGTTTCCGGGGACAAAGTATTCAGATACCGTTCCTTCAAAGAAACAATCTCAAGAAACTGTATCTTTGGAAGTTTTAGAAAATCTAAATCTTAAAAATGTAGATCCAAATAAATTATTAAACTATATAGAGAAATGTCTTGATTGTGATAATAGAATAAAATTTGATTTTCAATTGAATCCAGATTTAAATCTATCTGAATCTTTTAGTAATTTAATGTCAGATGTTAATCAAAGTCTTTCCTTAATAGACGAAACGTTCTCTAAAGAAAGAGACTTATCTCAAATTTGTGCCTTATTAAGACTATTTGAGGGCATTACTTGTCCACAAGACATACTTATGATGATTATATCTTTCAAATTAGCGTTAAAGCAGTACGCTAGCCAAGGTTTGTCTTTGAAATTTGACTGGCTTACCTTATTCGGTCCAATAATTCAAGGAATAGCTCAATTGTTAGCGGCACTGACGAACACAATGTTTTCTATTATTGAAAACCCATTAGATTGTCTGATGTCTAAGATTTATGCTAATTTAGACTTGCTAAAACAAATAAATCCAGACATGTTTAACGGCTCAGATCCCAATATATTAAATATATCAACTGTATCTTCAACAAAAGATGGTTTTAAACAGAATACATTAACTTTAGAGCAGTTTGACGAGAAAATTAATCAAAAAAATTCTGTTCCGACTGGTTTTGATTTAAACTTTAATCTAATTGATTTTATAAATCTAAATGGTTCAGATTCTTTTTCTAAATTGTCTCTTCCAGATAAATTTGTCTTAGCTTTTCAAGACGCAAGAAATACAATTGCTAGATTAAAAAATAAAATATTAGAATTGATAAATAATATAAATGGTTTGGTAAAGAACGGGAAATTGTTAGAAATTAAAAACATATCAATTATATTATTTATTACAGATATACTTTCTTTCCTTGGTGAATTTATAAATCTTGATTTTGATAATCTTTATCAACTTTGTGAAAATAATCCTTCAAAACTAGAAGATTTGGTAAAATCATTATATAATGATGTTGATACCTCTGTAAAAAGAGTTGATAATGGTTTTGAAATTATATTATCTTCTAACGATGAGGATAGAAAGATTTATGTTAATAGTTGTGCTACAGTGAAATCTGAAAGTCTTAACTATCTCAATAACTTAATAGATGACATAGAGAGCAAACTGAATGGATAAAGATTTAATCGAAATTTTTAACAATTTAAACTTGTTGAATGATGCCGTTTCTACTTCTTATAGTAAAATAAAGCCTCTTCGAAACCCAGTTAACAGTTATGGCCGCAATTTAGGTATTTTCTCAAAACCAGCTTTTAATTTTGGTAATATAAAATCTGCTCAACAAACAGACAGTTATCTTTCTAGAGCTATTGAAAAGAAAACTCTTAAATTCTTATTGGGCGGTTATGAATTCAATGGCGAAAATCATAAAACTGTTACTTATATATTGAAAAGAATAAAGCAATTTGAAATAGCTTCTAAAAAACCATGGACAATTTTATTAAAAGAAACTGCTCATGATTTGTTTAGATATCAAAATGCTATGTGGCTTTTAGTTAGAGACGAAAATAATTCTGGTGGAAGAGTATATAAGCAGAACGGAAAAGAAATAAAACCAATCGCTGGTATATTTATACTACCTTTCGAAGCACTTGAATTCAAAAGAAAGTCTAATGGCGAAATAGAAAAGGTAAAACTAAACGTTCCTGGCGCAAAAACATCTCCCGAATGGCCAATAGAGAATATTATTCATTTTTATGTTAACAAAAACCCAGGAGATATAGTAGCAAATCCAATTCTATTCTCATGTATCGAAGATTTAACATTTTTAAGAAGAATTGAAGAAAACGTATTAGAATTAATAGAATCTAATTTATTTCCTCTATTTCACTATAAAATTGGCACTGATGACTATCCAGAAGTAATAAATCCAAAAACTGGTATGAGAGAAGCAGAAGAAATGGCAGAGGTATTAGAATATATGCCGTCCTCTGGATTGTATATCTCTGACTGGAGACATAGTATAGAAGCTATAGGTTCTGAGGGCAGGGCCCTTAATATCGATAACTACTTAGAATACTTTAAGAAAAGAGTTTTTGCCGCACTAGGAATGTCAGCTACTGACTTTGGTGAGGGTGACACTTCTAATAGAAGCACCGCACAAACTCAATCTAAGTCTTTAACGGAAGCTGTAGAAGCCGTTCAAATCGTTATAAAGACTTTTATAGATACCTATTTAATTCCACAATTATTAATAGAAAGTGTTTTTAAATTTGATGTAAGTGCTCCAGAAAATTTAGTAGAAATTAATTTTAATAAAATTGATATATCTGAACAAATTTTAATGGAAAACAACGGTAAGGAACTGTATAACTCTAATGCTATTACTTACGAAGAATATAGAAAGCATATTGGTAAAAAACCGCTTAAAGAAGAACAAGAAAGTTCTCTTATGTATCATAAATTTCCCAATAGAGCAGAGATTGCTAAAGTAGAACAAATTAAATCTGGAAGTGCTTCTAGCACAACTGCACAAAATCAACACGGTAAGGCTAGAAAAAAGACTAGTTCTCAAAAAGATAATAGATTAATAAAATTATTTGAAAATATAAAATTGGACTTTATTTTAAAAACAAAATCTGAAATAGATTCAAATATAATTGATAATTATGTCAATGAACTATATAATATTTACAATCTTAAATATTTTGGCTATAAATACAATTTTGAAGAGCAAGATTACGATACAAAGATAAACTTGTATAGACAATCTGCTGATAAAATTATAGAATTTATTGATTTAATAAATAAAAAAGTTGAATTTTCTGATCAGTTTTCTATTAAATTAGAAATGTTAATAGATAATACTGTATGGTATTTCGAAGATATTCAAAAAGAATTAGAATCTTTCAATAAAAAAATAGAACAAGAAGAGAATTTATAATGGAATTTGATAAGAAACAAAATCAACTTAATTTTTTCATCAAATTAGATGAGAAAATAGCTAATCTTTCCTCAAAAGATAAAGTTGCGTTTATAGATAATTTGATAAAAAATGGAAATTCAATAAATATTAATTTTCCGTTTTCTCACTCAGGTAGATTGATTAATCGTAGAATTTACTCGAAGAAAGGTCAGAAACAAGTAATACATGATTTGGTGAATCCCACTCCGGCTCCAATTACTTTAGACCACGAAGATAAAACAAGTAATATAATTGGAAGAATTGTCAAGGCTGATTATGTGGATACATTTGCAGAGGCTAAGGCTTTTTTCGATAATAAAAAAATAAATCCTGCTTATCTTAATGACATTGAAGATGGATTAAAGAAATTAGATTATGAAAAGCTTTCAAACGCCTATCATAAGAGTAAAGTTTTAATGTTTAGAGACTGGAAAGGTACTGGCTTCATTAAAACTCTAGGCCGCATTTCAGATCCAGACGCAATAGTCAAATTCATTGATCAAAGATACTTAAATCTTTCAGCCGAGCAAAATAGTGATGTACATGTATGTTCTATTTGTTTGTTAGATTGGAAAAAAGATGGCTTGTGCGAGCATCTCCCTGGAAGAGTATACGATGGCAAAATGGCCTTTAGTCTTTGCGGTAACATGACAGGATATGGAACTTCTGTTGTTGTAAATGGGGCTGATCCCGATTCATTTGTTAATGAAATAACGTTAAACGACAGTGAAGGAAATTCTTTAGAAGAAATTTCTGTTAGATTACTTGATAATTTAATAGTTGATTCTTCAATATATGTAGAGGAAAATAATAAAATGAATTTAATTGAATCCTATTTAAAAGGCGAAGAATTAACTAAAGATCAACTATTTGATTTATTTTTAGAAGTTTCTGGAGAAACTCTAAATAGAAGCGAATTTGATGGCCTTTCAGATTCTATAAAAGTAAACGGATTACCAGTTCTTTCTGTAAAAATTAAAGAAAAACTAGAATCTTTAGAATTAGAAGATTCTTTAAAAGCAGAAGGTTCAGTGTTTAGTAATTTAATGGCTAAGATTCAACTTTTTGAAGATGAGTCGGCCGAAGAACTTAAAGACACAAAGATTAATCCTGAAACTATAGTAGATTTCTTAACTGTTGAGTCCCTAAAAGATGAAAATAATGTTGTATTATTGGATAGAGTAAAAGAAATTGTAAATCAATTAAATTTGATTCCAGATTCAGTCTCTACAGAACTAGAAGAAGTTAAAAATAAATTACAACAATTAGAAAATGCTAAAGTTGATTTAGAAAAAGATTCAGTTCTTTTGAGAGAGAAAGAAAAAAATAGAATCATAATGATTGATTATAGAAATCTTTTAAGAGATCATGTTAATTTAGTAAAGAATTTTGATAGTCAAAAAGAAAAACTTGATAACTTACTTGAAAAAAGTATACCTATTTTTAGTACAATCTTTTCAGATAAAGATTTTTCTGAAATAAATTTTGAAAAAGTTATTGAAATAGTAGATTCTTTTGATAAAGATACTTTAGAATCAAAATTAAACGACGGTTTAGCAAATAAAAAAATTGAACCAATAGAATTAGAAGACAATATTAATAACACTTCAATAGAGTCTTTAACTTCATACGAAAAGAAAGTATTAAGTAATTTCAAAAGCATATTAGATAGTGACGGTGAACAGGCAGCTAAAGCTTATTTCAAAAAAGTAAAGATATACTGCTCAAAAGATTTCGATCCAAATAAATTTTCGGAGTAATTAGAAAATGTCAGTAACAAAAAATTATAACAGAAGTTTAAAAACCAGAAACGATTTAGCTCCAAGCTTAAATCCTTTAGTTTTTCTATCAAACCCAGTAGATAGACCAGTTGCTGGCTATACATCTATGATTCCTGCTCCATGGCTTCCTGTTGAGTGGCAAAGTGAAATCTCCAAAGATTGGTTTGTTATTTCATCGGGTAAAGTTGTAGCTTGGACTAGAGACGGATTTATCGTCCCTGCCGGTTTCAAATTAAGATGGGCCGCTTCAACAGGCGTTACCTACACTGCTAATGATTATGCAAACAAAACAATGGATATTACAACTGGTGCAGAGTACGCTACAAATGGTACTACTACATATTCAGTAGCTAATATCACTACAGCCTTAAGAGCAAGAGGTTTAATCTTAGCTTCTGAGGATTGTGACGATTTCATTTCACAACCAGTTGGCGCTATTCTTTACGATGTATTTGCATTCGCTGGTGGACCTAACGGCTGGAACCCTGCTTTCTATAAGTTCCAAAACTATACAAAGCAACAAGGTGTTCAATTTACATCCGCATCACAAATAATCCTGCCTATCGTGCCAGCATTACACGCTTCGGTTAGCGTTCCAGGTGCCTTAACAGGTGCTACCTTATCAGTTGGCTCAGGTAATATTTACAACGCTACAAATACTTTAGCTGCAAATAGATACAGCGAAGCTACAAATACAGATATCGTTGCTTGGGCTATCGCAGACTACCCAATTGCTACAGATACAGATAGAACTCCAGTAACTGGCTCCTCAACTGATTTCTTAGTTAGAGAAATTAAAGTAGATTTTGCTGCTGCCGCAACTTCAGAAGAAGCCTTGGGCGCCGCAATTGACAGATTGACTACTGCTGGTGATTTCTTCATCGATTATGAAGCCGGTGTTATCTTCATTTACGCTGCTGGTGGAACTGCTATTCCTTCAAACGCTACTGGCGAAAGTATAACATTCTATTCATATGCTGCTGCTCCCGCTTCAGTAGAAAGATACACATGTATTGTGGGCAATCCTCATCCTGGAGATTGGTTAAAGGTTGATTCAAATTCTAACTTCCAAGTCTGGACAACTTCTGACGCTGATACCGACAGAATTGCTAGAGTTCACAGAATAGAATTCGAACCAAAAGATTTACTTGATAGAGTACAAACTGCTTGGAAAGGTAGTGAGTTCGGCGCAAAACAACAAATGACTGGTTCTGCTTCGAAAGGTTATAGCTCTACAGTAACTTATTCAAACGCTGCTGATAAAGTAGCCAGAATTGTGTTAAACATTAGATAATAAGGCAAAGGAGCTTATAAAAAATGTATAAGTTTAAATTAAACGACGGAAAAGAACTAGAGTTACCAGTTGGTGAAGCTACTGATCCAAAAGCCAAGAAAAGAACTGCTGCTAAGTTCTTGGCAGACACTTGGAAAAATCACGGCTTTACTCCAGAAGGCGACTATTTAGAATTTGGTAAAATTGTAGACTTAATTTCTACTACAGAAATGTCTGAATTGTTACCTATTGCTACCGAATGGATCTTAAGAGAACCTGTTGAGCCAATATTAGCCATCACTAGTCTTTACACTAGAGTTATGGCAAAAGGTCTTAGCCAGAATATCGTTATGGGTGCTTTAGGTGCTATCGCTGCTGGCGATGCTGATGAAGGCGGTAACTACCCTGAAGTATCATTCGATACCGGCGGTGCCGTGACTACAGCTACCATCGGTAAAAGTGGTATTCAAGCCTCATTTACTGATGAAGCTTTAAGATACATCCCATGGGATATCATGGCTATCCAATTAAGATTAATGAGACAAGCAGTCTTAAGACACACTGAATACAAAGCTATTAAATTCTTATTGGCTATGGGTCAAGTCTTATTCGACAATGCTAATCCTACTTCATCTTTATTCGGTGTGACTACTGGTAGAGCAATGGACGGTTCAGCAAACGGTTCATTAATCATGGACGATATTTTGACTGCCTATACTCACATGGTAGAAACTGGATACACTCCTGATACATTAGTTATGTCTCCTCAATTCTACTTTATGTGGGTTAAAGATCCTGTATTGAAATACTTATTCATGGAAGGATCAGGAAGAGGCGTCTACTTTGCAACCTATACTGGTAATCCTGCTCCTCTTCCAAATTGGAGTAACGGTGCTCTAGGCGCAATGGGTCCTTCAAATGGCTACAACGTAATTCCTATGGGTAACGCTGCTGGCGAAACTGCTACTGGATTAGAAGAAACTTCTCCAGTTGCTAACTCTGCTCCAGTAATTCCTAACTACTTAGGTCTTCCATTAAGAATTATAGTCTCTCCATTGATGCCATACGATCCTACTACAAAATTAGGTCATATCTTCTTGGTTGCTTCTGGTAGAGTAGGTTATCACTTAATTGATGAAGAACCATCTACTACAGAATGGCGTGACGAAGATAGAGAATTAATCAAAGTCAAAATTAAGCAAAGAGATAGTTTTGCAGTTGTTGATGATGGAAACGGTATCTGTGTGTTCAGAAACGTAAAGAACGTTGAAAACTACTACCACGGTCATGTTCAATTGACACAAACAGTTTCAGGACAAATTACTGAAATTGATCCAGACACTGCTGTAGTCTAATCAAGCTTAGTGATTAGATTTGAATTAGGGCCCCTGAGGCCCTAATTTTATATGGAGATTAGATAAATGAAATTCTTTCAAAATGATTTCGAAGTTTTTGAAATTGAACCATCAATGAGCCTTGAAGGTGACTCCTTTCAGTTAAAAAATATGTTTTCTAAAATTGAATATGAAGAAGAGACAGTTGTATTATTAAAAGATAAAGAGGAACTAGAAAAAGATGGCTCCAACAGTAAGTAATATATATCCTTCCGATACAGCTACCGGTGTTCCTATTGGTATTGATATACTAATTACTTTTGACTCAGAAATCGATGAAGAGACAGCACGCAATAATATAATGGTTTTTGGTGCCGATTTCGATGAAACCTCGGGTCCTGATTCCGTAAAATGGGTAGACCCAGCTATCGGTTATAATCCTTATTTCTTAAATTCTCCTGGCTTTAACGGTGATTTGAGATATGATATGTATTTCGAGCTATTGAATTCTGATAATACTGTTTTCTCGGGGTTAGATTATGAGTCTGGATCCCCTAATTACAAAACAAGAGTAAGAATTAAACCCAAAAAGCCTTTAGCTCCAAGCACTATCTATAAAGTTTACGTTATTGGAAATTCAGACTCTTCTGATGGTGTAATTAGAGGGATAGCTTCCAGAACTGTTTATTCTACTACTTTCGGAGCAAATTTAGGTTCTGGAAACTGTGTGTTTCGCGGAGGCTACAGAGGAGACACAGAAGATACAGTTACTATAGAGATAACTGAAGCCGGTAATATTGGAACTGCAGAGTATATATGGTATTTAGCGTCCAATCCTTCATTGGTTTATAGTGGAGTTACTTCTAGAAAATACAGAAGTCTTACCGATATGAATATCGATGTTAGATTTACTGGAAGTGATTTTAATGTTGGGGATAAATTTTCTGTTAAAATATATCCTCCAGAGTATATGGAAGATTCTTTTCTATACTCCTTTACTACTGGAACTGGAAATATATCAGCTATACCAACCACTACAAGCACTTCTGTGTTGGGAGATATAGCTACTTCTTCTGAGATTACTGATGAGTTTGAAGTAACGTATACTGATCCAGAAACCCAAGCAATGAAACAGAGCATTAATATAAGAGTTATTAAGGTTGTTTTCAGCAACAATATAGATGCTTCGACAATAAATGATAAAACTGTTAAAGTTGAAGCTACTTCTGCTGTTGGTTACGATCCAACAACTACAAATCTAGGAAAACTTAATAAATTCTTATATGTTGATGGTAAAAACCTATATATCTTACTACAGACTGGAGAAGAATAATGTCTAGATCTGTTTTAGCGGGCGAAACTATAAATCTTTACTGTGAAGTCTATTCTTTTGATACGACTGGCAATAAAGTTTTAACTGATCCGGATTCTACTCCCATAGTATCCATATTCGATGCTTTTCATGACCCGAGAGAGTCTTCTACTGATTTAGTTACTGATGCATTAGTTTATAGAGCAAATGCTACAAGGGTGACTACTGGAGTTTATTATTACTCCTATACTCCCGCCGCATCTGCAATGACTAATTATTGGTTTGATTACTGGGAGATTACTTTGGATTCTGTATCTGGAACTGCTGCTATGCAGTTCTATGTTATTGGAGAAGAAGCTGGCACAACTCCTTTAGGTAATAATATGTTGGTTGAAATTACCTTAGATGAAAATATATCTGATACTAATGGTAATTCTTTGGGTGCTGATTATGTATTTTGGTTTACAACCGAATTCGATCCAATGTATTCAGATCCCAAACTGGTTAGACTATACGCAGGAAACTGGGTGAACGGCATTCCGGATGAAACTCTTTTCTTAATGCTTTATGAGTCCTCTAAACTTGCTGATGATATCACTCCTACCGGTATATGCATTAATACCTCTCTTTATAATAATGCTAGAACAAGATTTGTAACTTTAGATTCTATATTTAGATTACTCTCTATTCCTGTTAACCAGGGAGGTATGACAAAATCACTAGGAGATTTGTTAGTGAAAAGAGGTGAAGCCTCTTTTATGAATATGTTAGATAGAGCAGCCAAAGAAAGACTAGAATGGAGACGCGTGGTAAATTCAGGTGGCAATATAGGCCCTGGAGAGTCATATGCGCCTATTTCTGTTGTCAAGGGAGCTAGAGATCCAGATAGACTTAATGCGGGCCGTAGATGGCTTAAACCGGGGAGAAATGATACACCTGGGGTCAATGGTAGAGTATCTTTAAGTGGAAATAGATTACAAAGATATTTCTATATAGAAGATAGCAATAATGAGGATTACGATTAATGAATTTGTATCCTAGTTCAAAAATAGAATTAGATTTAAGACAAGAACTAATAGATATGTTTCATGGAACCTCTGGTGAGATTCCTAAGAAAAAGAAATTCCTTTTAAGAAGAATGAGAAGGGATTCTAATAATTCTTTAATTGAATGTTCTTGTCTGTCGTCCATCACTAAAGAACCAGATACAGAAGACGAGTGCATCTTCTGTTTAGGTGAGGGATATTATTGGGATGAGATTTGGATCTACGGTTATTCAAGAATAAACGATACAGTAGCTCATTTATCTAATAAAAGAATAGCCGTTCAACCAGGAAGAGTTAGCACATATGAAAAAATATTTTATTTTGAATACGATAAAATAATAACTAAAGAGGATAAAATAATTGAATTAAAACTTGATTATGATGGAGAAATTTCAGTACCCTATAAGAGAAATTATATTTATATGCCAGAAACAATTCTGGAATTAAGAAGTGATTTTGGAAGAATAGAGTTTATTGTTGTATATACAAGTGAAAATCCCGCGGTAAGAACTAGATAATGAGTAATTTATTTGTTGATATAAATACAGAGCTAATAGAAGCTGCCGAAAAGGACGTAACTTTTTTGATAGAAGACGGTGACGGTCAATTAAGATCTTTCAACGTAAATGTTCCTCCTAAATTTGAAAATCCATACAGAATAGATCTTAATCAATTCATTCCTCAAACAAAAGTATTTAATTTAGATCGTTTTTTTGAACTTGCTTTGCAACTAATTAATAAGGAATCAAATAATTCAGTAAGTTTTGTAGAGGAATACCCACCACAAGATATGGAAAGTTTAGGTAAAGAAGTAATTACATTCAGATTAATCAAAAGAGAACCGGCTGCTATGAGCGCCGATGCTACAACCAGAAAACAAAAAGGATTTAGAAATTATTACGATACCAAAGAAAGCAATTACGGTGATAACGTAATACAAATATACAATAGACCTTTGGATCACGAAATAGAGTTTAGTATTTGGGCAGTTTCAAATAAGTTAGCAAACAAAAGAGCTATTTGGTTAGAAGATTTATTCGTTAAACATAAATGGGTTTTTACTTCAGAAGGCGCCGATAGATTCTTTTTTGAAAGAAGATTACAAGATGGCTATTTATTAGTCGGAAAACAAAAATTATTTTACAGACCTCTAAGATTTTCACTAAGATTTAATGATTTTATGATTAGAGCTAATTACGAAATAAAAGATATAGAGATCGCTTTGAATTTAAAATCGGAGATATAAATGGCATACGATAGTGTTCCACAAATTTCAGCAAGATATTTAGACGGTAATTTTGATATTATCGCTGCAACCTCACAACCTTCAGTTTTGGTTTTAGGAACCGCTACAGATGGAAGAACTGACTCTCTTTACAGAGTTGGCTCTATTAGTCAAGCCTCCGCAGAATTCAAAAACACTGGTACTCTTATTAAGGGTTTATATGAAGTTTCTGTTGCTGGTGCCAACAATGTTTGGCTTAGAAGATTAGCAACAGGTACTCCAGCCGTTTTAACTGGTGTCGGTTCCGATGATGGTTCGGACGGTATTACAATTACTACAGTTCAAGAGGATAATGATGCCGGCGATAGATACTCTATTTGGTTTACTGCTTCCGATGGTAGATTAGCTATCTATGATAACGAAGACGAAGAATGGATTTACGATACCGCCGAAATATTAGCTATTGATACTGGCTTAATCAGTGTTGAAGGTGTTCACGTATTAGGCGAAGGCGTTGACATTGGAACTCAATCAGGCCCTGTAGCCATGAGTGAATGTGAAGATATTGATGTAGCTTTATCTTACACTGCCGGAACAGATGGAGATGCTCCTTCTTTCATGGAGTTATATGAAGCACTTGAAGAAGCTTATGAAGAACTCGATTGGCAAAAATTAGACTTCATCGTTCCAATGAAAGCGACATTAGATGCTCCAAATATTGAAACATTAACTTCTTCACAAATTACCACATTAGGATTAGACGGTTTAACTGATTACCCTACTGCCGGTGGCACAAAAGATTATCTTGGTCGTCTTTTCAAACAAGAATACAACGGTAGTTATTACTACTGGTGGGATATGGATAATGATGGTGTTGCTGAAATCTATCCATCAGTCGGTTCTGCTTCCGCAACCACTGATATAGATGGAGAAACACTAACAAGCTCTGATTTTCACGAAGTTAATTTCGCTTATCAATTAGCAGAGTTTTGTAGAAAAGCTTCTACTACATGGCACACCTGTATTGGTTTCGTCGGAGTAGAAGGACCAGACGGTTTCGATAAGGCTTCTTTGGCTGCATGGATTGGTAAACTTCCTACATATACAGAAATGAACGATGGTTCTATCGTGGTCTCTACGACCGCTAATAACGGAACTGGCTTACTTGGAAATAAATTCCTTGCTGGCAAAAAAGATTTCAGAGGTTCTGTAAAAGATGGTGGTTTTATCAAAACTGATAGTGGATTCTTAGACGGCACAGAAGAATTAGACGCAAACAATAGAGTAATTGATATTGGTAAACACATTGTAATCGCTCCTATGTACTGGGTTCACGTAAATAAATATGTATCTCCAACCTCAACTTTAGGTAGACCAGTTCCATATCTAGGTGGAACCGCTACAACTATTGCTGGTAAATATGCTACATTGATCGAATCAGAAGAAGCTAATGGCTTGAATGGTTTACTCAAAGGTGGTAGATTGGACGGTATAAAGATTCCTGGTAGATTACTTAGTGCCCTAAATAGTATAAGATACGTTTGTATTAAAACTGAGCCTCCAGTCGGTATCGTTGCCTCTGGCTCCAAGACCGCTGCTAGACCAGAAAGTGATTATGCAAAGATTTCTACTATTAGATCAGTGAATCGTGAATTAAGAGGATTAAGATCTATCTTATTCAAATTCCAAGGTAAACCTTTTAATCCTACTACAGAATCGTCTATTTCTACTCTTACTGATTCTTTCTTGTCATCTGAAAGAGAGATAGGCATAAACAATGGAGCTAGATTCTACTTGACCTCTACTCAAGCTCAGAGAATACTTGGACAATTGAAAGGTAAATTGAAAATGGTCCCACCATTGGCAATCGAATCAATTGATATCGAAGTAAGTCTTACTGACGATCCCTCTACTTTATAATTAAAAGGATAAACAATGGCTTCTAATACTTCTTTTCAATTAGCTAGAACATTCACTACTTTCGCGGGTGTTGACATTAGCGTTGTCTTCGGCACCGAACTTATAGGTGAAATGCAAGCTCTCTCATTTGCCGTGCAAAGAGAAAAGGCTCCTCTCTACGTTTTAGGTAGAGTAGATCCTTTGGCATTTGCTAGAGGTAAAAGAGGTATTGCTGGAACTCTTATTTCGTTGCTTTTAGACGAGCATATTTTATTCAAGAGATTTGCAGATTCTTACTTCGTTGCAGATAATTCAGAAATTCAACCAAATGTTTCTAATAAGTTAGATGTGACTAATGGTTCTTTAGACACTGTTGGCTCTACAGTCTTCGTGCCTAACGACTTATCACAAAACTTTACAGTAACTAATGCATGGTACGTAGATCAATTACCTCCTATTGACACAGCTATTGTTGCCGTTAATGAATATGGTTCTGCCGCCACCATGAGAATATTGGGTATGGAAATTTTGAATGAAGGTTCGGGTTTCTCAATTGACGATACGACTATTGAAGATCAAATGACATATGTAGCAAGAACTATTCTTCCATGGCAAAGACTTGGTATGTGGGGTAGCTCAGGTGATACATCCTTGACATCTACTAGTAGATTTATTCCAGCTTAATTTATTATAATTAAGTTTTTGGAGCAAGATGTTTTACTCGTATTCGGGATCAGATTTTTCTTGCGCGGCTTTCTTTAGTCTGTACGATGCAGAGAGAAATCCCGTTAATTCTGGTTCCGTGACATTAGATTCATTGGTAACTCTTTCAATAAGCATCCACGAAGCTAAAAGCCCCGTAAGAAGCGTAGGCAAAAAAAATGTTTCCGGTTATAGTTCCAGTGCAAGAACTATAGCCGGTTCTATTATTTTTAATATCATCAACGAGCATCCATTAAAGAAACTACTGGATGAATATAAAGCTCTATATGAACAAATTCCTAGATGGTCTGATTCTAGAGACTTTAAATTGAGTAATTTCACAAAAGAATATGAGAATATTCAATATCCTACTACTCTTCCTCCTTTTAATATAAAAATATTTGGTATTACAGAAATACAAAATACGAAATATGGTTTTAATGGAAGTTCAGACTATCTTTTAGGTCGAGATAATTATACTGATCCAATTAGTTTACCATTTCTAAATGCTTTGATTACTGGTGTTGAGTTTACTGGAAAAAGTTCAACCATAAGTGTTAATAATATTTTAACTGAAGATGTTTATGAGTTTGTGGCTTTAGATTTTCAAGATTTCTATCTCAATTATGGAGATGTTCCTATTTCGGAATCTGCCCAGGAAAATCTTATTTATGAGAAAATGTTTCCAGATGATGAAGATACTGTTGACCCCAATATATTAAAAGAACTTAACATGACAAAAGTATCTCCTCCTCAAAAGGTATTTAATAATAGTTCCTCTTCTAAATACTCTTTAGATGGAAACGATACTTTCTTTACTCAATCTTCAACCGGAAGAAAACACTTAGCTAAATAATTATGAAATTTATACCAAATCAAATATATAACTATCATTCTGGCGCGAATACAAGAATAAAACTATTCCATACAAATCAATCAGATAGAAAAGTTTTACTTGGGGAAGTCGCCGCGCTAACTTGGAAGTTAACCCAAAACAGACTGCCTTTATATGGTTATAATGCACCAGAGTTTTCTGCTGTCGCTCACGGTCAAATTATAGTTATAGGTAATTTAATACTAAATTATGTATCCCATGAATACCTTTTAGCCGCAATTCGTTCTTCGAATTTAACAGCCTCTGAAGAATCATCTTATAATAATCTATCTTCTGAAGAATTGGCGTACATGTATCAGACTTCTAACGATTCTGAGGCGGTAAGGGCTCTTAAAGAACGTTATTTTCGTAGTTCTTCTACTATTCAACAAAGTCAATTTAATTCAGATTTAAGATATAATTTTGGAAGACCAGATCAACATACTAAAAGTTTAGATATAGAATTATCCTTCGGAGATACTAATTCTTCAAATTCTACTTTACATGTTATCAAACATGTTTATTTTAACTCCAGAGCCCTATCTGTTATGGCCTCGGAAGATAATATAAAAGAATCTCTAGAATTTATAGCTAGGAGTGTAATCTAATGAAAAGACTTGGTGATGGTAATGTTTTATTTGGAAGTGAAGTTTCTGATCAAGGACGTAAAGCCTTAGAGAAAGTTCCAAATGCACAACAGATATTTGAGAATATGGAAGATTTAAATTCAGAAATAAAAGATTCTGTAAATCTATGGGGGGTTGAGGAAGATTATGAGGGACCACTTAAAGAGCCGTTAAAAGTTGAGTCTAAGCCTGCTATCCAAACAAAAAGAACTCTAACTCCCTCCAAAAAAGCAAAACCACAAAATAAAGTTATATCTGTAACTAAAGAACAAAAAAGACAAATGGAAAAAATGGAAGACAATAGTTTAGAAAATGAATTAGATGATTTATTGCTCGGCGTTTCTGAAACCGAAGAACAAATAAATAACAAACAAGTTGAAACTAAAGAAGACCCTAGAGCGTATATTCAATCATTACTTGACAAGCTTGGTGGCCCAAGTGCTAAAGATTTAGCAAACCTAGAAAATCAATATGGTAAAAATAATATACATATTACAGTATTTTCAGAAACTGAAATATACATATATACCCATTTAACAAGATCAATGTGGATGAAATCTCAAGAAGCTTTAGAAAAGTTAAAAGATCAACGTCAGTCTGTTGCGGAAGAAGAATTGAAAGAAATAGTCGTTAGACACTGTATGATTTGGCCTAAATTAAGTTTAGAGTGGAAACATAATTCGAGAGCCGGTATTGTTGGTTCTTTGTTTGACTCTATTTGGTATAATTCTTATTTCTTTACGCCTCAACAGGTAAGTACCATAACCTATACTTTATAATATGAAAATAAACTTCTCAAAAAATAATGAGAAGCCTACACATATAGCTGTATTTCCCGATGGCACAGAGATAAGTTTTTGTCTTCTTACCTTAGAGGAATACAGCTTTTTGGCTTCTTATAAAGAAATTAAAAAACTTGACGATATTTCTTTTTACGAAGAAGTATACAATGTCTGCGTTCCTAATCTCTACAAAAGATTAGGTGGACAGATAAAAGCTGGCATTCCTTATTCTATTGGTCAATTTATTTGGACTCAATCTTATTCTTATGATAACTTAATAGAAGAACTTGATCGGGCTAGAAATAACTATGATCCTTCTAATATATATGAATACATGAAAAGTTTGATTATTGTTACTTATAATAATTATAAGTATGAAGATTTTGACAAATTGAATAGATTACAAATAATCGATTTGTTTGTAAGAGCGGAAGCACTTGCCCAACAAAAGAATAAAGATTATAAACCCCTTAATCTGAAGAAAGAATTAAGAAAACAACAAAGAAAAGAATCTGGAATTGATTTTGAAAGAGACAATAGAGAGATAGCTAAAGAGTTTAGAAATAACGGTCAAGATCAGCTTAATAGTATGGACTTGGTTAGAATCAGAGAGGCTGCCCAGGTAAGACATAACAATAGAATGGAAAGAATGAGAAATGGCTAGTTTTAATCTCGGCACAAATAATCCTTACTGGAGTAATACTCAACCAGAAAGAGAAAGTAAATTTCTTCCTGGAGCGGCAGGGATTTTGGGTGCCGGAGCTTTTCTTGGAGCGGGCTTTATTCCTTATGGAAACGGCAATGTTTTCGATATTTATTATAAGGTAGGTAGAGTTGCTGCCCATTCTTTTCCTATGGGTTTATTGGCATCTGTTCGATTTCCAGAGGCCATTAGCCCATTCATTAGTAGAAGTTTTCAATCTAATAACTTAGGATATGTAGATTTTGGATCGGAGTTTCTCAACTCTCCCCAAAGTTTAGCTTGGTTATCTAACGTAACAGGACAGTCAGAAGCTCAGTTAGCTAGTCTAGGAGTTGGCTCTGGATCCTCTTTAAGATTCACCAGACATACTGGATTTAGAGGAATATTTGGTGGAGGTAGATTATCTTTAATCTCTTCTGGAGGTCAATCTGTAAACGTGTCCGATAACATAATGTTATTAGAAAGACAATTAACCTCCAACGAATACTTTTCAATTAATAGAAATATTAATCAATTCGCTGAAGCTGCCGCCTCAGTAGTAAACGAAAATCTTGATATGAGACAGGCTTTCGTTAGCAGCCAAAATTCAGACTTAGCTCATAAATATATTCCTTTTCCTTCTTTAACTGGAAGCAATAGATTTTCTTATATTAGAGGTATATTTGCTTTTGAAGCTCAAAGATTAAACAGGGCTACAGAAACTATAGTAGAAAATATTCCAATTTTAGGCGAAATAATAAAGCCTTATCTTAATACTGAAGGTCTTTTGATCAAGAACGGACCTGCCTTAAAAATGTATGCCAGAACACTTGGTCTTACAGGAAAAATAGCAGCGGCTGGTTTGGCTGTTTCTCAATACGATTATTTCATGAGATACAAATCAGATAATGCTGCTCTCAAAGAAGCTGGTTATTTATTTTCTTCGGCTGCTGTTGGTTATGGTTTCTTAAGACATTTTAATAAAGTTGCTTCGCCAACCTTAAGAAACAAAGCAGGAGCAATTGGTCTTGGTGCCGCAGCTATTTCATATTTAGGACAAAATGTTCTTTCTGGATTTGATAAGGGCTTAGTCGCCGGTGTCACAAAAACCGCTAGTAATTTAAGTATTTTTAGTTCCGAAATAGGTGAATTTATTGGAGCCTCTGATTTCAGAAGAGAAATAGAAGATGTTTTTCCCGGCTTTAGTGATGTTACGACTAGTGTTTATTTTGGTTTGGGTACTTTAGGATTATATTCTTTAAGACATCGATCAGAAAATAGATACGTAAAATTTGCCCAACATATGTCTGCTGAATTAGATAGAGGCGGATTCACTGGAATTAATAGAGCTAAACAAGCTTTAACTAATTTAGATTTACACTATAGATCATGGGAAAAAGTTGGAGCCAACCTTAGTCCAACAGACGACTTAGATGCTTATAGAGCTATGATTGCCAATGGAGTTTCATTCAAGAATAATGCTCCTGGTAAATTGCTAAATGAAGCCTTTGAACAAACTTGGCAGGGATACAAGACTAGTGGAGCGGGTGTCTTTATGCGTCTGAAAGGTTTATTTAGTCATTTTTCTTCTTCTTCTTATTCTGAGTTTAGAGGCTTTAAGGGAGCGTATGTAGCCTTTGGTTTAGGTTATATGGTTCATGCTCTTGCAACTAGAAGAGTATTTGGTACAGTTGAAACTCCAGAACAATTAAGAAAACAGGCCGAAGGAAAAGAATTAATCCCTGTTAGAAAGTCTCGTTTTTGGGGTATGGGTGGTACCCCATATGAAGGCGGTAAGATATCTTATTATAAGCCATCTCTAACTGCTACTATTATGTCTGATTCTGAAAATTACGCTAAATGGGGAGAAGATGTTAAAAGATATTCTCCTATTACTAGATGGTTCTTAGAAAACTTTTCTTATACATTAGAGGAAAAGAATTTCTACGATAGACCGTATCCAATAACATCTCCTGGTTTTGCTAATACTCCATTTTTTGGTGATTTTTTAGGGGCCACTATAGGTTCCTTAGTTAAACCACAAAAAACAATGCACGTTAACGAATGGCAAAGAATTACTGATACTTTAGAAACAGAATATCTAAATGTTCCAAAGAAATTAGATTCAAACCCTTCTATGAGGTTAGGAGGAACTGGTATTAGAACTCCTATAAACCCTTATGATATAAGAGAAGTTTACGGAGAAGTTCAATATAAACTAAGAGAAGCTTCTGGTTTGATTGGTTTTATTCAAAATCAATTCCAAAAGACATTTACTGGTTCGGAAACTTATTCAACAGATAGACAATACCTTGCTGAGTCTGGAGCTATGTATGACTTAGCTAAAAGTTTTTGGAATTTAGAAATAGGTGGTGCCGCCACTTTGTCTGAAATTCCAAGACGTTTCCTTCCAAAAGAAAGAGAACAAGCCAGAAATAGATACAACCCTATTCGCAATACAATGCCTTCCTGGCTTCCTGAAGAGTTCAAGAGGGGTGACCCTTATACGTCTATCCAGAGTGGCTTTGCAAGGCTCCCAGGCGCCGGATTCGCTGCTCTGCATCCAGAACTGAAAGGTATTGCACCAGAAGATTATCCTTTATTCTCTAGATATCAAATCTTAGCAAACGTAGCTCCTTATTCTGATGAATATAGAAAAGCTAAAATAAATGTTATGTCTATGAGAAAGAAAGGCCAATTAACTGTTGAGCAAGCAGAAGAAGTTGAAACTATAGAAAAACAATTGGCTGCCCAAAGGATTAGAAGAAACTATTTTATAGAATCTAAAGAGCAACAAGAGCAGCCCGTTATTAAAAGAAAATTAAGAGACTCTTATCTGCATTTCATAGATATGGTTAAAAATATTTCTGCTCCAGTAGAGTATTTGACCTTTGGTGGTTTTAGACCTTCTCAAAAATATTTACCAGTTACATCGGCTCTTAGCGATTATGAAAGGTATGCCATCTATGGCTCTGAGACTTCCTTTTGGGATTTATCAAGATCATGGAGAGATTATTTAGGTCCTGCTTTTTATAGCACTATAAAATTATTAGGTTATAAAGGTGTCCCTGGCGAACTAAGAGAAAGAAGAGATATAGATGAGTATTTTGATAAATTAAAATATTATAAGTATATGAAGTTGCATCAAGAAGCCAAAAATAATGGCAACTATGAAGATGCTGCAAGTTACAAGAAAATGGCTTCTAAAACCGTTTATGGTGTTAATCCATACGCTCATCCTCTTTCGATCTACTCTGCTTTACCTCAAGCAGAAAAAGATAGATTTGATGGATTCTTAGCGATAAAAGATCCTAAAGATAGAAAGAGATTATTAGAAATATTACCGGATAATCAAAAACAAATATTTGAAGTTTTATGGAGCAGACAAGACAAAGAGAAAGGAAGAATAAACGTTCTTTCTGATTCAGAGAAGATGAGTGAATTAGAATTATATTTTTCTAAAAAAGGATTACCAAGAGAAGATTTCATAGGATGGAATGCAGAAGTAGATTTAAACGATGTCAAACTAAAATATATTAAGTCTTTAAATTATAGTATTTTTGATTTTGGTTTCTGGCCTAACGATGAAAAACTCATTGAAAGAAAGCCCTATCTAGAAGGCGCAGAAGAATATCTTGTTCCTCAAAATAGAGTTTATAGAAATGCTGTAAATAAAATTTATAATAATTTGCATATAAAACATAGATCTATTATAATAGAGAATCATGGATCAATGGCTCCAGGTAAAACTGTAGTTAATATGAACGATAATAGAGAAGGCGAAATCCGTAAACAATATCGACTTTGGAATGAGAATTAATGGAAGAGAATAAAAAATCTAGAGGATTTGGCGTTTCAGCTTTAATAGCTTCTCCTTTAGCAATAGGATTAGGAATTGGAACAAAAGGTTTCTTGGGTGGAGGTTTATCAGCCAACAGACCTAATCCGTCTCCTTTTACTGGTGGTATTCCTGATAGATTAGAAATGATTGGACGTTCTACCGGAGAAAGTACAAATCAAATAATTGCTAAAGCATTAAATCAATCTAAAAAGAATGTTGCGGCTTTAGATTCGTTTATAAATTCTAAAAGATTTGAAGAAATGGCTTTCAAACCGGGGCCACAAAGAAATGCTGTCATAGCTGCTTATAAATCTATATTAAATTCTCCTTATCTTGGGTTAACAGAAGACGAGATAGCTCAAGAAACTGGTGATATTTTAACTGCTTCGTCAACAATGAAAGAACAAGAGTTCGTAGATATGATGAAGGAAAGAATTAATAAAAAAGCTTTAGAATTTGGTCCAGAAAGAAAAGAAGAATTCTTGAAAGACTTTGTTTCTGAAATTAAATCTCAATTAAAGTTTGAGAAGTTTGCTGTTCAAAGTCCTATGAATTTGCCGAGCGACACGATTAACTCTAACTTTAAAATAAATACAAAACAAATTAGTTTGTCTGAAATCAATAGTGATTATTCAGAAAGCGGAATGAGGGCAAAGAAAAATCTAAGCGCCCTGCAAGAAGTTATTAATAATAACTTATCGGGGAACACACATAGAAACTTATCGGTTTATGAAGTATTTGATCAAGGCATTGGTACAAAAGCCTATATGGCTAGAGTTCAAGTTGGTAGTGCTTCTTTCGACATTCCATTACTCGCCGGTAGAACTATACTGAGTTCTGATGATAAAATTTTGCCATTAAATACAACTGGTGGATTTATATTTAGAGGATATAAAAATAGAGATGGAGTTGTTAACTATTCTTCTAGATTCGGAGGAGCTAGTTATCTTACTTCCTTTGAGGGCGCCCCTCAAGCAATAGAAAACTATTTCATACAAGCCCTTGGCAAGAGTCTTAGAACTTTAAATTCTGCTAGCCCATTTCAACATAGAGCAATAGAAGAAGATTTCTATAACGCTACGTTTAATAGAAACCAATTGGTTGCTCCAGTATTTAGTAGAGCACAAAGATCTAATTTAGTTTTATCTGTATTTAGAGTTATAAATTCAATAGATAAATTTGTGCCTGGCTCAAGAATGCATGAAATTAAATTAGCTTCTAATAAATATGTAAAGACGGATGATGTTGGTTATTCGCAACTTTCTACTGGTGAAAGATTTTTAGTCAATGCTCCAACAATAGAAACTAGTTCTCCATACTATAAGCCTGGGGATTTAGATTTAAAGTCTAGGTCTTCTTCTTTAAGAAAGACAAATACAATTCTTGAGTCTGTTAGAGCTATTAATCCTATTTGGTCAAATAGATCTAATATATTTTTTAGTTCTGGAGATAATTTAACCAGAGAGCTTAATACTTTAAATAAAGAAGCAAGAACTAATAGATTAGTCTTTTATCAATTCGAAGAGGACAGTTATTTATCCAGATATAATTTGGACCTTGGTGCTTATTTGGGCAGAACTATGAGATATAGAACAAATCCCTCTTCTATAAAAGATATAGATTTAACTGGTAACACTAAATTATTAGACTATATAATGAAAAATTATGATCCAGAAACTAATCAAGTTTTTCTAACTAGAAAACAATTAATGGAAAACCAAGGTGTTTTAGGTAGACATGTTGGCGGTGCCGTAGCTACTTTACCTACGGATCAAGATTTAGATGGCTTATTGGTGACCTTAAGAAATAGTAAGCATAAAGATGCTATATCTCTTTCCTATCAAGTATCAAGAAAATCTGGCAGATTTTCAAAGGTCAGAAGTCTTTCTTTGAAGGGCCAAGTCGTTAGAACCAATAAAAATAGATTAATGAGAGAAGCAAGAAGGGCTTTCGGTATGTTGGCTAATGATTTCGATTCCTATGGTTTTGATCCTGAGAATATTATTGTCTCCGATACTGATCAAATTTTTAGAGAGAAGTTAGCCCTTAAAAATCAAATGGTTTCTGCTTATGCCGATATGTTGAGCAGAAAATCAAAAGATCCTATGGGCGCCCAATATCAAGTGGAAAATTTTATAAACAATGTTGGTAAAAATAATTTAGAGCCAGATGATATAGCAAAAACAATCATAAGAGAGATGAAAAAAAATAATTTCTCTAATGCAGAAATATCTGCTGTAGTTGCTGGTCAAGTTAGACTTTCAGTAAAAGGCGGAAAACAATATACTGATTTTCTTGATGATCCAAATGATGTTTTGGCTAATGTTTTAAAAAACGCTAAAGGGTTTTATGGAATCGATACACTTTCATTAGATACTTCTACTACCTTACAAGGTGGTGGTCGTTTAGCTTCCGTTGAAAGAAGAACATTACATGCTCTTGTACAGAATCTAAAAAGTTCTGGAGTATCTGATTCTGATACTAATAAAGTTTTAGCTGACGTTTTATCGAGAACTGGCTTTAGAAAAAACTGGCAGAATCTTTTAACTAATCAAACTTTTCTTACTTCTGCTATGAGCTTTGAAGGTAAAGTGAGTTTAAAAGATTTGGAATCGTTATCTTTAAGATATGATTTACCTTTTACTAGAGGTTCTACATCGTTTTCTTTGTTAAGCGATAATATAAGAAGAGGTAAATATTCTGATCCTGGCGATTACATGAGTATATTAAAGAAAAATACTATATTTGAATTAAAGTTCGATACACAAGCCTCTATTGAGGCCGCTAGAAATGTCTTTGGAAGAGAAAGTATTTTACTTCCTGGCTTCAAAGGGTCTCCCGCATTAAATAGAATATTGTCAAAAACAAATGGACAAAAAGTAAATCTTGGGTCAGAGTATGAACAAATTATTATGAGAATAATGAAAATGTCTAAAAAAGACATTAAAGGTAATGCTGCTGATAGAAATCAATTAGAAGAAGAATTTAAAAAACTAAGATCTATAGTATCTAAAATATCTGCTGAATCAGCTTTGTCTATATCAATTGGTAAAGTTTCTGGTTCTGTTGCCGCAAGAGCATGGACTCTTAATTCTTTAGAATCGAATAAAGACTCTTATAACAAAATGTACTCTATAGCTTCTAAAGATAAGGGATTGACTGTTTTCGCTAATGATTCTGCTTTCTTGAATATGATGCAATCTCAAAGAAAGCATTTAAATACAATTGGAGCAGATGATAAACAACATCTAGAAATGGTCAATAAGATAAGATCTTTCTATTTTGGCGCTGGAGATGACATTGAGAAAGGTGGTGGTATATTCGGATTCTTCGGTAGACATCCCACTCTTGGTGAAGGCCATGCTGGCGCTGGTGTTGTTAGACGTTATATAGATAAAGAAGAAACCTCTGCTTTATTAAAAAACAATAGAATTAAAAGATTTTTGAAAAAGAATTTTAAAAAAGATGATCACGAAACTTTTACTTCGTTCTTGTCTGGAAGAATAGGCAACACGCAACAACAATATCAATTCGCTAACATTTTATATAGAAATAAAATACAAACTAGTGGAGACGCAACGTTTAGAGTACCAGTATTTTCTGTTAACGTAGCAGTGAATGGCAACAAAAATCCTGTTTTAACTAAGTTTTCTAGATTAACTAATATGATTGGTGACGTTGACGGTGACTTGATATCTTTTATTATGCATACTTCTTCTGTTGCTCCCATGAAACAATCAATGCTTAATGACGCGCCTATTAATTTCTTTAGATCAAATGTTGAGTTTTTAGCTTTAAAAAATCACATTAAAAAGCATCAAGATTCTAAAGTTTTTAATAAGGTTATGAGTACATCAGAGTTATTAGTCGAAGACGTTATGAAGATGGTTCACTCAAAGAGAGTTGAGAAATTCTCGGTTGCTTTAGATGCCTTAAAAGTTTCTACTTTAGCTAAAGGAGAAAATGAAGTTAATAATAGAGTAGCTATGCAAGCCTTAGTTCTTATAGAAGAAATGATGCTTAAGTCTAAGAAACAGAAAGTTGCACTAGATATTGCCGATCAAGTTGCTACTGCAGTCTTTAAAGAAGACAAAGATTCTTTTAAAGCTTTGATGAAAGCGCACATTTTTGGAGACAATCCATTAATAAGTCTAGAGTATGATATCTCTAACTATGTTTCAGACGCGCCTGCCATGAAGTATGATTTGAACTATGATGAAGTTTTAGATTACATATGGAATAATTATAAATCTCTAAAATCAGAAGGCGGATTAGATTTAAGAAATATCAAAACGATAGTTAATAAATTGAATTTTGCTGAAGATTTAACTCCAGAAGTATTTCAAAACGTTTCCATAATGCTTAAAGATTTATATGAAGGTAAGGGCGGTTTAATTCAAGCTGCCAATGCCGAAGCCGCTGGTATTATAAAGACTGAGAGCGCTGTAAACGTTGCGAAAGGCGCTGCTAATTCATTGCTTGGCAATATGAGAGGTTTTGCTAAATCTAAAGCTTTTACTCATGGCTTGGCCCCTATTGCTGCTGGTTTGGCCGGAACAATAGCTTTAAGTAATTATTTCTCTTCAAATGAAAGATTAAATAACAATACAGAATTATATATTCCTCCACAAAATGAAAATGTTCAAGTACCAAACGATCTTCCAATAGATGAAGAATCAAGAGATTATCAATTTATAAATAGAAATAATGTTGTTTCTAATGAAACTTACCTTGAAGATGGTAACCAATCTATAGTACAATCTACATTAGAAGATGCCTCTTCTATAAAATATGTTCAAAATATCGTTAATAGTTTTGGCACTAGAAACAATCATGTTTATATTCAGGACAACAGAAAACCCCTGACCAAAAATTATATAGATTCATTCAGAGAAGATTAATGTCCGTAATAGAAGAAAACAAGGTATTGCAAATTAACGATATAAATTTTATTGTTGGTGCATCCTCTATAGATATACAAAAAGAAAACTTATCTTATACCTTTAAGGTGTTAAGAGAAAAATCATCAACTAAGCTTCCAACTGGTAATGGAGCTGCCGTTGTTACTATTTCTATAGCAATTCCAAGAGAAGATATCGTAAATGTTCATCGTTTAATGGTTCAAGTTAAACGTAATCCATTCATTTATATAGAGAACAAATTCATTCGTCATAGTATAGTTCCTCATTGGCCTTTAAATCAAAACATGGCGTTTACTTTGGGCGCTTGTACTTTAGAAAGTATTCCAGGGAACGTTGGTCTGTTTAATCTTTCTTTACAGTTGAAATGGTTTAATTACTTTCCATACTGTCATAATTTCTTATTTAGAGAAGACTGGAAAACAGATTGGATTAAACCTTCCGAAGAAGATAAAGAATTACTTAGAACTTTAGAAATAAATGATGTAAAATTTGTTAAAAAATCAATTTATAATTACATAACAGATTATTGGTATTCTACTAATTTTCCGCCTAATGGATTTAGCAAAACATTTGAAGACAACTTTGAAGGTTTTAGTGGATTCTTATTTGATTTAATGCCACTCCCTTCTGGTATGGAAAAAAGTTTTGCCGTATCCGCTCCATCCGAATCTAAAATTTACAAAAGATATTATAATGAACTACAAGCAGAAGCCTTGTTAAACAATTTTAATATTGACGTTAAAACAATATTAGGAGATCCTAGCTATTATCAATTATGTCTTTCTGGCGAAAAAACTTTAAATGAAGTTTTGAAAGAACAAAATAGTTTAGATTTAATAGTTGATAAAATGCTTTCTTACGATTATCTAAAAATATATTTCAATGTATATAAGTTTATAGATCTTCCAGAAAGTCTTAAGACTTCTTTAAGTGAGAATTTAAATAGTGTTATATTTGATGTTTCTGAATCGACAGCAGCCTTGTCGCATGACGAAGATGCTATGTCTTCTATTCCAGATATTATTAAAAGTAATGTATCATTTTATGAAAAACTAATAGAATTAAACCCTTACTTTAGAAGTATTTGTTTTTCTGTCATCGAAAAGATGATAAATGGAGATAATTTAACTGGTATAAAATATATTAAAAATTCTCCTTATTCGTTAAAGGTTTCAGAATGTGGCCGTTCTCTAAACGCTAATTATGGTTCTGAAACTTCATTCCATAAAATTAAATCCCAAGATGGCAATAGTGATTCTTTTGCTATGGATTTAGGCTTACTTAACAATTCTGGACTCGGTAACTTTTTAGATAAAGTTCAAAGTGAAAAAGAATTATTGGATAACCATTTAGAAGATGCTCGTAGAATTTTATATTTTCAAATCGACTATGGTTATGTAGTTAATAAATATTTTAAAGGTCAATTATTATGGGGCGGTAACTTTCAAAAAGCTTATGATAAAGAATCTGCCCAAGCCATGAGTACAAGACTCAATAACGTTAAATCTGTATTAAGCTTTTCAGAACAAGATATACTCTTTAAAAGAAATGAATCTGGTCTTCCTCCTTTAAATGACTGGCACAAAATTGTTTATAAGAATTTAGAAATAGGTATAGATCCCGTCCATGTTCAATTATATATTCCCGGTGATACCACAAAAGTCTATAATGATTTACAGTCTGGATGGCGTCCAACTTATATCTCTAATGAATATGCCTATAATGATGCTAGTGCTACTTATAAAAATTCTGATGGATATATAGTTCCTTGGTATAAGGCTTTAGATAAAATTGCTGGTAAACCCCTAACAGATCAAGATCAGGTTTTCTTCCAAACGGTAACTAGATTAAAAGATGAGGGATGGACCTACTATACTAAAGATAAGTCTATAAATGGAGTATTTACAAAATTAGTTGAAATCTTAGTTCCTTCTACTTCTGGTGCTATACTTTTTAACGACGAAGGTTTTATGGGTTTCTCTGATGGATCTAATAACGATTTAGATACCGTTCTCACGAAAGTCTCTACTTCTTTAAGACATGTTATAGTAAACATCCCAATAGCCGGACAAGAATGGCCAACTCAACAGCATCTTGGCGGCATTGATCCACAGTTTAATTTTGAATTGGTTACCGGAGACAGAACAGGTAATCAAGATGGAATTGGAAAATTAGCTCAATTAATAGAGTCAGTTAGAATTTCATTGCAAATGAATGCGACAAATATCAAATCTATACATGATTCTTGGATGTGCTCTGTTGACAATTTCGTTAATCGTTTAATGCAAAACTTTTCCGATAACGATTTATTGTCGAATATTTATAATGATAAAAGCCGTAAAAACATTATCAATTCAACTTCAATCTCTACTATTGAAAAACAGCCAGGACTTTCTGTATTTACTTTACAAACAGAAGAATCTCTTCCATTTATAGGAGAATCTTTAGTTAAGGTTAATACTGTTTCCCAAAAGAATAAAATAGATATATATAAAAAAATAGTTGCCAAGGCTAAAGAAATAGGTAAGTATAGTAATTTATCTGTTAACGAAAGAACATTTTTATCTAATACAGGTATCACAGATAGTATATTTGATTTTCTTGGGTTATCAATATCTAACGATATAAGAGATAGAGGTAAGTCGAGTGTGTATTCTAGATTAGTTCTAGATCAAACAAAAGTATCTGATTTAACCCAAGAAGAACTGAACAAATTAGAAACCTTTATGTTGTATTTCGGCAATATTCAACTTCTTTCTAATTTAATTTTATTTGAAAAAGAATATGGAGGTATGACTAATTTTGGAGATATTTACGGTTTAGAGAGTTTAATTAAACCAAAGGGTAAAGTTTTCTTAGAGAAGAACTTAAATGAAATCTCACCTTTGACCACTGGTATTCTTGAAGTATTAGCTACTCTTGGTATCATAGCTTTTACTGATATTGCTTTTATTTATGCCGCCTACAAGGGGGGAGAGTTTGCTGGTAGTCAAAATCCATTATCCACTCTTACCGGTTCTGAGACTATCAAGTCTTACCTTGGTACTACTTTTGGAATAATAGGTATTTTAGTTGCTTTACTGTTTACTCCAATAGTTAGTGCTGCTGCAGGTACTACTGCCTATAGTTTAATTGATTTAGATAACTCTTCTTTAATTTTGATTCCTAAATATCTAAAAGCTTTAGAAAACGCTACAGGAGATTTAGGAGCGGCATTCTCTGTTGTTCCAGAAATTGGAGCTTTCTATATTAAAGATTTCTTATCTTTTGATTCTTCTCCTCTTGTTGATGAACAAGTGTATGGTTTGGCTGAAGCTATCTTTACATATTTAAAAGCAGTAAAAGAAAAGAAAACATCATTTAAATTAACAAAACAAGAATTTGAAGAAAACAAAATAGAGTTAATTAAAAATAATTTAATTAATACTTTCGATCAAATACTATATGATCCCTTCTTTATAGAATTTTTTGATATTAAAGAAGAAGTAGCCGCATTAGTTAAAAATAGAACTATGGATAAATCTCAAGCCTTACCAGATTTAGATTTACCAGTTCATCCATTTTGGAACGAAAACTACCTAACTCCACCAGATTTTTATTATTATAATTTTCATGAAGATGGACAATATTCTAATAATCAATATTTAGAAACTTCTTATACAGATATGATAAAAAATAACATAGCTGGAGTAAAATCTTTCTATGATAAATTAGAAAAAGGAGAAAGATTAGAAACTTCTTTTGGAGACATAAGTGCTGGAGAACTTTATGGAATCTTCGAAGGCTCTGACAACGCGCCTACCGAAGAATTTAATTCATTTTTAGATACTGGTTTGGCTTTAGAAAATAGAATTAAAACTAGTGGTTATTCTAATATAAATAAAGACAGTGGTAAACCAGATACCTTAACATTTGACGAAGGAGTTAATTCTTGTAATTTTCTAGTTTCTAATTTTGATAGAGATGATGTTTATTTGCCACGAACTACAAAATCTATAATAAGCAGATTATCTACTATCGAAGCTCAGTTCGGAGTTAAAGATGGGTATGCGAACGAAAGAAAAGAAATCCAAAAAGTCTTTCCTAACAAAAATTTCGAATTTTCTTCTTCTGATACTTATCCAGATAGTATGGCTCATTTTTATTCTCAGGAAACATTAGAGTCGATAACATCTGAATCTTTAAAAGATATTGTTAGTCAAAAAATTACAATGAAGAGAGCTTGGCCTACTTTCAAATTATATATAATTGAAGAGGATCAAACTGAAGATTTAATATATAGATATGATGATTTTCATCACTACAACGCTATTAAAGAAATAACGATTGTAAAAAATAAGTTCATTGCTGCCGATACAGCTATTATTAAATTACAAAATATATCTGGTATACTTGATGGCTCTAAACGATTAATCATAAAAGATACTGATTATTATTATGACAATAAGAATGTTTTTGGTAAAACTACTTCCAAAGGAAAGAAAATAGAAGAAGGTAGAAAACCAATAAATGAAGATACCTCTAAGGAAGAACCTTTTGGTGCCATCGTTTTAAGACCTGGTGTCAATGTTCAAATTAGAACTGGATATGGTAATAATCCTAATACACTAGACGTTAGACTTTCTGGAAGAGTTACTGATGTTAACTTTTCTGAAAATAATGATTTGATTGAAATAATAGTTCAATCTTTTGGCGTTGAATTAGAACAACAAGAAAAAGGTTTGGATCCAGACGGCACGGAAAGATTTAATTTAACTCATAAGTTATTGGGTTCGCTTATGTTTTCTCCGGAATTAAAGCATTTCGGAAGATTTGAAAAAGGAGTTCCTGCTCAATATGGAGAAGCGAAAGATTATTCATTAGATTTTAAAGACTATAACCATACTTCATTACTACCCGCCCTAACAGAAATCTTTACTACTCATACTTCTAATATTGTTAATAATTTCTTTGAACCTGTTACTGGTAAAAATATATTAGCCGCTGTTGCTTCTCCAGCTTCTTTAACTTATTTATTACCCGCAACTTATGTGAACTTTGTTCAAAGTAGTTTGTCTTTCAGTTACGATATAGTAGGTACATATAGTGGCTTAGTATATGGCTTCGCTAAGAAATTGATAACAAATTCTATTCAAGAAAAGTTTAACTATGCTTTATTGTCTCCTCAAGATGATAACTTATTTCCTCCTCATCCAAAAGATTATCTTGAAAGACCTAATTGGCAGATTGGATTAGTAAAGAATATTACTTCTGATTTATTAGCAAACGGTTTCGATCTGTCTGATTTGAAGAAACATGCAAGAACAGTTTTGAATACTCTTGTTAATCCAAGATTAAAGTTTAATGATTTAGAATATAGTGTTCAAAATTCTACTATCTTTCAAGTTTTTCACGAGATGACGTTAAGACATCCTGGCTATACTTATGCTGCATTACCATATGGAAATGAGTTAAGATATACAATGTTTTTCGGCGTTCCTTCTCAAAGATATTGGAGTAAACCAGCGCATCCCTTCTTTATTCAAAGAGTAAATAAATTAAGACAATCTATATCTTCTCCTATGGAAGATACATCTAAAGTAGAAGCCGATAAAATCAGACATTTCTATGAAGTAGATACCTTTGCGGAATTATCTAATTATATTAAATATAACTCTCTTTTTTCAGATGGCTCTAGTTATTATTTAGATTTAACTAAGGAGTCTGTAAATAATTCCGTTAACTCTGGCGGTGACAAGAAAGTTTTTGAAGAACTGAATATATTTTCCCTGCAAGAAGCGTTAATAGAATATTATCAATCTTTAACTCTTAGATTCGAACCTTTCAGAAGATACCACTTAGCAAACGATAAAACTGATATCATTTCTAATAATATAACTTTGAACGATTATAATTTTGCTAATGCTGTTGCCGTAAAATACTATGCTAATATAGACGGTAAAGAGAATGAAGATATTGCATTAGTAAAGATTCATGATAAAATGCCAGAAGATCAAATAAAACTCAAGCAAATTGACTATATGAATGTTAATAGTAAGAACTTAGCTTTGAGATATGGTGTAGGTGAATTGGTACATGAAGTAAAGAAGATGTATAGTGGTTCTATTTTGACCTTGGGTAATCCACGTATGCGCCCACAAGATTATGTCTATATTATAGATAGATATAATGATATGGCGGGACTAATCGAAATAGAACAAATAGTAGAAAAGATTTCTTTTGAAAATGGTTATTTTATGGAGATAACCCCTAACGCCGTTGTCTTTGCTAATGAGATAGCTTCTTTCCCTATCGTTGAAGGGTTAAAGGCTGTGGTCGGAGGAATCGCACGAGAAGAAGCAAGGTTTACGACTAACTTTAAGGGTAACGATTTCTTTAATTTGTTGTTGACTAATAAAGTATCTGAAACCGTAATAGATACTTTAGACTTCATTTACGAAGGAAGTATAACAGATGGAACCTCTTTACAAGATATTAGCTCTTATGTTCAATATAATATAAATGAAACAGTAGGTATACCTTCTACTAACTCCGATTTAAATACTCTTCAATCTACATTTATGTCTGGCGCTTGGTTGCTTGGTGGTTACTTTTACTTAAATCAAGTCTCTGCGGCTCAGAGTGTAATCATTTATCCTTTATTAAAGAATGGAGTTCCTTTTATCTCTGGTATCCCAGCGGCCAGACCAGAAAATCTTTGGTCTATCTTCAGAGGACAAGTTTCGTTATTTGCTAACGAAGTTACTAGAGGAAGTGTTGATTTTCTTTCTTATTGGAAATTACTCGGTGTAGAATCTCTAAAAGCATTAGCTTCTGATTCGAAGCTTAATCAAAGCATAGCAGAAGGATATAGTAGGTCTAAATAATGGAACAAAAATCCTGGTCAAGAACATCTTCTCTTCATGGACCGTATAATATACGCCAAAGAGATATGACAAGAAAGAGATTTATAACCTCTACTTTGTATTGTAGAGTTATAGAAATTTTAGATGATTCTCTAAGAGTAAAAGTTTTATTTGATAAAATTGAATTAAATAATATTTATAGTAATAATTATTTTTATTTAGATACCGTCTTAGATGATTTTCTTTTAAGATATGGCTCAATAGAAAGCTTCAGAAGTTTATTGAAGGATAACCCTCTAAAAGCTAGATTAGTTTTTAATCCCCCTAATATAAAAGAAGGGAAGGTACAGTTAGTAAATGATTACATTTTTATATATGACAATAACGATAAAACTGATTCTTTTAGTATTGGTTCTCTTATTAATGGTTTCTCTGGAAAGAAGAACGAAACATTTAAAGTAATTAAATTTTCAAATGATAAAGAGTCAAATACAGGTATTAAATTTTATGATAAAGCTATACATATCGCTTCCGAATCTGATAAATTCATAGAGGTAAATGATAAAGGTTTAACATTTTCTGGAAATGTAAGCTTCCAGGCTTCTCCTTCAAATGTTACTTTTGGAGGTCTTGTTACACTCCCTGACTTTTATACAGGAATGATTCCCTCTACAATGAGTACCCCGAATCCTGTTTTTCACCCAAAATTTCCTACGGAGCTTTTAACTCTTGTTAAAGACTTAAACTCTGTAGCAACCTCTTTAATGATCTAAAATGAGTGACTATATAGACAATGATTTATATTTTTCTTTAGACGGAGATTTTATCTTATCGTCTAATAAAGATATTCAAGATACTTCTCAAAATCCTTATCGATCTTTATTCCAAGAAATAAAGGCTAGATTGGAAGACAGAGACAGTTGGACCAAAGGTTTCGGCGCAAATTTAAAAGATTTTGTTGGAAAGAAATCTTCTGAAGAGTTAGCTGAGAAAATGAAAGTTCGTATTTTTAATGAATTAACTAAATACTCATTAGTATCTTCTTCAGATTTAAATATAGATATCATTCCTACTTCTCCAACAGATCTCTTAATTTCTATAAGAGTTAGAACTGTTGGTAATAAATTCATATCCTTCCACGAAAAATTCTCGCTCATGGAGAATGAAACAGCTTCTAGAGAGTCATAATGGATTTTCAATCAGTAAATTATAACGACTTGTTTAACCAAGTTGCAAAAAAGTTAATCAATAGAGCAGGTATAACTAATATTGGTCCTACCTCTAAAACTAGTGCCTTAGTAAGCGCCGTCCTACAAGAAGAAAAGAATAAGTTTAATTTAATTAATTCTGTATTAGAATCTTTAAAATTGGAATCTGCCTTCGGAGAAGATTTAGATAAGATAGGATTATTCTTTGGTGTTAAGAGACTTGAATCCGCAAGAGCTAAGACTAATATAATAGATAAAAATTTAGAATTTTATGTCGATTCTGGAACTTTTGGTTCTATTAATAATTCTAATTCATTTACTATTCCAGCGAATACTTTAGTTTATCTAGAAAGTAAAGACTCTACTTCCTCTTCTACTGTTCAGTTTAGGGTTTTAAACGATATAAATTGCGATAAAGATGCAGCCTCAGTTTATTTTGCAGGAGAAGCTATCGAAACTGGTGCCGCGTCAAACGTTGCGGCTGGAGCCTTAAATAAGCACGGATTCACTAGTTATACTAATTCCGCTTCCAAACTTTTAAAAGTAAGAAATAATTACTCTATAGTTAATGGTAGAGACTCACAGTTAGATTCTTCCTATCGTTATGCAATTTCTAAAGCTATTACTGCTTATTCAGGCTGTAATGAAACAACTCTTAAATTAGCTGTTAGAACATTTCCTGGAGTCGTCGATTCAAAATTTATAAGAAATTATAATGGAATAGGTAGTTCTGCTATCTTCGTTGATACAATAGAGGGAACAATTCCTGATTCCTTATTAACTGCTATTCGAGAGCGTTTAGCATTATTTGCTTCAGCTTCAGAAACCATTTATGTTTATGCGCCTAAATATGTTAAACTTTCTTTAAATCTTGTCGTTAAAACAACTAAAGATTTATCAACGGAAGATAAGACAACTCTAACAAATAATATAAATACTACGATTAAAAATTATTTCGCCGCATTAAGAATGGGAGAAACTTTAGATCTTGAGTATTTATATAACTTTATTATCAAGAATAACACCTCTGTTACTAAAATAGGAAGAAACAATAACGGTAACAAAGCGGAAGAGATATCTGTATATTATTCTGATAGTCTTGGTAATTCATTTAATAAAAAATTAATAGAAAATAATCTATCTGTTTCCCAAGAGCAACGTATTGTTTTACTTGAAACTGATAACCCAATAACTATATCTATAGAGAAATAATGTTTGAAACACAAAAATTAGTAAATCACTTTCCTAAAGATAGCTTAATGAGAAAAGATCCATCCTCTTTTGGATTTAGATTTTTCTCTATCTTTGGAGAGCTTTCTCAAAACTTTGTTAGAGATTTAATAAATTTTAAAAATAGTTATTATCCCTTAACTTATAATAACGATAGTTTGTCAACGGCTTATTCTTGGGACATTGGAGATTTTGGTTTTACCTTTACAGATCTAAGTAATAACTCTGTATTCAAAGTGCCAAGCGCTTATGGAGATTCTGCTCAATTAGAATATGCAAAAGATGATGTTACTTTCATAAACTCTTTACCTAGTGCTTTAAAGTTTATTCAAAGTTTTTCTGGAGCAGAGTATGTTGTATATGAATCTGATTTGAATGATAGTTCCTCTATAAATGATTTTGATTTTCCTTCAAAACTTTTCATAGAGTTTTCTGGTGTTTCTAGTTTTTCGATTTCTGACGATAGCGACAACGCTTTGGCAAGACAAAAAAATGCTTCTTTACATTTAATTGGTGAAGATTTTTACGGTAATGAAATAGATGAATATATCTCTCCTTCTGTTAACGGAGTTTATATTACTAAATATTTTTATTCAAAACTATTAGATTTCACTTTGATAAATATTAGCTCTGATGGAAATATTAAAATAAAATGTTTAGATTTTAATTTGCTTGAATATATATCAGAGAGTTTCTTAGCTATCACTCCAGAAATTAATACTTTATTAGTTAAAGACTTTGACGAAGACTTCTTTATTCTAAAATACTATATTTTCCCTCCTGAAAACGGAAAAAGAATTTCAGACGAAAAAGAAACCCTCGCGGAATATAAACTTTTAGATTCAGAGGGCAACTATCTTACTATAGAAGATATTACTTTCTCTAAGTCATTAGAAGATTTATATGTTTTATCTTCCGGTAAATTATATATTTATAGAAATTGGCTAGACTCTTTACTGTTTAACGCTCCCGCACAAGAAAGAACTTTAGAAGTTTTGATGTCAGCCTCTTTTATGTATTCTCATATCGGACTGAATAAAGTTAATGTTTGTTATATCAATCAAAACTTGCTAAATAAAAAAGTAGATAATTATCAAATCATCCTTATAGACCCCAATAATAATAGATTTTATTTAAATTCTGATTATGAATTTGATTCAGATATATATTATTTTCAGAATAACTATTATACGGAAAACGTTAATTACGTTCCTGACTTTTCTTTTGAGTTCGCGCTTGATACTATTGGACAATGGGAATTAAATATAGTAGCCGTAGATACCGATGGGAATGAATATATATTTGTATCTAACGTAATGTGTCCTTATTTAGAGCCGGATAAAGAAATTACTTTAACTAAAAACTATACTGCTATTTCTTATAGCTATGATGGTTACTTATATCTTAAATACAATGACGAAATAGATAGATATAAAACTATAAACAACACTTATTTTATAGACTTTACCAATAAAATCTTATATACTACTGAGACATTCTCTAATTTGGAAGTAATATATGAGTAATTATACTACATATGAAAATAAAAAAATTTCTACTTGGCTTGATAGCGCTGGGGCTTTATTAGACACAGAGCGCTTAAAAGATGAGACACTATTTCATTATCAGCAAAGACTTATTGATACAATGCGTAATAGAGCAAGTCCATCTACTTTTGGTCTTAATAATTCTGCGGCAAGACAATTAGGATTGGAAAGAACTCATGTTTTTACTTTAAGTTCGGTCTATCCTAATCCATATATAAAGATAACCAGTAAGTATATATACTTATATTCTAATGAAGTTTTAGATTTTAAATTCGACTTATATAATAATACTTTTGGTGATTTAAAAACGTATATAGATTATAATAGTTCTTATTTTAATATAGATTACTACGATGAAGATTTAGAGAATTTAAATTTGAAGTATCTTTCTTATGATAACAACCTAAAAGGGAATAGTGAAGTTCTTGGCTCTAGCAAGTGTATAATTTTAGAGAAAAGTAATATAAAAGATATTTACTTTCATTCTGATTCTTTTCTTGTAGAAAAAGATTCTATAGATGAAATTGAGAATTTTGGTGATTTCTATATAGACTATCAATATGGCATTGTTTATTTAAGCGACAATTGCTCTGGAAAGGTAACTTATAATTATTATGAAAACCCTTTTAAGTTATTTTATTCTCCTGTAACTTTCTATCCTTTAGCTGATGAAGATATTGACTATTTAATTAAAGATACTATCTATAATGGAACGGAAGAAAATTTAATCTTGAATTCTAAAGGTGCCGAAATCATAAACAAAACTCTTGAAGTTGGCCCAACAACAATAGGTAGATAATGTATAGAACAACAGATGCTTACGGCACTAGAGTAATTTATTTAAGTCTTGATGAGGGAGCAAGCGAATATGAGACCACTTCCCTTGATATAGAATTAGATATATTTGAGTCTACTAAAACTGTTCCTGTTTTGGGAAATTTAGCTAATATCGATCCTCTTAAATGGGATAAAACTATTGTTGCTTCTAGTATAGACCCTGTAGATAAATATAATTCCTATACAGAAACAATTGATTTCTCTCTTCGAGATGGAACTTTTATTGACGATTGGCAAAGCGGAACGGTATTAGATTTAGAATTTATAGATTTAAAAAATGATTGGGAACCAATCTTTAATACAGGAACTTATTCTTCTAGTTCTGAAACCAGAGGTTTATATTCTGATTACTCATTAGAAGCTTATTTCTCTCCATATGTTTATGATGACAATAATAGGTATTATGTAGAATTAGACTCTTCCTTTATCGAAGACTCTATTAAAATAAGACAGTTTAAACTATCAAATAATTTGTTGTATGAGACTGTTTTGGAATACAATAAAGTAGATTCATTTTCTGATGATACTTATTCTAATGAATTTATTGTAGAAGGCAATAGAATAACCATAAACAATAATCCTTTTATAAGAAAAGGTGAAAATGTTCTCCCACAAAATAAAGCCAATATAGAGCAGTATTATAATTTATTAGGAACGGGCAATGATTCTACTAAGGATTTTTACATTCCTTATTTGCCTATTGATGAGTTTAATATAGAAACTTTTGTAATATATGATGACGACACTACAGAGAAATGGAAAATAGTAGATAGTTTAGACTTTGCAACTAGAGAAGATACCTATCTTAAATTAGATAAAGAGAAAGGCGTTATTACTTGCGGCGGAAAAAGTTACGATAATCTTGTTTTAAAAGAATCGATAACCGATTCTGATATTGATATAACATTCTATACAACTAAAGATATAAGTTCTTATCCAAAGAAAGGTATTTTGAATATCGAAGGAGAACAGATATTATTTATAGATAGAACTCATAATCAGTTTTTAAATTGTATAAGAGGATACAATGGTAGCATTGCTGCGGCTCACGGACTCAGTGCTTCTATAGAAATAGAAAGAAATGGTTTTGCAATTCCAGAAGAAGCTTCCCTTTATATATTTTATTATCCAAGTCTTCGAGTAGATTATGAAATCTCGTATTATTCTATTAGAAGCTCTGAGATAACAGTAAGACCTTCTTCTCATATAGACGCTAATAAGATAGTTCAAATAGCTCCTAGATTACTAGATTTAGATAGTTTGTATTTATATTCTGAAGCTCCAGTTTTAGGGCATGATAGATATGGTCCTCTTTATTATGGAAGCGATACAGCAAGATGCATTGTAGAAGCAAAAGACTCTTATGATAATCCTGTTTCTAACTTGAATATAACATTAGAAATTTTGGATCCTATTATTGGAACTTTAGATGGTGAAAATTTTGAAGTCATTAAAGTTTCAGACTATAATGGTAGAATATATGCTTATTATAATTCTCCAGTTGATGAAGATAATTTTTCAAAAAAATATAACGAAGTAGAATACAATGATTCTTTAGAGTCTGAATTTCTTTTTGAAGGTCTTGATGAAGATACAGAATTAGAAGATATATTTATTTTCCAAATTTTTAAACAAGATCCCGTATTTGGATCTTCTGGAATAAAATATTCTATAATTAGTCATGGTACGGATAGCACATATACTGAAACTGTATATTATATTGAATTAGAGAATCCTATAGATAGTTCTTATTTAAACGGCGTAGTTTACGCTGTCGATTCCAATAATGTAGTTTATACTAGAACTATAAAGTATATATTAAATAATAAAATATTTATAGAAGAAGCCCTTCCAACAGAAACTTATTCTTATGTTTATATATCTAAACAAGACGATTTAACATGGGATTCAGAAGAATTGAATGGCGTTGCAGTTATTCTTTATCAATGGAACGCAGATGCGGTACATCCTATTACTGGTAGTTCTGGCGCTTATACTCCTATATTTCCAGTTTCTATTACAGACGAAACTATTCTTTATCAAGAAACTTTCCCTCAAAGCGAACCAGAGGATTCCAATAATAATCTTGGTGGTTATATGATAATAGCCCCTAGAACAGTTTATCTTAGAGCTAAAGCTACCGATCCATATTCTGGTAATTTAGTTTATTCAAATACAATTGAATTTAAACTTCTTCTTCCAAGTTACTTAACTGGGGTAAGTTTTCAAGACGGTTTGCCTGTTCCTATCGGTTTCAATTTTGCAATTGATGAAAACAATTATGACACCGGTACTGGATTAGGTGGCTCTAATTTTATTACAATAAACAAATCGGGTGGACTTTACGGTCTTCAACTAAGATTTAATTCTTAAGGATTTTTAAATGGCAGACAAACTTGGATCAACTATAAGAACAAGTATCAATTTCGTTGCTGGAGAAAATGCTCTACCTACGAAATTTACTACAATGTTTAATACTTTAAAGAATGCAATTCAAAAATTAGAATTGGCTGTTGGTGATTTACATGATGAAAGTTATCCATATTTCAATAGTACAGATACTCTATCTCAAGCGACTCGTTCTTCTCTTAAAATAGATTTGGGAGAAGGAGATAAAAAATTAGATATTGTAAATCTATCAAGAATAATTGGCCCGGCCTCTTCTTTAAACCCATTACATTTGTGTGATATCGAAACTTCTGAAAGCTATGTTACCGAATCAGTTCCTACTGGAAAGATATCTTTCAAATTAAAATATGTTCCTTTCAGTGGAACCGTTACGTTTAGTGGTTCAGATACAACCTCTTTCGTTAGCGAGAAGGTTTCTTCTGCTACGGCACTAATTGATGGAGATTACTATATCGATTATACCACTGGCGAAGTGACAGTAATAAAAGTAACCGTTGCTGGAGCCTCGGTAACCTATAGAGTGTCAACAGTATGGGACGCATTCGCCTCATATCCGAGTTCTTCTTTCAATGTTATACCAGACCCCTCTCAATCAACCAAATGCTCTGCTACGGGGCCATCAGGCGGTTATTACACTATATCCTTGCCGTTAGTAGAGACTCAGGAATTAGACGATACCGGATTAACTTCTACCATAAGTAGCTCTCATGTTAATTATGATTCTCAATTAAAATTACCATATGTACTTGATGGTTTAATTTCTGGAGATGTTATCCCTAAAGGCTTCATTTTATTAAGAGATGAAACTACAAATGAATTATTCATGGACGCTATATTTACTTATGATTCTCAAGATAGCGTTAAAGTTAGTAATGTTACTTTAGACGTTACCCATGGATTTTCTTTATTAACAGTTGGTACTAATATTACTCAGTCCATACAAAGCCTTAATCTAAAGCTTTGGAGATTAAGAAGAGGTCTTGATACTTATGCTGCGATACCCGCCGCTAACATAGCTAACAAGACTGGTACTTCGTTAGCTTCCGGACAAGAACCTTACGTTAAATCTGATTTAGAAAATAATTATTTTCCTCAATATTTACATAGAGACGGCTGGCTTGAAAGTGACGATGGAAACATTAATGATCAAAACGGTATGAGAGGAGATTTAGTATTATTGTCTTCAAAACGTACTGCGAATTCAAGAAATAATATTTCGTCATCTTCTAGAAAATTATGGTTTGGAAGTCATAGCGACGGTCCATATATGTACTATATTTATAGTGCGACCGTTCCAAGATTGCAAATTAATGCAAACAGTTTATCTATAGAATTTAGTGGAAATACACACGCTTCCGATGGTATCTCTATGGGAGGTATCGGAAGTCCGTGGCCACTCGTTAAAGTTCTTGAAACGTCTGTTACTGTTGATTTCGCCACCGATGGAGCAGCTCGCGATTTACTAGATGTTGCAATGCCATCTAATATAGAAACAGAATTAACAGGTAAAACTATTTTATCTGTTGGCGGTACTATTACTTATGGTGGATATATAGTTCCTTTATACTATACAGAATATAACAATGGCACTTTGGTTACAAGCACCTTGTTCTCAGCATCTATTAAATCTGATTTTTCTGAAATTAGATTTGCTAATTATAATCCAATTATAGGTGATGGATTAACCGTTAATTTAATCATATGGTATAAAGATTAATGATCTTGAGATTAACTAATAACTCTGCCGAAGCAGAAGAATATCCTCTTTCTTTAGATATTTATGTACATAAAAGATTAGAAACTTTTATTTATAAAAGTGATATCTTTAAACATGATATTCCATTAGTTTACTTTGATTTCAAGGATATTGAAGCTAACTATAATATTGTTACAGTTGACAGTAGTAATCAATTAGCTGAAAATAATCCTACCAAAACCTTTGATATAAATAACTTTGCTATAGTTAATGGAGCGTCTTATACAACTGATTATCCTTACGTGTTGATCACTCATAAAACTTATTATGATAGTTCTGGCAATTTCTTTCCTCTTTTTTACGGAGAGGAGCTTCCCGAAGGAACTGTAGACGTTAAGTTCGAGCTTTCTACAAACGAAGGCAATAAGCAAATAAATTCTGGATTCATCTTGTCTGATGATAAGAAAAGAGTTTATTATAGTTTTGAAAATAAATATGATACTGTTACCAATGAGTATTCAATTTATTATATTATCGCAATAACATCTAACGGATTAATAAGTAAAGGTATTATTAATCCTTCTTCGGCTGTAAGAGAGTCTGAATGGACAGATTTAGATTCAGAAACCGGTGAAGTGAATGTTGATTTTCCTGTGTATTATAAGGAAAATATAAACAATCAATATACTTTTTATTTTAGCCAAACAAACACTTATTACATAAAAGTAAGAGAAGATTCTTATATTCGTCCTTTAGACTTTTCCTCTGGTACATCTTCTGATGGTTGGTTCCCGTTATTTTCTCTTGGTTCTTTTTCCCATATAGACGACTTAGGAACACTAAGATATTACTCTATTCCTGAGTCTAGTAATTCTTACTATAACCCTTATGCTCCTTGGCGTTTCGATTCTTACGCTTCTTACGAACAAATAACAAGTAATTTAATTTTTATTGGCCGCAAAAGATTAGGAATCAACACTGGTGATCGACCTCTTAATATAATTGTTAGAGATTATAATGATGTCGTTCTTTATGCTTTCACTACTAAAAGCTCTTTAGACGGAGAAAAATATAGAGATAGTGTTTATTGGTCTACAGATGAAATAGCTTCATGGGATAATTATAATGGTATTATAGAATTGAATATGAATATCAGTGCTTCTTGGAAGTTAGATATATCATATTATTATGAACAAAATTATTTTTCTTTAAGTTCTGTAAACTTAAATCCAATCTATAATTCTTTGGTTTATAATCATTATTATGTTGTTTATTTGAAACCTAATGTAACTAATGATAATGCTTTACAGTATCTTTTAGTTAGAAATGATGGTTTAATTGTCGACACCTCTGATCCAGAATACAAACTACTAAATGAAGACGGAACTTATAATTTAAATACTTTTATAGGAATGTACTACAGATTGTTTTTAAATTATAACGAAAATGATTGGACTACAATTTACTCTACCGGCTATATTAATAATTATCAATTCTTAGTTCTTGCTGAGTATTTCTTTGTGGAAAGAGAAAATATTGAAAATTATGATTATATCTCTGTTATGAGATCTGGTGATTGTATTGTTGAAAATAAAAAATCTGATGTAGCTTACCGAAACTTTCGTTTGTTCCATTCTAAATATTTATCAACAGAACTTGGTTACCAATACTCTAAAAACAATGTTCTTATATATAGACTTTCCTATAACTTATTGGAAGATTACGGTGGCAGTTTCACTTTAGACGAATTAAAAGAACGTCTATACAAATATTTAGCAGCTTCTAAATTAATAGTTTTTGAATGGGAAGAAGATATTAAAGAGATAGATATAGATAATTCTCAATCTAATACGATACAATTATCATGGAATTTTATTGGATATGGGTATACATATTATATTTATCGTTCAATCGTTAAAGATTCTGGTTTTGAATTGTTAGGAACCGTAGACTATTCTTATAAGAATTTGTCTTACACCGATTCAAGTTTAACTTCTGGAAATACTTATTATTATTATATAGTTCCATTCAAGAATGGTGTATATTATCCTCAATCAATTACTATAGGCGCAAAGGTGAAATAATGGCAGCAGAATTAACATGGTATGAAGATAGCTTAGAAGTTGATGAGCCTAGAACAGTTTCTACCACTAAGACCTTTACCATAAAAAACGTAGGAGATGAAACGGCTACAGAACTTGGTTTCTATATCTCCGTTGCTTCTTCTAATGGTTCATTTGAATTCCCTTCTACTGATTCACCCGACATAAATTATTCAGATATTATATCTCAAGGTAATATTGGTTATGGTTTAACTATTCAACAATCGTCTACTACTACAAGAATCTTAAGTGGAGTTGGAGATACTTATCCTACTCGTATTCCTTTGGTTCTTGGTTCTGGGACTGCTGGAGACGAACTTGCAGTAAATGAAGAAGTTACGATAGTTGTAACGGTTACTTTCTCTCCTTCTTTTGGAGCCAAAAATCTTTATGTTGATTTATTTTTAGAATAATGATTGTAACTAAAAAAATAAATTTCAAAAGAATTTCAACTGATAAGTATTTCCTTAACGTTTACAAAGGTAAAAAGAGTTCCGCATTCTATAACAATAAGATTAAGAATGGAATTCTTAGAACTTCAGAAACAGAAATAACTGGAGATCCTTTATCATCTGTTAATTTTAATAAATATATTAACGATATGAAATATAATATTGAGAACATTCAGACTAATTTAAATGAATTGTCTAATGTACTCTCTTTTGATGATTTCTCATTCGGCAAATCTATATTGCAATTTGCTTATGATTTGAATAATAGATTATCTATTTCTTCCCTAAATAAAGAGAATTATCTATTTAATTTTTATCTTGGTAAGGGTTTTGATGACGCCATTCGTTTTGAAGACCCAAGGACTAATTCTATATTAGATAATAATTATTATTTTAGTTTTATAGAAGGTAAAGGTTTTACTTTACCTATAAAAAAACTTTTAGATATTCCAGTTCTTAATATTGAACCATCGTTTGATTATTCTGAAATTGGTGAGGAAATTATAGAAGAGATTTATGATTATGAAGATAAATCTTATTCTATTCTTTTTTCTGTTTTAGAAAAGAACCCGGCTGGAAACGCTTTTACAAGTAAAGAAAAATACAAACTTGGTATAAATATAAATATAGCTGGTTATCAACAATTGAATAGAATTAAAGTTAATTCTTATAATTCTTTCAATATAGATAGTATATGGTATATGGCTCAAGACGAAAGCTTAGTTGAACTAAGCGATTTTTCTGTTGTTGATTCTATAGGAGAAACTAGTATAGTTTTTTCTAATATAATAGCTAAATCGATATTGGTTGTATTTTCCATTAAAAATCCATTTGATTATAAATATGAAAATGAAAAAGTATATAAAATATATTATTTTTCTTTTTCTAAAATTTCATTATTTAAAGATAAATTTGCTGAATTTGCTTTTTTGAAAACTAATTCTTTCTTACAAAAGAATTTGTCTTCAATTAAAACTTTAATGAATAAAGAATTAAACGAATCAGAAATTGTGGAAGATCTCTATGTTCATATACAGAACAGTAGTAAAAAAATTAAAGTGTTATTGAAAGACAACTATCAAACAACTATTAAGCAAAGTTTATATTTTAGAAATGGAATAGCTGAGTTAGACTTTTATCCATCTTCTTTAACGTTATATAAAAATGGAGAAGAACAGGTTTTAGGAACAGATTATTGGATATTGTCTTCTATAGTGGATACTCCGCAATCAACACTTACCACTTTGGATTCAGAAAAACAACAAACAATTTCTATAAAATTAAATTATTTTAATCCAACATCTTATTATACAATCTCTATAATTCCTGATTTAAATTATAAATTATATGGAGATTTTTACTATACAAATGATAGTGTAGTGTTTAATAAAGAATTAAATAGTAATTTATATTTTTCTTATTTCTTAAGAAAGATAAATCCTAAAGTAACTTCTTTACCCATAATTAAAAGCCTAAGTGTAAAATTTAATGTCGCTTAACTCTTTCATAAAATATAAAAAGAATTTTTTAAATGATTCTTTTTCTTTAGCTATTAGAAGTTTAATTAATAGTAATACTCCTTTTGAAGAAACTAATTCATTTGTTGAGTCTTTAATTAATACTCCTTATAAAGATTTTTTTGATTTGTTTTATATTACAAGCCTTTCCAGTCAAGACCAAATCTTGTTTGAGGTTTTTTCTCAAAACAAACTCAATACTTATAATATAATTTTTATTCTTGATTACTTAGCAGAAGAGTTGCATAAAGAATATAATGTTTACTCTTCTTATAAAGAAAAGAAAATAAATTATCTTAATAGCTTAAATAAAAGATTGGCGCAAAAAGTTTCTTCTTTAGAGATTAAGAATGGATATGATTATCTCTATTCTTTTAGAGAAGATTTTATTAATTCTGACTATTTAGAAAACTCTACGAAAGGGCAAACAAGTAATAGTTTTTTTGTTCTTCCAATAGCGAGTTCATCTTTTATTAGTCCTCAATCTATTTCTATAGGGAATAAGAGTCAGGGATCGTTTGGTTCCTCAGATGCTGATAACCCAAATGAAAATAATTTATCTCTTTTGTTAAATGGAAAACAAATTCAATGGGAACAATTAACTAATAATGGCTGCTCTCTTAGCCTCGGTATAACTTTTGATGACACTGTAGTAAATTATATAGAAATATATTTTGAACCTGTCGCTTCAGTCAATAGCTGTATGTTAAACAGTGTTATCTCTAACTCTAATAATGAACAAAAAACGTTAGTCTCTTCTATAAAATTAGAAGCCGGTTTAAATAAAATATACTTTTATCCTATAAAAACTAATTATTTAGAAGTTAATTTACAACAAAACAATTTCTATGTTTTTAAAAATGGAAACAACTCTGTTAAAAGAAAGGTTATTTCTTTATCGTCTATTAAGATAGGTAAGAATAAATTCAATAGAACTGGAAAATTACTTTCTAAAGGTATTGATTTACCTTCTGGATTGTATTCCGCTACAGCGAAAGTTAACGTAATAGATTCTAACGAAAATCTTTATACTTTATCTGGTAGATTTTCTTTAGATGATAAGAAGAATTTTTATGATATCAATACGATTGTTAGCTCTCTCGATATGAATAAACTTTACTATGAGTTATCAATAGAGCGTAATGACGATGCTTTCGAAAACAATATTTCTATAAATTCTAATGAACAAGTTTTTGATATCTTTTCTCAAACTCAGTATCTTTCTCCATTTAAATCTCCTGGCAATATTCTTCTTGATAAGAAATCTATAGATAATAATTTTATAGTATATTTACCCAATGTATTTAGAGTTGGAGATATATTTGATTCTTATGAAATCGGAAGAGGAATTGGCGCGAAATTACAGCTTCGATTAAAAGAAGAACTTAATTTAAAAGATATCCAAAAGGCTATACTATCAGTCGATGGAGAAAAATGGACATACGTTGAGAGTCTTACCGCCGCAACAGCTACTGATAAATACTGGACAATATCAAAAGATAATTATAGAGATATTATTTTTGGTGATGATACCAATGGAGCAAGCCCTGTCTCCGGAAGTGTTATCAAATTCTCTATAGCTCCTGAAAAAGCTACAGTGTCTAAAGGAGAAAGTGGATATTATTTATATATAAATAATGATTTTGATCCAGATATAGAACATATTAAAGCTGTATCGATAGGGGAAAACTCTACCTTATCTAAAGTTATAGTAGAAAAGAATACTAAGAGTTTTAAATTACCTTATAAAAATATAGTAGAAAACTCTTGTTCCTTTAAAGAGAAAATGCTTACCGGAGCTGATTCTGGAACTAAAGTATTTCTTACTCTTAAAACATTTGTAAATGGTTACGATGAGTTAACTACTGCTGGACATTACAGTATTGATTATAAAAATGGATATATATATAGTTATACTCAAACTCCATTAGACACTATCATTACATGTTCTTTTTCTTATTATCCAACACAAGAATTAAATTCAAAAACTTTCTCTATAGTTTATGATAAAACTCCAATTGGAATATTTTTAAAACCAAATGATTTACCTGTTTTTAGTGTTACTGATTATGTTAACCCTACTTCTACTAATTTATACGAATTAACTTCTGACGGCCTAATAGCCTTAACAAAGGCCGCTCCTAAGATAAACGACTTCTCCTTCCCACTGAGTAGAAATGGCACGATCAAAGGGACCGTAAACGCTTCTAATTTATTTAATAATACTACAGTTGTGGTTGAGGAATTAGAATACATAGACGGTTACTCTGAGTTCTTGGGATTAATTAAAGTTGAAAATGAAGTTATATCTTCTTACACTGGCACCGGGGTATATTCATTTACTTTGTTCTCTGGCAGTAGTTTTTATGCTCCTCTAAGTATTACTTTTTCGGATACAACAGTTTTTGCTACCGAAAAATCTTCCGCTGCTTTAGTTCTCGCTCCTGGAGATTATTATATTTCCGAAAGTGGAGTTGTATCGGTTTATGTAGACACGGCCTTAGCTACTGGTATATATTGTTCTTATTACTATAGAAATAATGATTTTGATTATACTAATAAATATAGTATTGATTATAAAAATAATATTTTATATTCTTTGACTCAGTTCAAAAGTGGTGGATATATAACTTACAAAGTTGCTAATATTTATTTATCATATAATAAAATTAAAATATTAGACAATTATGACTTTGACAGTAATAACAACTTATTAACAATTAAAACTGATAAAATTTTAACTAATTCTGATTTAGTAAAAGTTTCTTATCCAATTAAGAACAAAACGGAATCGTTAGAAGAATATAAAGAATACTACTCCCCATTAATTGATTCTATAGATTTTGGATTTAGATAATGAGATATAAAAGTCTGACTAAAAAAAACTTAAAACTGGAACTTATCAAGCGCTTTGTCGAAAACAATAATAGAGTTCCTTTTGATTTTGAGATAAATGATTTACTAAAAGAATATTTTAGTAATAATTTGTTTTCTTACGAGAGTGGTTTATATACGGGTCCAAAAGAAATAGAAGTATTATCTAATATTTCTGCAACACAACTAAACAACAGTTTTAATGATTTATTGTTTAATTTTAAAAATATATTATCTAATATAGAAAGCGTTTCTAATACTTTATTTAAAAAGCATAGTGATTTAATAAATTATTTGCAACCAATAGAGAATTATTTAAAAAAAAGTAATCTTCAAGCAACTCAATTACTATTTAAAAAAGATTATTCTAATAATCTTTTGTATACTTATTTTGAAGATTTTAAATCTTTATCTACTGTTGTTTTTCCAGATACTACTTGTAGTGTTTCTCAAGGTGGCGCTTATTCTTCAATAAAAGAAATCGAAACTATTTCTAATATTCAATCAGTAAAAGGCTATATTTATGGAAACGCAATTCATAATAATATATCTATAACGGGAGATATTAATTCATTACTTAATGAAGATGGTAATTATTATTCAATTAATATTTCTTCTTCTAATAAAGATACAATAAATTATTATTTAGAATTAACACTTCAAGAAAAGACTTATGTTAATTTATTAAAATTTAGCGGCGAATTTAATTCGCTTGAAAGTATATATATTTATATATCTGTTGATAAAAACAATTGGACCTTAGTTGAATCTAATTCAAATATATCTAATACTATTAGTATTCCAGTTAATAAAGAATTACAATATATAAGAATTTCTTTAACTAAAACTGAATATGATTCTTTTAACGAAACTAATGGCTCTTATAATTATAGTTTTAAATTTGATAGCATTAGTATTTATAATAATGATTTTAATAGCCGCTCGATCTTAATTGCTGGGCCATATAGTTTTTATGATGAACTTGATGAATTGGTTCCTTTTAATTATATTCAATTAGAAGTTTGCGAAACTATAAGAAACAATAGCTATATAAATTATTATATATCTACTAACCAAACAGATTGGATTCCTATTTCTCCGAATAAAAAGAATATAGGATCATCTTTGATATTTTTAAACTCTAATACTTCTGATTTTCTATCCATTAATAACGCTATCAATAATAATAGGTTAGATTATCAAAACGTTAATGGTTTATCGCTCGAAGCGAATCAATCACTTTTGAATATTAAAATACCTATTGAACAAAAAGAATTATTGAATCCTTTAAACTTCAAGATTAAAAGAAACATAAAATCAACAGAAGAGGTTTTTGATACTCCTTCTGGTTGGTTTTTAATAACACAAGATGATAAATATTTTTATAAAACAACTATAGAAATAGACAATCTTGAAGGCTTAACGTTAGATGTTGGTCCTAATGTATTGTTGTTAAATGGTGTAGCGGTTAGTGGAACTGTTTTAATACCTTATGGAGTTAATCAAATTTCAATTAATTCTTCTAATTTTATTGAACTTCCTTCTGGAATGACTTCAGAAAAAGATTTTATGGTTAATGATCCTCTTTATCCTTATAATCAGAAAGCCTTAATAGAAGGTTATAACTATCCCTCTTCTTTTGTTGGAGCCAAAACTTACTTAGGCATAAGTAATTTTCATGGCTATACATTAAAATATTTAGAATATAAAGACTTTTTGAATAAAAATTCTTTAGATACATTTACAATTATTACAGATAGTGAATATATTTACGTTGTTGTAAACACGAATAAAAACTATAGTGATTGGATAAACGAAGTATATGATATATATATACCGATAGTAAATCAAGAAATTACTTCGGTTTATTTCAAAGCTGAATTCTTGACAGAGAATCTATTAGATTCTTCTACTTTGCACAATTTTACTTTAAAGGTTGGATAAATGAAATTAAATTCTTTGACTCAAAAATCAAGTCCCCAAATATTGAGGACGTTGACTGGAAATAATTTAATATCGTTGATTGCTTCTATGAACAGTCTTAACAGCGACTATAATGCTTTAATTTTAGAATGGAATAATAAATTACTTCCAGCTTTAAATTCTTTAGTCAAAGGTTCGGATGATGAGATTACAGGCTTTTCTTATAATTATATTGAAGATGGCATAAATGGAAATACTGTTTTAGTTAATAGAGAAGCTGATTCTGATTCTGAAGAATGGGAATTCTCTCCCACGCTGAATAGACAATTAACGATAAGAGAATCTTTAGCTGCTATTTATAATTCTTTATCGAATAAAGTAGATTCTATTGATTTAAATGTTTCAGCATTTACAGATTTTACTAAAGAATATATTGGTGAAGCCGCTTTTACAGAGGGAGCAGTATCGAATAGCACCTCCATGGATGCAAGATTAGAAGCTTTAGAATCTGCTACATTTCCATCTTTTACTGATACTTATTTATTATTTGGTGATGGATCTTCAACGCCCGCTACAGATTCTAATTTAGTTTGGCAAGCTACAACAGCCAGATTAATTCTTACTGGTCAATTAAGAGTTAGTAACTCTATTATATCGACTGGTGGCAATGAAAGAGGAATTGGTGCCGCCGATTTACAATACTCTAGAAGCTCTGCTTCTCAAGTTGCATCTGGAGACGCAGCGTTTGTTGCTGGCACAAATAATACTGCTTCAGCAGCACAATCCGCTGCTTTAAATTCAGGCAATACTGCTTCTTCAAAAAATTCTTTAGCTATTGGTCAATCTACTAGAGCAGCCGGTTCTGCCGCTTTCTCTCATGGTGTAGAGTCTTCTACTACTTACCCTTCCTCAAGAGCTTATTCTTCTGGTAAATTAGTTTCTCCTGGAGACTCTCAAGCAATAGAGCTTCATATGAGAGTTTCTACTTCTAACGCTACCCCAACTTCTCTCTATATAGAAAGCACTGGAACTAAGATTACTACTGAAAATAATACTAGCTATGGCGTTATTGCTAATATAGTGGGAAGAAATGCGACTACAGGCGCCTCTTGTTTTTATGTAATTAGGTGTTTGGCCACAAGACAAGCAAGCGCTGCCACATTAAATCTTTCAAGTTTAGATAAAACTGTTGTAGCAGAGGATGATCCAGCTTTTGATGCCACTATAGTTCCCGACAGTAGCACTGGAACTATAGATGTAAAAGTTACTGGTTTGGCTGGAATCACTGTTCGTTGGTCTGCTGATATTAAGTTAGTAATGGTGAAGTAGTGAAGTTGTTCAATAGTAATCATAATGGCAACACTACTAAAGTTAATAAAAACGAGCCATTAAAAAAGAGATTAGTTTTAAAACCAGAGCCTTCCTTTAAAAAGTCATCTTTGAAAGATGAAATGGAATTCATCAAAAAGACTTCTATAATCAAAGTTTGTGTCTATAGAGGTTGCGGAGGTATAGGCGATATTATTATGGCTACTCCTTTACTAAAAGCAATCAAAGAAGAATACCCAAACTATAACTTATCTTTTGCTGTAGATACCCGAACAGCAGGTGACCTTTATGCTTCTTTAGTAAAGAATGCTCCGTTTATAGATAATGTCATTTCTGCTCAGGGAATAGTAAAAGAGAATTTTAACTTATTTAAAGATATAAGTTCTGTTTGTCTTCAGTATGAAAATTCCGGTCTTCCCCCGTTGAATAGAATTGATATATTTGCGAACGCTTGTGGGTTTAAACTAAAAGACCATTTACCTTTTTATAAGGTAGAAGACGATGAAGATGCCTGGGCTAAAGAATTTATTTCTAAAAAGTCCAATAAACCTTTATCTATAATGTTGCATACAGCTTCTTTTGATATTAAAAGAACTTGGCCAATTAACAAATATACAGAACTTATAAAAGAAATAAATAAAGAAAGAAAAGATATTACTTTCTTTGTTAATGATTTTCAAAACCACAATCCTAATTGGAATCAATATAAAGATGTTGTAAATATTTCTCAATTTAGTATAAGAGAAATTGGGGCTTTAACTAAAAACATGGATTTATTCATTGGTCCTGACTCTGGACCTATGCATATAGCTGGGGCTCTAGGAACCAAGGGAATTATTCTTTTTGGATCTATTCCGCCAGAAGCAAGAATAAATCATTATCCTTCTTTACAGGGTATGACCGCTGGCTTAGCTTGTTCCCCTTGTTGGTATAAAGGATGTCCTTTTTCTGTAAAGTGTATGTCTTTAATTAAAGCGGAACATGTAGTGAGAAGAGTTTATGAAATTATTTAATAGTAAGAAGAACATAGAAGATCCTTTTGTGTTCACTCCTAAAACTAAAAGAAATAGACCTATCTATATAACAAAAGAACAATCGTCTACCAGTGAATTACCTTTAGACTTTTCTAATTACTCTAATGAAGATCTTAGAGTTGGTTATTCATCTACCTGGAAAGAATCTTGTGGCATAGCTGTTTATACAGAAAACTTATCCAATGCTTTATTTAACCAAGGTATTAAAAATTTTATATATTCAAAAAATATATCTGTTAGTGAATTATTATCTTGCATAGATAGAGATAGAATTCATGTTTTGAATATTCAATATGAACCATCAATAACTTACTCTTTAGACTCTTTCTTAATGCTTGCTTCGGAGTTAAGAAATAGAAGAATTAAACTCTTTTTTACTTTTCATAGTGAGAGCCCTGCAACTAAAAAGCTAATAGACATTAGTAACGGTGGTATTTTTCATAAGCCACCAACCACTCAAAATCTCAATATGGATAAAGTCTTTATAGTGCCTATGGGCGTTCCTATTTTTGAACCACAAGAGTCTAAAGAGAGTTTAAGAAATAAGTATGGCTATAATCTTTCTGATAAAATATTAACAACTACAGGTTTTTTATTTACCTGGAAAGGTCACGCTAAAATACTTAATAAATTAGTTCCTTTCTTGAAAAAAGATTCTAATTTAAAAGTTCAACTGTTAACAGCTTTTAACAGTATCAATCCTGCCGAATGTATTTTAGAAAATAAAAACGTTAAAAATGTTATAAATTCAAATGGATTAGAGAACCAAGTTCAACATATAATTAATTTTCTTCCCCAACAAGAACTAAACGAAAGATTATATATATCTGATTTAGGTTATTTGTGGGGCGCACTAACTACTACTTCATCTTCTGCTGCATCAAAAGAATTCATAACATCTAGACTTCCATTAGTTGTAACTAATAGTAATCATTATCATGATATAAATGAAGGAGCTATTAAAGTTTCTATAGATGAAAACATTTTCGTGAATACTATTATGAACACCGACAGTTCTAGATTGCAAACGTTACGAGAACAGATGCAACACAAGTATAACAAGTTAAATAATAATTCTATTATATTAAAACATATAGAAATTTTTAAGGAAAAATAAATGATCTCAATAGGTATTCCTACAGTTAATGGCTCTCATAGATTGGAGAGATGTTTAAGTCATATATTCAAAGATAATTCTGTACAAAGATTTAAAGCAGAAGTAATAGTTGTAGATGATGGTAGTTCTGAATGGTCAATAGAAAAAAATAAACAATTTTGTGAACAATATGGAGCAAAATTTATAGAACACAAAGAAAGAAGAGGAGTACCCACTGCCTGGAACACTCTTGTTAAATCATCTAGTAATGATTTAATTATCCTTTTAAATGATGATATAGAGGTTATGAAAGATTGGCTTGATGTCGTTGTGTATATATTAAATAATAACCCTTCTATCGGAGCTGTAGGACTGAATTCTTTTGAAGGTGTAAGACATGAAATGCCTAGCGTTCCTAGCTATGTAGAAACTAAAACTATGTTTGGCAGCAAAAATTCACCTTTACTTTCTTGTTGTGGTAGCGCATTTGCTTTTCGTAAAAACGATTGGCAAAGTGTTGGTGGGTTTGATGAGCGTTATTTTTGCTTTTATGAAGAAATAGATTTTTGTATATCTTTATTACAAATTGGAAAGAGATCTGCTATGATTTCTTATCCCGTTCTCCATCATTACGTTGCAGAAACTACAACAACAATTTTATCTGATCCGCAACAAATTATGAAAGAAAGTCAAACTAAGTTTGAAGAAAAGTGGAATTTGAAATGGCCACAAATAAGAGAGAAATTTAATCATAAAACCATTCCACCTATTCCAGAAGTGGAAGAATGGAACTCTGCATATAAGGTATGGGTATAATGTCAAACAAAGTAACAATAGGAATACCAACGTATAACGGCTGGCTAAGAATTCATCAACTGCTTCAGAATATAGAACAAAGAACCCCTAAAAGTATTCCTTATGAAGTTGTTGTTTGTGATGATTCCGGCAAAGAAGAACACAGGGATAGAGTTAAAGGAATTTGTAAAGACTTAGGCGCGGAGTACGTCTTTCATCAGAATAATAGAGGTGTGCCTGCCGCCTGGAATACACTGTCCCGCTCTACTGATTCTAAACACATTATTTTATTAAATGACGATGTTTTAGTCGCTAGAGATTGGTTACTCTTTCCTTATTATGCACTTGAGAATAATAAGAATATAGGATCTTTTGGTTTGCATTGTTATTTTATTTCCCCTGGTGATGTTGCTACTTTACTACAAGGACCAGACGCAAAGGTTATACCTTTAGACGTAAAATATGTTAATGGAGTTTTAGTTAAAGATCAACGATTTTCTTCTATGCCTGAAAATACGGGAGGAGTACCTGGAAGAACAATGTGTCCAACTGGATGCGCTTTTGGTTTTACCAGAGAAGTTTATAATGGTGTTGGGGGTTTTGACGAAAGATACCAAGCGTTTTATGAAGAAACAGATTTCGGTGTAGCGTGTTCTGTTGCCGGATTACCATCTGTTCAATTACCTTATCCCGGTAACTATCATATCTGGTCGCAAACATTTGCTTCGGCCCCAGAAATAAACGCAAGTAAAATTATGAACGATTCTAAAAGAAAATTTGTTCAGAAATGGTCAGAAAAATTAAATTATAAGTTTAATGATGCCCCAGATATTCATAACCTTATAATGGACAAGATACCACCTTTAGAGCTAAAATGGTTAGACGAGAATCTTATAGAAAAGATTAGTTACGTATAGGAAAGTAAAATGAAAATATTATTATTAGATCATCCTCAATTTACCCATGGTACGTGGATGCTATATGAGGGAATAGTTAGAATTTTTGGAAGAGATTGTATAACTGTCTTTCCTCCCAAACCATGTTTTTATGATTCAAATGCAATTAAATTAAGACTTATGGATATAAGATGGTATAGAGAGGTATATAAAAATCTTAATAATTTACCCGTTGGAGTACCAGCGCTATCTCCTGGAGAAATACTAACTTATAATGATGAAAGAGTTGTTGATTATACAAATGTTATTTTACCTTCGCCAGACAAAAGTTATCAAGACTCTTTAGACGAAGATGAATTAATATCTTTAATTAATAACAATTATTACGATTTTATTATTTTAGGAAACTCTCACAGAGTTCCTACAATTGCTCTTGCTAGACTTAGAGATAGATGTAAAAGTTTACCACCAATTATATATTGTGATTTTGGAGAAAGAGACGAGTTCAATGCTCATTGGTGGCATGTATTTAAACCAGCTTTAGTTTTTAAACAAATATTAACTCCAGAGCTTTTAGAACTCAAGGGAAGTCCTGCAGTACCTTGCGATATGTTTCCTCTTCCTCTTTCAAACCCTAGATTATTATTAGATGAGGGTCCGCTATCTAAAAACAAAAATTTTCTTAGAAAAAGAAAAATTGACGTAATAAGTTCTTTTGGCCCCACATGGCCCACTAGACAATTTGTTCAAGATAGAGTGAAAGAGGTTTGCTCTCAGTTGGATTCTAAATCTTCTTCCTTTAAATCTGTTTTAGACGGTTACAAATTTGATATGCTATCTAAAGCAAAAATTTGTGTTTCAATGAGAGGATCAGGCAGAGATACAGAAAGATATTGGGAGTTTCCCGCTCATGGAGCCGCTATGATTTGTGACGGTACTATGGGCTGTATACATCCATTTCCATTTCAAGATAAATTAAACGCCGTCTTTTATAGAAACTTAAATGAATTAGAATCTTCTATTCATTATCTTCTTGGCGATGAAGAAAATAGATTAATTATAGCAAGAAATGGATACAATCATATAAGAAAGTATCATAGTATAGAAGCTAGAGCTTTATTCTTTTTGGGTATAATAGACAATCGAATTGGAATAAATTATGACAACGATCAACTATTTAAGTTAAATAGTATATTATCGAAATTAGAATGGGATTCAAGATTGCCTAATTGGAGTGGACCCGTAGTCGGTTATGATGAATAATAATTTAAAACTTAATAAGGATTAAAATGCATAGTGATTTAATTAAAACTTTAATTAAGAATAATTTGATTGATGAGGCCGTCGCCGATTCTTGGTATAATAAATTATTTCTAACAAAACACGAGCAAAACGCGGCTCCTTGGGATATATTTTTATGTAATCTTTGGAACGAAAAACCAAGAAATTCTTTTGAGGCTTTGTCTGATTTTTATGAATCTGATTGCTGTGTAGTATTTCAAGGAACTATGTCTGGTACTTGGGATTCGAGTTCGATAAAAGAAAAATTAGCTCCTTACATAAAACCTGGAACTACTGTTTTAGAGTATGGTTCTGGAGGAGGAAGAGAGGTAATTTGCGCCTTGAAAGAGGGCGCAAAAGTAATAGCTTGCGACGTTTCTGAAAGGCTATTAACTGGAGTTAAATTACTTGCAAAAGAGCATGGTTATGAATTAGAAACCATTTTAATAAAAGAAGATATTCCTTTATTACCTTCTGGTAATGATGTTGTTATTACTATTGATTGTCTTGAGCATGTTGATAAACCAATAGAAATATTAAATGCTCTTTCTAAGTCTTTAAAACCGGGCGGTATTATGTATTGCGAAGTTTTTTTTGGGGGACATGAGCTGTCACCTTATCATTTAGAAAAACATTATTATTTAGGAAATAACGAAACTTGGAAATCAGTTATGCAAGAAGCTGGTCTTGAACGAATTGATGAAGAAGGTATACTTTGGAAGAAAAAGTAAAGTTTACATTATTTATAATGAATGAAAAAGGATATTCGGTATTAAAATCTTTTTTTGACTTGTTTGGAAAAGATCATATTGATAAAGTTATTTCTTCGGAAGATCCTGGACAGGTATCTTTTTTTACTGATATAAAAACTTTTTGCGAACAAAAACAAATTACTTTTTTTGATAGAAAAGATCTGAAACAAGCAAAATGGGAATATGCTATTGCTATAGGTTGGAAATGGCTTTTACCAACTACTAAAAATTTAATCGTGCTTCATGATTCTTTGCTTCCTAAGTATAGAGGCTTTAATCCTTTGGTTTCTCAGTTATTAAATAAAGATAATAAAATTGGGGTAACTTCTTTGTGGGCTTCAGAAGAAGCAGACAAGGGTTATATTATATCTAGTGATTTTGTTACTATTACATATCCAATAAAGATTCAAGAAGCCATTGAGCTTATTATTCCTCTATACGTTAGTTTAGTAAACGATATTGTTAAAAATATTATTTCTAATAAAATTCCAATTGGTTGCGAGCAAAACGAAAAAGAAGCTACCTATAGTTTATGGAGAGACGAAGAGGATTACGAAATCCCTTGGGACTCTTCTTCAGAATACATTAAAAGACTTATTGATGCATCTGGCTTTCCTTATAGTGGAGCTTATTCTTTTTTGAATTTTAATAAGGTTAGAATTTTAGAGGCAAAAGAAATTCCAGATGAAGTAATTATTAATCGAACACCGGGAAAAATATTTAAATATATTAATGGTTTTCCAGTAGTAGTTTGCGGCCAAGGACTTATATTATTGGAAAAAATAGTAGATGAACAAAATTCTTCTATTATTTTGAATAAAATGAGGCTTAGATTTAAATAATGATTCCCTTTAATGTTCCCTATGTTTCGAAAAATGAACGTTCTGTTATTTCAAGTGTTTACGCTAAAGGTAAGTTTAGTGGTAATGGTTACTATACTAGATTTGCTAATCATTTGTTAAGTAAATTACATATCGGTTCAGCTTACTCTTCAAACGATTCTTCTTCTATTCTTACTACTTCTTGTACAGACGCTTTAGAAATGTCTTCAATATTATATAGTATTGAAGAAGGTGATGAAGTAATATTACCTTCTTATACTTTTGTTTCTACTGCTTTACCTTTTGAACTAAGAAAAGCTAAATTAGTCTTTGCTGATTCTGAGCAAGAAAGACCTCATATATCTTATGACTCAGTTAGGAAATTAATAACAAACAAAACCAAATTAATTGTTGCGGTGAACTATGGCGGGACTGGAGCTAATCTATTTGCCCTAAAATCTTTATGTGACGAGAAAGGGATATTTCTTTTAGAAGATAATGCGCAAGGTTTAGGTTCCTCTTTAGGCAAGCATCCCTTGGGTACATTCGGACAGTTAAGTACATTAAGTTTTCATGAAACTAAAAATGTACAATGTGGAGAGGGAGGCGCTCTAATAATTAATGATTTATCTTTTGAAGACCGTGCCCATATCTTAAAAGATAAAGGTACGAATAGAAAATGGTTTGATGCGGGATATCTTCCCGAGTATAATTGGGTAGACGTTGGCTCCTCTTATTTAATGTCAGAAATATTGGCTGCAATTGTGTATTCACAATTAAATGATTTAAACCATGTAACTTTAAGAAGAGTTGATATATTTAATGCCTATTTAAATTCATTTCAAGAATTAAAATCAAAAGGCATTTTATTACCAATTGTAAATGAAACTTATCAAACTAATGGTCATATATTTTATTTAGTTCTTCCTAGCAAAGAAGAGAGAAACCAATTAATTTCTTTCTTGAAGAAAAAAGAGATTATGGCTGTATCTCACTATGTTTCTTTACATAAATCTCCTTACTTTATAAATAAATACCAAGGAGAAGAATTAGTGAATTCGGATAAGTTTTCAAACAATTTGGTTAGGTTGCCATTGTTTTACAATATGACTAATGATGAACTGAATTATATCATAGAAACAATCAAGAAATATTTTGGAGTCGCTTAATGAAAGGAATTATATTGGCTGGAGGAACAGGTTCTAGACTCTGGCCCCTAACAAAAGTTACAAATAAACATTTGCTCCCTATATATAATAAACCAATGATTTATTATCCCATAGAATTTTTAAGAGATTCGGGGATTAAAAATATTATGATTGTTTTAGGGGGTAATTCAGTTGGCGATTTTATTAACCTTCTTGGTGATGGCTCTGGTCTTGGTGTTTCTTTGACTTATAAGCATCAAGCGAAACCAGATGGTATTGCCGGTGCATTAAAACTGTGTAGAGATTTTTGTGGAGAAGATTATTTTACTGTTTGTCTGGGGGATAATATCTTTGAGAAACCTATAGAGAATCTTGGCAAATGGGGTTATGGATGTTCTCCAAGACCTTTATCCAAAATCTTTATACATCCCACCGATAAGCCTTCAAGTTTCGGTGTCCCAACTTTGAGCGAAAACAAAGTTATTAAAATAACAGAGAAGCCAAAAAATCCAGATTCCAATTATGCTGTAACTGGTTTATACCAATACGATAAGTATATATGGTCAATGATAGATTCACTAACGCCAAGTCTGCGTGGCGAATTAGAAATTACAGATATTAATAATTGGTATATATCTCAAGAAGGATTAAAAGCTAAAACTTTAGAGGGTTTTTGGCATGATGCTGGTTCAATAGAATCTTTATTTTTATGTAGTGAGTTAATAAGAAATGCAAATAAGAAATAAAAAAATAGTCTTAACTGGCGGTTGTGGTTTTATAGGAAACAATTTTATTGACCATTTAATTGAAAAAGAGCCATCTGATATTTTGGTAATAGATAAATTAAGTTATGTATCTAATACTGATAAGGTAGACTATTATGGTATTCCATATTTAAAAGCCGAGATAGAAAGTTACGCTGCTTATCAGAACGTAATTAATTACAAACCTGATATCATTATTAATATGGCTGCTGAAAGTCATGTTGACGTAAGTATAGAGAACCCTAATCTATTTTTAGATTCTAATGTTTATGGAACCGTAAATCTTTTAAATGCCGCAAAAGACTTAAATAATACTCCTTTATTTTTACAAATAAGTACAGATGAAGTTTATGGCAGTGTTAGCTCTCCTTCTGTAGAGTCTGATGGAATGTTTCCTTCTTCTCCTTATTCGGCTTCGAAAGCTTCTGCTGAACAATTTGTTCATGCTTATCATACTACATTTAAAGTTCCATTCTTAATTACTAGAAGCTCTAATAATTATGGTCCTTTTCAACATCAAGAAAAATTAATTCCTAAAGCTATTACTAATATTCTTAATGGTGTTAAGATTCCTATTTACGGTAATGGAAAGAATATAAGAAATTGGATTTATGTAGATGATAATTGTAAAGGAATCATTAACGTTCTTGAGTCAAACAAAACAAATGAAATCTATAATGTTTCTTCAAATGATATCTTTTCTAATTTAGAAATTATATCTTATATCTGTAAGGTAATGAATAAAGATATTTATTCATCTATTGAATTTGTTGAAGACAGAAAAGGCCATGATTTGATGTATTACCTTTCTAATAAAAAGTTAATTAAAGACACTCCATGGAAGCAAGAGACTTCAATTATTAAAGGTTTAGAAAAAACTATTAATTGGTATAGCTCTAAATGTTAACAGAAAAGTTTAATAAATTGTTTATTGGTGCTTCTGGACTATTAGGTAGAAATTGTATTCCACTATTAGAAGATAATATTTTTACACCTTCTAGAATAGAATTAGATATCTCTTCTGAAGAAAATATTAAAAGTTTTTTTAAAGCTTTTCCTATTGAGTTAGATGAAGTTATTATTTCTGCCGCCATAACAGACGTAATTGGATGTAACTGTGTTAAGAAAGATCTTGCTTTACAAGTCAATGGGAAGGCGCCAGGAATTATAGCTCGCGAGGCTATCAAACATAATAAAAATATTCTTATCACTTATATTTCTTCTGATTATGTTTTTAATGGAAACTCTGGAGGATATTACGAATATGAATCTATTAATCCTGTTTATAATAATTATTATGCTTTCACTAAAGCTGCGGGAGAAATGTCATTAAGTGTTTTTAAAAATGTTAGAATAATTAGAACTTCTTTTTGTGATAATATTTGGCCTTATGATAATGCTTTTGAAGATCAATTCACTTCAAGAGATACTATATCTATTATAGGGCCGCTAATAAGCTCATATATCAATTCTGTTACGATTGGAATAGTTCACATAGGCACAAAAAGAAAGTCCGTTTATGAGCTTGCTAGACGCCTTAAACCCGATGTTAAGCCTTCCTCTCGTTTAGATGTTATAAAACGTACCGGAGTGAATATTCCATATGATACTTCTTTACGTTCTTGTTTTAAACTTATAGAAAAAAATAAAGGATAAAATGTTTAATCTTAATAGAGAACCTGAAATAAAATATTTAAATCCATACATGGACACTAGAGGTTATTCCTTTTTTAATATTTATCCCGATATAAAATCTGGACAAATTAATATAGGTAATCTTTTTGACGACGCCATAAAAGCTTTTCATTATCACAAAGCACAAGATGATTATTGGTTTTGTTTGAAAGGTAATATACATATTATATGCGCTCGCCCCAAAAACTTAAGTGATTATGAAACGGGAAACCTATCGAAAGAGAATTGTATTATAAAACATTTCTATATAGGTGAAAATAATCCCTGTGTGCTTAAAATACCTATATACTGGATGCATGGTTATTGTAATTTAAATAAAGATTCTACTTTATTATATTGGGTAACCGAACCTTATAACCCTAACTGTCCAGATGAATATAGAATTGATTGGGATATCTTTGGAAAAGATATATGGAGAAGGGAAAATAAATAAAATGAAAACGGCGATTGTTACAGGATGTTTGGGGCAAGATGGAAGTTATCTTGTAGAATATTTGAGAAGTTTAGATTATCATGTAGTCGGAATAACAAGACGAAGATCGTCTGATGCCCTTAGTTACGGATTCCTTTCGGCTCTTAGAAATGATCCTCATTTTGAATTATATCATGGAGATATAACTGATCCGGTATTTATTACTGATTTATTATGTAAGTATTTCCCTGATGAGTATTATAACTTAGCTGCCCAATCTCACGTACATCATTCTTTTTCTAACCCAATAGATACTTTCAATATAGATGCTTTAGCTGTAGTTAATGTTTTATCTTTAATTGAAAAACATTCAAGAAATACAAAGTTTTATCAAGCTTCTACAAGTGAATTATTCGGTGGTTTAAATTGTCCCTTTAAGGGTTATACAGAAGAATCTCCATTATATCCTAGAAGCCCTTATGGTGTTGCTAAATTAGCTGCTCATTGGGCTACAATAAATTTTAAAGAAGCTTATGGTCTTTATGCTTGTGCAGGAATACTTTTTAATCATGGCTCCCCAAGAAGAGGCTTAGATTTTATAGAAAGAAAAATAACAAACACAGTAGCTAAAATAAAGTTAAGAAAGACTAAAAAAATAGTATTAGGTAATTTAGACGCTTATAGAGATTTAGGTCATTCTAAAGATTATGTTAAAGCTCAACATCTAATGCTCCAACAAGACGTTCCCCAAAATTATATTATTGCTACTGGTAAAACCTATCAGATAAAAGATATTGTAACCTTAGCTTTTAAAGTAGCTAACATTAATTATCCAGAAGATTATATAGAGTTTGATGAAAGATTTTTAAGACCATCTGAAGTTCCTTATCTATTAGGTAATCCAGAAAAAGCTTTAAATGAGTTATCTTGGAAACCAGATTATAATTTAGAAACTTTAATTGAAGAAATGTATAGAAATGATTTAGAATTAGAAAAAAGGTAATCTATGAGCGTTTCTATTAATTCAAGAAAATGGGAGAAAGGTCCATTTAAGGGTGAATCTGGATCTACTTATTATGCTGGTTTTGATGAAAACGGCAATCCAATTTTATTGACTCCAGAAACTCTTGAAGGTCCACAAGGTCCGCAGGGTCCTACTGGTCCTACTGGTCCACAAGGTCCAGCGGGTGCAGATGGAGCGCAAGGTCCACAAGGAATTCAAGGACCTGCTGGGGCGACAGGAGCTAACGGAGCTAATGGAAATAACGGCGCTGATGGTAAATCTATTCTTTATGGTGCCTCTAATCCAGGTCCGTCAGATGGGTCTGATGGTGATTTTTGGATAAACACAAGTTCTAATTATTTATTTGGTCCTAAAGTATCAGGTGTTTGGCCTGCTGGAGTATCTTTAGTTGGGCCTACAGGTCCCCAAGGCTCTAATGGAACATCTGGCGCAGATGGAGCAGATGGGAAATCTATAAGATATGGATCTTCTGATCCCACTATATCTGATGGAGTCGATGGAGATTTTTGGATTAATACAACATCACATTATTTATTTGGACCAAAGGCGTCTGGAACTTGGCCTTCGGGGACTTCTCTAATAGCTATTTCTTATGATTACCAAAATATTTCTGGGAATACAACTCTGTCTACGCAACGTTCGTTACTGTATGTGAGCGCGGCAGCTACTATTACTTTACCGGCTTTGTCTTCTTGGACAATTGGAAAACCAACTAAAATATTTTATAAAGGCACCTCTGCTGTAAGAATAATAATTGTGGCAGATACTGTTGGGCCTGATTTAATAGAGGGAGCGGCTAAAGTAGCTTTATATGGTTATGATATAGAAGCCACATTAATTCCTATATCTAGTAATAGATTCTCTATCTCTGTCTCTAAAGGTGTAGCGCAATGGAGTCATGCTCGTTCAAATTTATCTACAGCGGCCGGCGCCTCGCCCTGGACCATAAATGGTGTTGTATGGACAGATATAAGTAGTTCCAGTAATTCTGTTTCAGCTTCTTCTGGGTTAAGCCACACCTCTACCGCTGTAAGCTTTTGGGGATCTGGTCTTGGATCTATTGCTAAGGCACCTTTAACAAACTTTTTAGATGGTTGGTCTAGACCAATTACTCCTAGAACTAAAATGTGGATATGTGTTAAAGAATTTTTAGCATCTGGAGTTACAACAAATATAGCTTCTAATGTGACATTAGGGGGCACAGCGGGAACTACTACTCCTAAAATCGGGACAACCATGGATCCAAGCATAGGACATCGAATGCTTTCTCGTGTAACTTCTACTTATGTTTTAACAGAAGGAACAGCCGTAACGTCCTCTTCTGTTTGGAATTGTATGCTTTGGGATCCAATTAATAGAAGGATATCAGAAACTATTTATTCTGTATCTCCTTCTGGAACTCCTGGGGTAGACTGGTGGCCAAATGAATATATAACCTCTAAAGGTATGGGATATTCACAAGACTCCCTGGCCACTGCCGTAACAGATGGTTGGAAAATAGATGATATAACTCATATTCTTTTATCGCAAACCGGTACGGGAGGTTCATTTACCAGAACTGACTGTGTTATAATTTTAGAAACAGGATCATTATAATTGAATAAAAAAAATATTTTTTCTTCTCCTTCAGAAGAGATAGAAAAATCTTTTAATAAATTAATATCTATTTTAGATATAGCAACAGGCCCAGACCCTAATGGTAATTCTTTGCAGGAGTCGCAAGAAGCCTTTTCTAATTTTTGTGATCTTTTAGTTTTGTCAAAAGATGATGATGAAATATTAATTGATATTAAGATGGCTTGGGACTTAACTCAATTAGCTTATAATTCAAAGGGAGAAGGAGCGCCCTTGTCTAAAATAAAAGAATATCTAGAAAGAGCTAAAGCCAGAGCGATATTGAGAGAAGAAAAGAGAAATTAAGTTTCTTCATCATAATTATCTTCTTCTAAAGATTCTACTTTATCTTCAACTAAAGATAATCTACTTTTTATATCATCTAACTCGGTTTCGAATAAAGTAATAACCTTACTTATAGTCGAAGCTGTAGTCGTTTTATTCAAGATGGTAAGAACGTCATTTAAAGTCTCTTCAATTAAATTAACTCGCTCTATAAGTCTCGCTTCTTGTTCTGTTGTCATTAAGGTTCTCCATCCTCAGTTGTGCTTCTATATCTTTGATAACTTCTTTCAGGGGCAGAACCACTAGAAGCTGTAGAATGATTTTCACTAATTGTTACTCTTGGCAATAAAGAAGTAGCTAAGCCTTCATAAGCTTTTACACCACTTAGAATCATAAAACCTACAGCGAATAATAGAATAAGTATTTTTTGAAAATCCTTATAGAAAGGCATTTCTTGTTTTTGAGTTTTTTCTTCTAGTTTAGATAGAATATTATTATTTAATTTAGAGAGTTTATCATCAACGCTTTCGGCTTTTGACTCCAGACTTAAAAGTCTTTGTTGTACCATTGGCATATCTCTTTCGAACAGAAGTAACATTTTTACTTCTATTGAATTTAAATCATGTCCACTGGTTGTCTCTTGAGCTTCAGTAGACGTATTTTCTTTATTCTTAAGAGGAGGCATGACAGTTAATCCCTTTACTACACGATAAATACTAATATTTATACGTTAAATAATAAAGGGATGTACTGTTTGTTTTCTATTGTTTTATAGAAAATAATTATTTTTTATTTTCGTAAGACACAATTAAAACTGGATTCCATAATTCATTCTCTGGACTAAAAGAACCAGTAGAATCTTCTATTACATATATTCCACTAAGGTCTACAATGATAGACATAGGAGATTCAATATTAGTTAAATATTGACTGAGTTTTTCTGCTAAAGCATTTTTCTCGCCGCTTCTCCAAGGAGGTCTTGAGCCAAACTTTTCTAAACTTTTTCTTCTTGGTTTTAACGAATCGACGTTTAATTCACTTATGTCTTCATAATCTCCAACTAATGAGATTTCAAATCTTTCAAAATCTTTTTTAATTCTCAACCAATTATAAATTGTTTGATTTAATGTTTTAGCGTTTTGTGTTTCATTAAGTGTCGCGCCACCAGGAATTTGATGTACCAATCTTTTAATTTTTGGTTCATTCAAAATCAATTTTACGATTGCTTCTTGATTCTTTTTGTTTGAAAACTCAACCTTTGATTTTGCTTCTTCTTTATTCATTTTTCTTATTTACCTCTTTAAAAAATCTTTTTAATTCTTTAATCTTACTTATTTTATAATCTGTTAGATCAAGTTTCAAAGCATCTTGTGCTGTAAACCAAATATCATTTTTACCTTTAAAAGTTTTTTCCCATTGTTCTTTACTAATCTTTCTTCTTTTTTTGAAAAAATTAATTAAGTGTTCGTTTATTTTTTTATAGTTTTCAGCAAATCTTTGAACTTCTAAATGTGATTTTATTTCAAGATTAAAATCTGATTGTATCATTTCATGCCAAAAAAGTAAAGAGTTTTCAAACATAACTCTTTCTGTACAAGCCTGAAAAGCATAGAAAGCTCCTGATCCAGCTACTCCTTGACACAATCCAATGGTAGGATTACTCACAGAATTAATAGCGTCTATGATCTTAATTGCATCATAAATAAATCCGCCTGGAGAATTAATTAAAATTATAATTGGTTCTTTTTCTTCTAAAATAGAAGACGCATAGTATATATCGTCAACAAATTTAGAAGCAGACTCAGTATCTATTTCTTTTTCTAATAATACAATTCCGTTATCAGGATTTGTATATTTAAAATCTTGAGGCATTAATGGAATTTTAAATAATTCTGTCCCCTGTGTTTCTTCGTTTTTCTTTTGAAGTCTCATTAGTCCTCGAATAAAGTGTAAGTAAATTTGTCTCCATAAAGTTTTGCTGAATCATTTGTTATATTCATGAACTCTTTAAAATCTAATGGATCCGCTATAACCTGACATCCCGCCGACCACTTATCTACTTGAGTAGATTTTTTGCTACTATTAGCTCTATGAATTTGTATTCCACTAAAAGTATCTTTTTCGTTAATAAAATCTAATACATCATTTCTATTGTTATCTCTATAAACCTTTACTGGTTTAATTTGAACTAAACATTCATATTGTCCTTTATGTAAGCCAAACGAGAATGATTGTTTATATTGTCCTGGACAAAGAATGGCTGTTCCTTCTACTCTTCCTGGATTGTTTAAATGATAAGTTCCTGGATCAGTTGTTGCATCGCAAACAAACATTTGCCAATCTTCTCTTGTTCTGGAGATATTAAATAAAATTCCTATAGCATCATCAAATTTATTTTGTTCTCCAAATATATTTCTTATTCCAAATATATTAATATCTAAATATCCATTATATAGTTTATATTTTTTATCTTTATAAAGATTTAAAACATCGTTAATGGTTGTAGAGTTTCTTATATTGCTCATATTTATTCCTTTATGTTTTGATCTATTAGGGATATTAATTTATTTTCGTCTAATTTATTAATATCTTTATAAGATATTTCTATGAAATTATAACCATGTTCTTCTAATAAACTTTTTTTATTTAAGTCTCTGCTTTTAATTTCATAAAAATTTAATTCTTTTTGTACTGCTGAAGTATTTGAAAAACTAGTAGGAACATAGTGTTGTATTCCATGTACTTCGATACATAATTTAAACATTGGAATGTACCAATCAATATACAAATTTACATTAGATTCAATTAAATATGATATAGGAACTTCTTGATATGCTTGAACATTCTTAAAAGATCCATTACATAATATTTCTTTTATCTTGTTATGTAAATTAGAAGAATTTTCTATATCAATATATTTATTTTTTAATGAGTTAATCTTTTTTTTCAACTTTAAATTCCTGACCAACGCCTATAGTCAATACTTTTTTATCTATAAAAAACATATATAAGTCTTGCCATAGCTTATCTTCTTCTATTTTTACAAAGAAATACGGAGCATCAACATATTCTTCTATGTAAATTTTTCCTGTATTTAAATTTTTCAGGGCCATAAAATATCTTTCTTTTGAAATATTAGAACCTGGTATCTTTGCCGTCGCGAAATGAACCCAATTTGGTCCGAATAAAGATTCTTTTAATTTTTGTTTAACATCACTTATTAGTACAAAATTCATGGTTTACATATTCCTATATATTTACATTTTAAATCTGGACAAGGGAATTTAGCTTTGAATGTTTTTATTTCCTTATCTTTTAAAAGATTATTCATAGATTCATTCAAATCATCTTTAAAATAATTTTTCATATAGTATTTATCTATACGTTCTACAAAAACTTTTTTATTAAATCCTATAACAAATAATTTTGCAGATTGTCCTGGTGCAATTCCTTCTTTTGTATAGATTTTTTTTAGATATTCCCATTGTGCCATATGAAGTGGTGACCAAAAAACTTCATGTTTAGAGTTTAAATTTGTAAAAACGAATGCTCTTAAAGCTCCTAAGTTTGTTTTACCGATTCCACTGAAATTAATTAATAAATTATTATCTTCTATTTTTTCTGAAAATAAAATATTATTCATATTTGGTAAGAAAGATAAATAATCTATTCTCAATCTTTTTACCAGCTTCTCATATATTAATGGAATTTTAAACATAAAGAAATTTCTATAGTCATCGTTGACTTCATATTCATTACAAAAATCAGTTATGAGACTTATAGTATCTTTATTTGACATTAAAACAAATCTATTATTGAATAGGTATTCTAAACAATCTATTACGGTATATTTGTTTTCGTTAAAAATTATATCTAGATTATATCTTTTTGCACAATAGATATAATCCATTAATTCTTTTTGATTTAAATTCATTCAATTATAATCTTCCTTTTAATGATAGATTTCCATAATGAGAATTAATATCTGTTTCGTATCCAACGCCTATCCATAAGTTTTCTATTAGTGGTAAGTGATCTCCCAAGTTATAATTTACAGGAGTGATACCAAATCTTATAGATTGTTGATTAAAAGATAAATTAGGCTCTAAGAATGACAAATGATATTTATTCCACTCAAAGAATGATAAACCAATTATGACTCCAGGTTCTAAATCAGAAGAAACTTTTGCGCCAATATTAATTCTTGGTTTAAAAAACCTTTCTCTATCAGCTAATTTATTTTCGTATATTATAGTATCTTTAGTATCTAATGGATGCTCAATATTATCAGCAGAAGATGTAGCTGTTGTTTTAACTATTGTTTTATCTTTTTCTATGATAACTGTATTTTTAATTTCCAAATCATAAGTATCAAATATATATTCATTATCTTTAACAGAAAACTTAGCTATTGGAATATTATTATTCAAATTAAAAACATATTCTCCAGGAAGTGTTGTATATCTATTTTGTTCTTGGCCTATTAATTTAATCTTTTCTTTATAAATATATTTTACTTTTTGTTTTTGTTTCTTTAAATATTCTAATTCGTTTTCAAATTCTTCTTTTTGTTTTCTTAAATTTAGATTTTCCTGTTTAACTATTTCATAATCTTCTGGAATTTCTATTTCTACTATTCCAGCTTGACCTTTCCATAAATCTATTTCTTCTTTTTGAGAATTAATTTTATCTAATTGAAATAATAATACAGCTATTAAAAAAATAATAATTACTAAAGATTTATTAATCTTTGAATTTTTCCAAAGTTGTACTATCTTTGTTTTCACTTTTAATATGAATTCTATAATTAATATCATTTTCTTTTAACTCTTCCTGTATTAAATTTTCTATCATTTCAGAGGTGGATTCAATCGCATGACAAGAAGTACAGTTGCTTCCAAATTCCATTTCTAAAATAATAACCTTTTTAAATATCATAATATTTTTTAATACACAAAAGCTATTATGAATAGCTAAAGAAGGGTTGATATATAAATCAATAGTTTCTTTTATTATTTCTTTTACTAATTTTTCATCTAACATTTTATGTAAACAATTTCTTAGTTTCTTTAGTAGCTAATTCTAATTTCTTTTCTTTAGCTTTTAAATCTCTATTAGTGAGTGGTATCTCTTCTATTTTGGCTTCAAGACTGTTTGCTTGTGCTACAGTCATAATTCGACTTGAGTTTTTATCTAATTGTCTATTTTGAGCACCAGAGGTTTTAAACAAACCAAATTCATTTAAATCATCAAAACCCTTCATTAAGATAATTTTTTTAAGTCTTTCTAAATTGCTTTCATTTTCTGGAGTATATTCAGTTTCATATACAACAAATAAAGTATTTACAGATGGAATATAAATTCCTTTAGTTGATTTATTCATTTTCTCTTATCCTTATTGAATCGCTATCTTCTGAAAAAGTAGATGCTTCTATTAATTCTAGATCGCCTTTATATGCTATTAATTTATGAACAACAAGAGGTGCCATGACAAACGCTTCTCCCTCTTCTAAGAAGAGAACTTCTCCGTGTTCAGAATTTTTATTATAAATTTTTAATTTTAGAATTCCACTTTTGACAAATAGTGTTTCATGTTTGTTTACGTGGAAATGAATTGAAGTGCTTTTATTAGATTCAATATATAATAATTTCATACAATATTCTTTATTGTAATAAATTAATTCATGCCCCCAAGTTTTATTAATTCTTATTGGAACGTTTGAGGTATTTTTTTCTGATACAAAACCAATATTCTCTACTACTTCATTCATTTAATTTAACTATCCTTCCATAAAATTTAATTTGAGAAAGATTTATTTGCGAATACAATTCTAAATCTTTGTATAAAGATTCTAATTGTTTCTTTATATCAGAGTCAACAATATATAAATAATTTTCATCTTTTATAATTTCTTCTTGGTTTTTCCAATAACCTTCACATTCTAAAATAGAATACCCATTTGAATATTTCATTATCAAATTATGTATAGATTTTGATTTCTCTGGTAAAATAAATTCGAATCTATACATTCTCTATTCCTTATTTAATAGTGCATTACAGGCCACAGGAGCCTTTTGGAGCACTATCTTTTGCATATCTAAGGCTAAGTCTCTAATTTCTTTTTGAGCGCCTTCATGGTCCCTTAATTTGATGAAATTAACAATTGCCTCTAACGATGCGGTCCATATGAATTCTGTATAAAAAGATAATGGAATTAATGTTCTTGCTTGTTCTTTTGCTACACCTAATTCTATTAATTCTTTATAGTTTGCAAAAGCTTTTCTTATTGATTGAAGGTAATAGAATTCAGCTAATTGTTGTTTTTCTATATAACCATTAGACGCTTGTTTATTACTTTTACTTTGTGCTCTCCATTGAGAGGGAAGATAAAAGGTGTCATCTAAAACTACATATCTTCCTGATATTTCATTCCAAGCGTGGTCGATTGTAGTAGAATCTTGAGAAGTATAATTACAACCAATAACATGTTTATAGAATTGTCTTGCTACGAATTCTGGAGTTTTAATTCTGAAAGAGAATTGCGGATGTCTAAAGGGAGACATATGTTTTTCGCGTGCCAAATATTTAATTAATTTTTCATCGCTTTCGTCAAATGTAATTTTTTGTTTACCAAAAGACACTCGTGCTGCATTCGCTATTTCTAAGTCTATAAAATTAGGTGCAGACCATCTTAATTCTACTTCGCTATCTGATTTAAATATCATCACTATCCTCTTCGTTGTCGAATTTTATTTTTGAAACATTCTTTTTATTTGGTAATACTAAATTAATTATTTCTAATGTTTCTTCTAGATCTTCTCCATAATTAATTTTTTCAATTAAATATTCTAGATAAGCATAAGTAAAATTATTAAGTTTTTTTTCTTCAATGTTATTAATAACTTCTTCAGATAAATTAGTTTTGTTTTTTAATTCAGACTTTATATAGTCAATTTTAAGGAAATTTGTTTTAATAAAAGAATCAAATCGTCCTGGTCTTATACCTGGCACATAAAAACTTCCTTGTTCTAATTTATTAGTGTCATCCATATATGTTATTAATATTTTAATACCTAAGTTTTGTAAATCTTCTAATAACTGTAAATCTTTTCCTCCGTCTTTTCGAAAAACAATATCATCTATATATATTAATTCTGGTTTTAATATTGATAATAATTCTTTATCTACTTCAAAAGAGCTTTTCATATATAGAACTTTATCATATAAAGTAATTATTTTATTTGCGATTGTTGTTTTTCCAGAACCGGATGGACCAACAATTATTATATTTTTATTTTTATACTTTAAATTACTTTCATTAAAGTTTAATTCATTTTTAAAATCTTCTATTAAAAAAGTTTTTTCAGTATAAGATATTTTTAAATATGATTTATTTTTCCAAAATCCTTTATTTAAAACACTTTTAATATCATATTTTTTTTTGATAAAAAATTCTGAAGGAATATTATCGTTATCATATAAGCCAACACAAATTAATTCGTTGCCATCGTAAAACAAGCCAAAAGAATTTCCTTTATAAAATTGTTCATCAAAAGTTATATTTTTATAAGAAAAATTTTCTTTTAAAATTGAATCTATATAAATATATAACAAAGAATCTTTATCTTTTGTGTTCCAATCTTTTCTTTTCATAAGGAGATAATATTCTTTTTCTAACATTTTTCTTAAGTCTGCCGAATCAACAAATGATTTATAAGCTAAATATGACTTTAGTATTTCTATTCCTATTCCTTTTAAATCTTTTTCTTTGATCTTATCTAAGATTTTAAAATCATATTTAGAAAATTTATAAATAAAAGATTTAATTAATAGACTATTTTTTAGTTGCATTTATTTTTTTCTCTTAATGTATTCTAAATGTTATATCTTGTTTAGACTTTACTTCTTTAAAACAAAACGTACATTTGGCGCATGTTATTTCTTTATTCTTTTGGTTTGGACACTGAGCTGAAGACTTCGGTGTATCTGAAAAAGATTGTTTTAAAAATGCTTTTCTCATAAAACTTGGTACATTTTCACTTTCACTTTCAGAATCTATAGAAGCAAATAATTGTAGATTAGGATTTTTATTTAAACTTTCCAAAGAGGAAATTAAATTTTTAATTCTCCATGATCTTGTATAGGCCCAAAACTTTTTATTTGGATTTGCTTTTATAATTTCGTTCCATTTATTAATATAATCTTCAGAATAAAAATCTCCAGAGGCGTGTATTCTAATTATTTGTAGCTTTGGATTTTTTAGTTCTTCATTTATTATATTAACGAAATCTTTAGATTCGGTAATATTAAAATTATCATTAAAGATTTTCTTTATTTTTGGAAACATAAAGAATCCGCTTGTCGCGTAACATACTTTTTCACATTCGTTTGTTCTTCCTGGACAAGTAGAAACCGCTGGCAAGTTAAAAGAACCTATATGTTTACCTAATTTAGAATTAGACGAAACTTTAATTAACGACATTTTCTTTTTCCTCAGTTAAAATTTCATGAACTAATGCGCCACAAGCCAAACATCTATAAATAAATTCTCTTTCTGGTAGATTCAAATTTATAGTATATATATGTTTTAAAACTTCTCTTGGGTGTTCACAAGGCTCAAATGTAGCATCTATGTCAAGACCTATTTCTGTTAACTTATTATCCATTATTCATCCCATTCTGTCTCGACTTCATAGCCGAGATTTTCTTCTAATTCTTCCATTTCTTTTCTATTCGCTTCTGGAATTTGATGACTATTATGTTGTTCCCATTCATTTGCTAATTGACTTGTATCTTTTGGATATAACATAACAGCAGAGTTATCTATATCGTTTACAAGTCTACCTTTAAATGAGTTGATTTTATTCTTACTAAAAACCCATAATAGTCTTGGTTCTTTCTTACCGTTCTTTAACCAGAATAATTCTGCATTGTCCTCTCCTCTATCTGCTAAATCATTATAAACATGGAATATAATATTTGGTTTATAAGTCATAGCTCTTGAGTCAGCGATATCATCGTTTTGAGGTAATATCATGGTCTTAGAAGATTGTGGTGGAGCCTTTCTATATTCCGTAGTAGCCATTACACAAATTGAGTATTTTGCTGTTAGTCTCTTTTGAGAAGACGCAATCTCTTTCATTCTTTTATTTTGGTCCATTTCTGGAAAGTCTTCTAAGTCATGTGTGTTATCTTGAATACACATAAATTTTCTATCTGGATATCTGTTTCTATAATATCTAATAGAACGTTCAAATGTTGATAAATTGGGACCATCTAATGAATCGATAATGATTAATTTTTCATCACTAAGTAAATCCATAAATAATTCATCTGCTTTCTTTAAAGCTCTCAAAACATCTTCATTGTGCTTATAAGCCCAAGGATTTGCTACCATATCCAAAATAAGATGAATATCATCTTTATAGTACATATTAAATAAATTGGTTTTTAATCTTGGTTCTACTTGACCATAGCTATCATCTATTGTTTGAATTAATACAGAAGCATTTTTATCATGTAAAGCTATATCTGAACCAAGAGCTAAACAAGAAAGAGTCTTACCGGAATTTGCTCTGCCGCCTACATATATATGACAATCTCTTGTTAATGGCATACCGCCAGATAAAGCTGACATAAAATTAGTAAAATGCTTAAATTCAAACATCGCCGCATTTTGATTTTCTGTACTTAAATTTCTTAAGGTTTGTAAATCTTTATATCTTTGTAATTGATAATTAACACCAAGAACAGAACGATTATATCTTTTCTCTATTTTCTCTATATTATGTTCAAAGTTAGAAATAATAGACATAGCATTTTCTGGGTCAGAGTTTAATGCATAAAGCATTTCTTCCCCGGCTGCAACAATAGATTCTCTTTTCTTTTTTGAATCTATGTTTCTAAATGATTCTACATCTGTTTCAATTGCTGCTTGATGAACCTTAGTAAATTCACTTAACTGCCTTACTAGTAAACTTCTTTTAATAGCAGATACTTCTGTACTGATATAAGGAATTAATTTTTCACAAAGTTCTTGTGGCTCTAAACTATTTGAAAGCTTTTTGAGTTTAAACTCAAAGATGGAAGTCTCTTTTAATTTTAAAAAGTCTTCTAATTTATTGTTGTGGAAATATTCATCTATATCTTTTTCTTTAAATTCTTCTAATATTGATACAGAGAATTCTTTTATATTAGGCATTACGTTATCAATGAATCTCTCGATACCGTTTCTACCCGCATCATCATTATCAAATGCTAATATAATTTTATAGAATCCAGCTTTTTTAAGTTCAAAGATTTGTCTTTCACTAAGGTTGGTCCCCAGTGTTGCTGCACAATTCATTAATCCATTTGTAATTGCTGCATATAAATCTCCAGCACCTTCAAATAAATATAAAGATTTTTCTTTATGAGAATTTAAATGACCGACAGTCAATAGTGTTTTGCTCTTATCAAAAACGTCACTATTTAAAGAGTGTATGTATTTGTCGTCATGTTGCGCAGGGTCAAAATCTAAACGCCTTGCATTAAAACCTATAACTCTTCCATATAAATCTTTAATCGGCATAGTGAATTTATCTTCACCAAACAAAGAAATTTTAATTAAAGAATCATTAGTATCTCTTCTAAACCAATATAATAAATAAGAATTCTCTATATAGTTTTTATCCCATCCTAAACCATACAGTTTCTCTAATAAAAATTCTAAAGATACTATAGCACCTGGAAGGTCAGTGCTCCAACCTCTTTCTTTTTTATAATCATTTCCTGTTTCTAAAGTCTCTAATATATTCGAGACATCAGTTAAAAGCTTCATTCTTTGATATCTGATTTTATCGGCCTCTGTAAGTTCTCCTATTCTAATGTCTAAACCTAACTCTCTACCTATTTCTGGAATAGTTATTTTAATCCATTCACTTCCATTAGTGGGATAATTATCAAATAGATTTGCAAAATTAAAAATATCAGCGGTAATACCACAAGAAAAACAATGTGCAGTAGTGTAGTTTGTTCTTGGATTTAGAATCATATTTGGTTTCTTTTTGTCGTTATGAAAAGGACATAGGAAATGTTTTTTAGGATTGTCTAAATCAATTTTTATTTGTAGATAATCTGTTAATTTATTTTTTAACGTATCTATTGCTTCTTCTAAATTAGAAATGATTTCTTTTTCCATTCTTAAATTTTTCTCTTTGTTTTACAGGTTGCTATTGATTCGTGAACTGATTCTTGACATGTTTCGAAAGCAAATTCAGAACCTTCTTTAATATGATTTAAAATTTCTTCATTCTTTTCTTGGTCATAATTATAATCAAAAAAGTCAATATCCTTATTCATTAACCAACATCCTAAACTTGATGTAAACATATCTCCAGCGCCACAAGTTGATTCAGCCATTAATATATTTGACTTGGGATTATTCTGAACTGTTTTCTTTACTGTTCCGTTTTGTTTATAATAAATCTCTACTGGGTTCACTGCATTTGTTTTTATTTCGAAATCAATTAATAAACTATTTGTTTCTTTATCTGTACCTACGGTTGTTCTTTTAATTAAAATATCTGAATGTTGTTTTAGGAAAAGTAAATCTGTATTACCATATCTTGAATCTAAAATTATAAAATCATAATGTGGAAATTCATTTTTATAATTTTTTATAACATAATCTACAAACCCTTTATTATAATCTGAAACTATTAAACCTAAATAATTTGTTTTATTTAAACTATTAAATATTTTATTATTGAATATTTTATTACTAACTTTTAATGGATAACTTTCGTCATTATAGTCAGTAATCTCTTTTCCTAATTCGCTTTCTTCTATTAAATATTTTTTATGAGGAACAAGATTTTCATGTTCAAATGGATCCATGAAATAACTTTCAACCTCTATTCCTGTAGCCGAAAGTAATTGTTTGGAATTTTCCCAAACGTTTGCCGCTCCACCATATAGTTTAAAATTATCTTCAAATAAAATCCAATTGTCTATTAGAGGGTCGCCCAATATATGAAGATTCTTAGTTAACTTTTTTTCCATTTTACTCCATGGGTTTGTTTTCGTAGTAAGTAGAATTACTAACTTTATTTAATTTACAATTTATAGGATTTAAATGAATGAAGTCAGAACCTCCAATATATGAAACTGTTGACTTTAAACCATTTAAAAAGTAATTTGCTTTTTCTAATAATGGTTCACCAACTTTAATTTTTTTAGATACTCCTTCAGCAACACCATTTCTTATATAGCCTATATGTTCTTTTTGAAAGTCTGCCGAAGCCTGACCTCTATGAAGCTTATTACCCTCTTCGTCTAATTTAGCTGGTGAGTCTATACAGTTAGCAAAGGCAGTGCCTACCATACACCCTGTAGCTCCAGCAATTAGGTACTTACCAATATCACCAGGATAAATAATTCCACCGTCTGCAATTATATTTACCTTTCTTTTAAAAATAAAATTACTATTATGTGTTTTTGATTCTAATTCTTTAGAATAAACTTTATTAAATATTTCAAATATTGCATATAGATTAGGAACACCAACACCAGTTATCAATCTTGTAGAACACATTTTACCTGGGCCTATTCCTACTCTCAAATGCGTAACTCCATATTTAATTAAATCCAGTGCCGCTTCTGATGTCGCAATTGAACCAGCCATTATATTAATTTCACGTTCTCTAGAATCTGCAATTGTTTTTAATTTTTTAATAAGTTTTAAAGAAGTATCTGTCCATCCATGAGCAACGTCAATACAGATGTTTGGAGTTCCATTGTATTTAGAATAATAATTTTCTAATATATGAGCAACATCATAATAATCTTTTTCACTTAACCCAATAGAAACGAAACCCTCTTCAAGATATTTTAAATCTAAAGTTCCTTCTAAAAAGGAAACATAAGCGTCTCGTAAATAAGTCCTTCCCAACACTGGACAAACATAATCTGTATTTTCTATTAAATTAACAAAAGTATTTAAGTCTGTGACTGTATCCATCGGAGCAGTATAGATAAATCTACCTAAACTATTTGTAACTTCATCTCTTGAACTTATAATTCCTCTTTGCGGTCTAATCAATACGTCATCAATGGTAATAGCTTCTGAAAAAGTTTTACTGTTATGGGTAAAACAATCGTAATCTTTTGTCGTTAACATTTTCTTATTTTTAATAACCTTTTTTAAGATGGGTAACAATAATCTTTGAACGAACAATAAGAACATTGATAATTTCCTATCGTTGGTCTTTTTACTTCTTTGCCGCCATTAGTCTTTCTATCTAAATATTTAACAAATTGTTCTGATTCAGTTTTACTAATGACAAATTTATTTTTGTAATCTAATTTGAACTTTCTTGATTTAGCTTCTTCTTTTCCATCATCGATAAATTCTTGTAATGATGTATATTCTTTTACTTTTTTATTTTCAGAATTTAACGTAACTATTTTATAATTATCGTCTACAAGTTTAAAGAAAGTATCGTCATCATAATTTAATTGAAAATCTTTTTCTGGAATAATACCAGCATCAATATCATCTTGTATTTCTTTATATAGATTTAAAATATCAAAAATAGTATAAGGAACTTGTGTCCATTTAGATACGAAGGGATCTATTGTTCTATATAAAATAGCTCCTGTATCTTTTTTAACGTCTACCTGATAAACAGAATATTTCCCATTTCCTCTATCACCATAGATTAATTGACCATAATCAAATTTATCGTCAACTGCATAATGCCATTGATATAATGCTATTTGCATTAAATTATAGTCTCTTGGTTCAGAAGGAATTTTATTGTGTCTTTCATAGTCTGTACCAATAGTCTTTTCTCCATTGGGGCCATAAACAGATTTAACTTCTGTTATAATATATTTTTGATTCTCTGGATTAAAAGAAATAATATCTATTTTTCCAGAAACATTATATTCAGGAATATATACTTGAGTTTGAGAAGCAACAAATAATCCACTTTCTTTAATTAGGTTTACTATATGGTCTTCAAATAAATTACCTTGTTCCCAAATCCATCTTTGATAATTACTTTCTCTTATGTATTTGCTTTTGACTATTGTAATTAAATCTTTCCAAAAACTATATTTATTATTTGATTTTTCTGAATAATTAACTAATGCTATTAGATATTGTAAAAAAATTCTTCTTCTGCAGGTTCCAAAGAATTCTCCATTTTTATTTTCTGCACCGGCAGAGGAAGGCCAAAAAGAAGGAGGTTTATCGTCTCCTAATTTTTCTCTTCCTATCCAGTCAGTCAAAAAATTCATTATACTAAATTCAGACATTATAATTTAATTCTCAAGTTTTCTTCTTGCTTATTCATTTCTTCAGATTCTTTTAAGATTTTACTTTGTTTTTCTCTAATCTTATTTATTTCTTGTGTTCTAAATTCTTCCCAACCAGAATTCAAATCTTCTTCAGAGATTAATTTATTGTCCATTACTTTCTTAATTAAGAAGTTAATTTTCATTTCTTGAAATAATGCAGACTGTTGCATTAAGTTCATAATCTGTTCCATTTTTTCTACTTGCTCTAAAATGCTAAGCAAGAGTTTTTCTGGAGTTAAACTAATTGGATTTCCCTGTGCATCTAATAAACCACTCATACTTTCTCCTTTTAAAATTTATTCCATGTAATAGCTTTCTTTTTAGGAAAATGTTTTCCTAAATGTATAAAGCCTGAATCATTAAAATTAGTATTACCATTTGAATCTTGATAAACTATTCCATAGCCATTTGTAGTAAATCCAAACTTAAGATTTGCTTTGCCTTCGTAGCCCAATAAGCCACATAAAGCTCCTTGCTCTATTAACAATCTACCATCAACAATCTGTTTACTTTGGTTATGAGTGTGACCTATCATTAAGGAATCATAATCATCTCTTGTATATCTTTGATTAAACAAGTCGTTGGTCTTTTTAACTGTTGAGCCCGGAGCGCCACTACCAAAACCCGAAGGATGTGCGAATATAGTTTTTCCTATTCTGCAATACCAAGATTCTTTATATTGATATCTAACTTTTGATTTGAGATTTTTATCAATATCAACCACTTCTCCGTATTCATTAATAATTTCGCCATTGGCAATTCTTCCAAGTAAATCAAAATTATACAATGACATAACTTCTGAAGGAAGTTTTTCTGAAGCCATTCTGTTCAATCTTACTTCATGATTTCCTTTAGTAAGGGCTACTCTATCTGTATAATTTAAACACATTCTTATTAATTCAATAGCAGCATTATATTCAGCTAATAAATGTATAGTTTTATATTTAGCGAATACAGATACAGAGTATTCATCAAGAATGTCACCATTTAAAACTATGATAGAATTATTATTAGCTAATTCTTTAGCATATAAATCTAATATATTTTTAATAGTTTTTGGCTCTGTAAAAGGTAAATGAATATCACTTAAAGATAAAATAAATCTATCTTTACTATTGGTTATAGGAAATAACTCAATAGATTCTTCTTTGTATTTAGAAGTAATACTTTCTAATTTAAATAGATTTTCTTCTACTAAAGTTTTACTTACATTTCCTAAATCCATCTTTTTTATCTTATCACTAATGGCTCTTTCAGTTCTTACGTTTTCAAAACCGCTTAAGCTTCTTAATAATTCAAAACTTTCGTAAATTGTTTTTAAATCTTTTCCGGCATTAACCATTTGGGTTAGAAAAGATTCTTCTTTCTTTGTCCATAAATTTGACATTATTCTCCTTTTATTTTTCTTTTAAACTCAATAAAATCTTTTACATCTTCAACAGAAGGATTTATTAATCCTGAGTATGAATTAATATTTAATTCATACTCGATCACCGTAGTATTTATATTTATATTAGATGAGAAACTAATATTTGGATTGTTCACATAAAGAATATATTTTTCTTTTCCATATTCATTTATAGCAAGAATTATAATTTGTTCTATTTTCTTCTTAAATAAATTTTCAGTATCGCTTAATAATAAGCAATTTAGTTTTAAATTAAAATTATTATTTGAAACAAATATATTTATATTTTGAACTTCTCCTAAAATATTAAAATTATTATTACTTCTGAAATATACTTGAGTATCGACCCCTGCAAAAGTAAAGTATCCTTTTTGAAAGGAAATAGGATCCACTTTTCCTAAAACGTAAAGTGGTAAATTTTCTTTTTCTGATTTTTCTATTTGTTCTTTTTCGTTCATTATACTTTACCTATTTTGTTTATTATTACTTTGATATCTGGTTCTTCACTTTCTGTTTTGACTACACATTTTACCAAATCATTAACGTTTAAATCATCACAATTTTTCCATACTGAAGGGAAAATGGTTCCGTCACAAACGCCTGAGCTATCTTCTAATTTGATAAAAGCCATTGCATCGCCTTTCTTTGTTGTAATCTTTTTAATCGATGTTATAAGACCAACTATATGCGCTGGATTACCAATCCATAACTTTCCTATTTTATCAAACTCTCCTTGAACTAATTCTGTTGGATGTTTACCAAAAAATATTCCAGTATATTCTAATTGCTTCATGAGCATATCATTGTCAATTTTAATTTTCTTATATCTTTCTATTTCTGGTTTCTCTGGTTCTGGTAATTCTTTAAGCATAACTGGTTTTCTTGTGCCATTCTTTTCTGCTTCTTCTCTTTCTTTTAAACGAATAACAATAGCTTTCTTTCTTTCTTGATAAGCTCTTTTATCTGAAAAATATTTATATAGTATTTCTTTATTTTCTATTAAATCTTCTCTTTTATAACCAAGCTTGTCAAAGCATCCAGCATAAACTAATGCTTCAAATTTACCTGTATTTATTTTTGATTTATTTACTCTGCTAAGAAAATCTAATATATCTTTATAATTTTCTTTTTCATTAACTATTTCAAATACACTATTACCTGCTATTGTTTTTATACCAGATATAGAAAAAACAATATTACTATCTTTTACTGTAAATATTTCTTTTGATGTATTTATATCTGGAGGTAAAATTTCAATTCCAAAGAAGACACATTCTTGTTTTATTTCTTTTAACTTTTCTTGAAATTTTTCAGGAGCTTTTCTACTCTTAACGGTTAGATACGCTGCGAAAAACTCTGCTGGATATTTTACTTTTAAGTATGCACAAGCATAAGTTAAGAAACTATATAAAACAGCATGACTTAAATTAAAACAATAATCAGCAAACTTTTCTAATCCTGTCCAAAATTCTTCAGAATATAATTCATCACAAGTATTTAAAGTTAAACAACCTTTTATAAATTTTTCTTTATAATCAATAAGTAATTCTGCTTTCTTTTTACCAAGAGCTTTTCTAATGTCATCAGATTCTTTCAACGTAAAACCTGCCATTTTTTGCATTGCTTCCATGATTTGTTCTTGATAAATCATACAATAATTAGTTGGTTTTAAGATTTCTGCTAAAGCTTGCGGCATTCCTTCTGGTGGCGCATAAGAGTCCATGTTGTCTACATACTGATCCACTAAACCATTGTCTAATGGTCCTGGTCTATTTAAAGCATTAATAGCAAACAGATGTTCTATTTTACTTGGTCTAATTCTTTTAATAATAGTTTTAATGGTTCCTTCACCTTCTAACTGAAAAACACCAGTAAGATTTAAATCATTAATCATTCTATATGCTGGTTCATAATTTGGATTTTCATAAATTTCTTTTTCAATATCAATTATTATATTTTGTTCAGCAAGTAGTCTTATGGTTTCTGCTATTGTATCTAAGTTATCAGTAACTAATAAATCTAATTTTAATAAACCAATTTGTTCTACTTCGTCTTTGTCAAATTGAGTAATTCTATCGTATTGTTTATTTTCTTCTTTATTCGTATTTTTATATGTAGGAACAAACCAATTAATAGGTTCGTTACCTATTACAATACCAGCCGCATGTACACCTAATTGTTTACGCATATCATATGCGTATTCAGCAAAGCTATAAAAATCTGGATATTTATTTTCTACATCTTCTATTGCTTCTTTTAATTTTTCTATATCAGGAGCTTTACCATGGATTGGATTCGGAATCCTATCTGATATTTCATTATAATAATCTTTTACTTTTTTTAATTCTTTAAAATATTTTTTACAATCTTTTTCGTATTCTTCCTTGTTTTCATAATCTTTTAACTTGGGTTCTAATGGTTGATGAATTCTCATTAAATCTTGAGCAATAGCTTTTAAACCAAAAGTACCGTAAGAACCAATATGAGCTACGTTTTCTTCTCCATATAGTTCATTAATATATTGTTCTATTTCATATCTTCTACTTGGCTGAGCATCTGTATCTATATCTGGAGGCGTGCCGCCATGATGATTACAACGAGCTTTCTTAAAATCAAATTCATCACTAAGTCCAGTGATATATAATAAAATAGAATTATTTGGATTTATAAACTTTTCATATTCTTCTTTTTTAATTCTTTTTTGTAATGCACATTCTAAATTATATTCTATCGTTTCTAAATCTTTTATAGTGACCATATCCTCTTCGAATTGTAGAAAATCTTTATCTACTTTTTCGAAACGCTTCCCTATATAAAAAGCTTTTATATTTTTTAATATTTCGTTTTTCATTTATTCTTCGTCAAAAATTAAAGGTATAGATGCTCTACCTATATTCGCAAATCTTTCAAAAAGCATATTGTATTTCATTGGGTTAATTTTTGTTATTCCAAGAATATAAGCTACCATTGAGCCGCCAATAGAACCTCTTCCTGGTCCAATTAATATATTCTGACTTTCTGAATACTTAATAATATCATATAGAATTAATATATAATCTGAATAATCCATATACTTAAATACTTTTAATTCGTATTTAACTCTTTCTATTTCTTCTTGAGTTGGTTCTCTATTGAATTTCTTTTGCCACTCTTCAAATACTACTTCAGATAAATGGAAAGCTGCAGTTTCTCCTTCTGGCAATTTAGGATATTTTGGCCATCTATTATATATATTTATAAAATAATCACTCGTTATAGAATCACTAATGTATTTAGTATTTCTAATTGCTTCTAATGGTATTCCATATTTTTGACAATTTAAAATTACTTCTTCTGAAGTAGGAATATGACAATCTAATCCTTTAAAACTAAATTTTGTTGGATCAGATAATCTTCCATTGGTAGATATAGTTATAAACTTATCGTGTAATTGTTTGTCACAACAATCCATATAATGACTATCAGAAGTTATAACAATTGGAATGTCTAATTCTTTAGAAAACTCTAATAAGAATTTATTACAATGTTGTTGTTCTTCCATTTCGTGAGCTTGTAATTCTATAAAGAAATTATTAGGTCCAAACAATTCTTTATAATAAGATAGTTTATATTTGGCTTTATCTGTATATCCTTTTAAAATATATTGATTTACTATACTACCCAAACAAGCCGATGTACCAATAATATCTTGATTATATGTTTCTAATAGTTTATCGTCTATTCTTGGACTATAATAAAAACCGTCTAAGTATGCCTGGGAAGATAATTGAGAAAGAGTTTTAAAACCATTTTGATTTTTGGCTAATAAAATCATATGATAGTTAGGTCTTGAGTTTTCTAATTCATCTTTACCTTTTTCTTGTCTATTTAGCGCCCAATAAAACTCTTGACCAATAATTGGTTTTATATTATTCTTTTTACATTCTTTATAAAAATTATAAGAACCAGATAAGTTACCATGGTCTGTTATTGCGATAGATTTAATATTCTTGTCTTCTAATTTTTTTATATCTTTAAATCTAATGATTCCATCTAAATAACTTGATTCCCAATGTACATGAAGTGGAGTCCATCCTATTTCATTAGTATCTTTCATATTCGTCTTCGTCTTCTTCGGTTTCTCTTATTGTTAAATTATCATATATATCGTAATCATTTAAAAATTGTTCTTGGGCTGCTTCTAAAATTTCTTCATAACAATTTTCTTCAATAATATAATTATAATCTTTATCCATTCTCTCTCCTGTAGAATCTACTATTTTTAGTATTTCAAAACTATCTTCTTCTTCTCCATGATAATTAATAATATCTGAATTGTATCCAGGAAAATATTTTATGTAAATATTTAGAAATTGATTTTCATATTCTAAGTTATATATAATCATTTTATAAGTTTTCTTACTCATTAAATCTCCGAGGTTTGTAAATAATGGCTACCCATTTAAAAAAAATAGATCCAAGTGTTAATCCAAAAATTTTAGTATTTACCGATAATGCATCGTCTGGTGGCGTAACTTTTTCAAGTGGTGACTACATTGCGGTTCAAGAATCTTTAGGTCGTTCTGGCTCTGGAATGAAAGTTATAATTAGAGGTACTGCTGTCGTAGAACTTTTACTTAATGCTACGTTGAAGAATATTAAATTCAACGAAGAAGAAGCAGATACAACAATAGGATATGCTGAGTCTTTAGCTAAGATTAATTCTTTTATATTAGTCGCAGGACAATATGATTTTGATTTTCCTATTTCTAAAATTAAAATAGTAGCATATTCTGGTGGTGGTTCCAGTTCAAATAATACAACATTTATTGTATACTAAATCTTTATATTAATTCTTTTTAGTATTAGTTGTTTCTAATGACGAGGTTTGCTGAATCTCGTCATTTTTAATTTGTTGGTTCTTTACAATTAAAGAAGTTGAAATTAACAAACTTATTGCAAAGAAACAAGACAATAACACTATTCTTAAATCTTTTGGCATTAAAAGAAAGAAACAGAAATTTAAAATAAGTAAGGTTAAACTGATTAACATTTTTGCATCCTTTTCAAATCTTACAGTTCTATTACTTATGGAATTAGAAATAAGATTATTTACAATTCAATAGTCTCATTTTTCTTATACAAAAATCAATCAGTTGAATTTTCTTTTTCTTCGTCTTCATGTTTTTCTATAAAATCGCCTTTCAATAAATTAAATTTTGTTTCTATCATGTTGACTAGAAGATTTTTATTTTCTTGGTCGCCTAAAATCCATTTCGCTAAGCCTTGCTTGCCTTGTTCTTTTGTTATTAATTCATTATTAGAATCAAATATTGAATAATAACCGCCATTACGAACTATAATTCCAAATTTTTCTGCTACTCCCAAGAAGTCAGAAATTGGTTCAACATGTGTACCGGGTATAAAATCTAATTCTAATTCTGCTGAAATTAATGGCGCTAATTTATTTTTCTTTACATTAGCCTTTATTGTAATTGCACCTTTTGTATCTTTACTTGGTCCTTTAGAGCTAAATCTTATTCTTTGAGACGTATAATAAGGAATTGCTTTTCCTCCTGAAGTTGTCTCGACCGCTTGATAAGAAGACAAACCAGTTCTTACTTGATTAATTAAAATTAAGCCAGTGTTATTATCTACGGTAGATTTTGAAAAATCTCTCATTGCTTCACTCATAAGTTTTGGCAGTTTCATCATTGAGCCTTCGCCATAATCTTTATTCAAATCTTCATCTGTCTCTAAAGCGTCTATAGAGTCCAATAAGCCTATACCAAACTTACCAGTAGAAAGTATATTGGAAATTAATTGCATGGTCTGTTCTGCGCTTCTGGGCCTTGCAACGAATATTCTATCAGGGTCCAACCCAAATCCTCTGACGAATCCAGGCAATAAAGTTCTTTCCATATCTATAATGAATGGAGTTCTATCATATCCAAATTTATCTACATAGTTTTTCATCATTAATAAACCGAAAGAAGTTTTAAATGACGCTGGAGGCCCATAAAGTTCTATTAATCTATCTGTAGCCGCGCCCCCACCAAGAAGTAAATCTAAAGATAATGACCCAGTAGATACTTTAGGTCTATCCTCAATGAAGGCACCCATTCCAAACACGCCTTCAAATTGTTTATTTCCTTTCATTAAAGAATTTATTAAAGTTTTATTTAATTCTGACATTTATATTATTCCTATATTTTTAAATTTTGGTAATAATGATTCAAAATAATCATTAGTATTTTCTGTATATTCTGTTTCGATTACAAAATCCACAACTTCATCAGTAAGAAAATCATTAGCTTCTAAATCTTTTTCTGAAATATTAAGATTATCTTTTCTATTTAATTTTATAATTGTAGTTTTTAAATAGGGAAATTTAGTTCTTAAGAAATTTAATTCGGTTTCATCTCTCAAGTCATCTATTAAATAAATATACTTTGCTGGTGTTTTTATATTGGGTTCATTAAATTTAGAAAATAATATTTTATTCATTTCTATATTATTTATTTTTTCTTCTAAACATTTACAAAATATTTCATTATCTAAACTTCTTAAATAGTTCGCCGTTTTAATTAATAAATCTCTATAGGTAAAATTAAAATAAAAGTTTTTTATTACTCCTATATTTTCTATTTTAGTAAAAACTAAATCATTTTTATTTGTTTTTGTTTTAAAATAAGTTTCTTTTCCAAAATTATTTTTAATGAAATCTCTTAAGGGATCCGCGAACGATATAATTAGTGCAGGTTCTCCTTGTTGATTTTTAATTCCTTCTATGTTATAATAGTTTTTTAAAATCTGACAAGTTAAACTTTTTCCAACTCTTCTTGGACCCGTAAAGGCTATTATATGACTATTCATGATAAACCATTAATTTTAACGACTGGATGTTTTCATATTTTACATCCTGGTCATATTGAGTTATTTGAATACTGTTCAAAATTTGGCTCCCTTGTTGTAGGTATAAATACTGATGAGTATTTGTTAAAAAAATCTAATGAAATAAAAATAAAATTAGTTGATAGAATATATTTATTAAATTCAATTAAATATATAGATAAAGTAATCCCTTTTAAAGAAGAAACAGCTTCTGAATTAATAGAAAAAGTTCATCCTTATATGTTTGTTAAAGGTCCAGATTATAGAAATATTAGAATACCAGAACAAGATGTTTGTGAGAGATTGAATATTAGATTTCATATAGCTACTCAAATCAAAAAATATAACAGTAGTGATTTCTTAAAGTTATAATATATCTTTTAATATATAATTTCTTTTTCTTGTTGCTAAAATTGCTATTCTATTTTCTAGATCTATATTTTTACCAGGGTCAAAATGTTTAACAAATTCTCTCTCGTCTTTTGTTAAATTGTACCAAGCCTCTGTTATGTTATCGATATAATAATCTCCTAAGTCATTCTGATATCCCAATCCAGAATCATCTGCGGCGATTAATTCTAAACAAGCTAATAAATATTTTTTAATATTTTTATCCATTATCTAAAACATCCATTCATTCTTAAAATTTCATACCAGGCATTACTAAATTCTTCTATTTGTTCTGGTTTAATTTTTAAGTCTCTATAATATGCCGCTATTTCCATACAGAGTTTAATAAAGGTTTGATTAAATTCTCTTTCGTCCTCTAAATTCTCTATATATATAATCATACTTTCATAGTCTACAGAAGACTCTTCTTCTGTTTTCCATATTGAAAACGCCCTTCCATCAAAAATGAAAAAGTCTGGTATTTGAACAACAGATAGTTGTTTATTTATCCAATAGTTTTTAGCTTCTTGAATACATTCGTCTTGAATGATACCCATATTTATTTTATTTATTTCTGCTTCGTTTAAATTATAAATGCCAAATCTTTGCGCCAATATCTCTTTGAAAGAAATATCCATATTCTCTTTTGTTTCTGTTGACGGCCAAGAAATAATATAATCTTCATCCCACAAACAAGAGATTGCTGCGCAAAAAGCTTCTTTTAAATAAGTAAATGTTCTTTTAGACGGATGTTGAAGTCTAATATAATCATCCATTACTTGTTGTATTAAGCCCTTCAATAACATTTCCCAGTCATTTTCTGGTTCTTTAGAATTGTTTACAGACTTTTTAATTTTTTCTTGATCAATAATAATTTTCTTTTTCATTATTTATTTTCTTTCTTTAGTAGTTCGTCTATTTTTTCATGTAGCGAAAGAGTCAATTCTATTTCTTTAGTTCTTATTTGAGAGTTTACTTCAGAACTTATGACATCCAAATCGATAATGCCAATCTTAGGATCAAAATAACAAACTATTTCACCAGTTGCAGGGTGAAAATCTGCCTTAAATATTGTTATTGGTTTTAATTCCTTATTATCCATTAGTAAATTTCCTTTACGTTCTTTAAGGCCCAATTAATATTTTCTAATATTTTAGATTTCTTATCTAAATATTTTAATTGTTCCTGCCAAAATTCATATATAAATTTAGATATAATATATTTATCTTCTAAAGTTTCAGAAGTATAATTTACAAAGTTTTCTGCTTGAACAGCAGTAGCCTTTTTAGTCGGGTCATTATATATTTTAACATACTCTGTTGTTTTTAATTTATCTAAATCTCTTTTGCATAGAGAGAATATACCATAGGCTATTAAATTATTATTATGAGCAACAGTATATAAGTTATCCATTTTCTTATATATATGAATTAAATCTATTTGATTGATGTTGTCTGGAATTTCAACTAAGAATTTTATTGCCCAGTCTTTTAAAGTTAAACCATTAAAAGATAATTCCTCGCTCATAGTTTTAAAATCTACATCATATTCTAAACTTTTTTTATTTAAGTTATTTGTATCAATCATTTTATTCAATTTTACCCTTGTAAACTTTTCTGTATTTACCTGGCATATCTATAAGATATGGGACGTATTCTACACGCCAGCATTCTATACCTTGTTCTTTTAAAATATCTTCTTCTTCCTCTTCAATTGAAACATCATGAAAATTTGAACAAGGTTCTATTTCGTTAAATAATGAAACAGCTTCATGACTCGATTCTGCTTGAATATAAGCGACTCTTATTTCTGTTACTCTATAATATTTCATTTAATCACCATTATTTTATTGGACAAACGCCGCCCTCACATTCTTTCAATTCAAAATCTTCGTCTCTAATTACAAAAGAAAAACTATTTATTGGTTTTATATTTTTAATTAATTCATTATATCTTTCTTCTGTAATGTCTTCAAATGGTGTTTGTATAAACCCATGATCTCGATATAGAAGAAAACTAATTGCTTTCAAATTTTGACTAAAATTATTGTATAAATATTCTTTAATATCTTCTAAATCTTCATGCTTATATGTTACAGTACAAGAAACTCCATTATCTGACCATTCTTTTTGACCTTTAATAATTGTTTCAATTTGTTCTTTCCAAGTCATACTGCCAGCAGTTGGAACCCATTCAGGAATCTTACAAGGAAATTCTATTACTACTGTTGTAGGGTCTATGCTACCGCTAAAGTTTTTAACGTATTCTACATGATATCCGTTTCCTTTACATAGATTTACTAATGGAGATTTACTTGAAATTCTTATTCTTCTTATGTAATAAGGACCAGCAGGAGAAGGATTAATTCCAGGTGTTATTCCTGGTAATAAAGATTGAGTTCCTGATGGTTTAAATGTAGTTAATTTTATACTTTCTGGCCAACCCATTTTTTTAGAATATTCTTTATCTAATTGTCTTAAGAATTTATAACCATCACTTAACCAACTTTTTTGTTCTTCAGTCGCCTGAAGATATCCAGTAATGCCAATTCCCATTCTCATATTTTTATTTACTATTTTTTCTGTTGATTCTATAACCGCAGGCATCGCTAATGAATGTTTACATATTCTGTAAGCGAATGTTAAGCACTGTAGAAACTCTTCCCAGTCCTTAATGTTTGGCAAGAACAATTCACCAAGACAACATGTTTCATCAGATACAAGATTTTGTTCAACACATGGATTAAAGCCTTCTACATCTGGATCGGGGTATTCTGTTTCTCCCAATCTTCCACATGACTTAGCTAATTCTAAATTAATTAAACCGTATGGTTCTCCTTGGCGATAAGTATCCCAATACTCTTCTGGAAGAGATTTCAAATCCTCTGGAGCAACTACAGAATTATTTGACATATTTCTCCAGTCAGGAATAGCTCCTAAATCCCATCTCTTTGCTTTTAAGAAATCTAAATCGAAATAATCTCCAATAGCTAATTGGGCGGAACGCCTAACGTTTCCCGCTACAACAATTGAGCCAATTATATTCATCATATCCAAACAGTCTATAGGTCTAACATGTTTGTTTTTTCTGCTTTCTAAAATTTTAATTATTTCAAAAATACCATTTACTAATATTTCTGGACCAGAAGCGGTGCCACCAAAACCAGCGATAATAGCTCCTTCACTTCTAATTAATTGAGTAGAAAAAGTAAAACCTTTGCCCGATAAGAAATAGGTTTTCAAAACTTTTCCAAGTAATTTAACCCATCCTTCTCTTGTATCTGGAACTATATAGTCAGCATCTTTAGTGTCTAATCTTTCTACTTTAGATTTAATATTTAAAACTTTTGGTATTTTAGACACATGTTTATTTTGAATGTTATAGCCGACGCCACAACCAAGCATTAGTAATTCCATGGCCCATGTAAAAGGTCTTACTGGATGATCTACAACAGTAAAGGCACAATTCTGTAACGATAAGAAACCAAGTTTGTCTACAGTTTTGGTTCCTAACTGCCACATAAAACGACCAGCTAATCCCAAGGCTAATTTAGACCTTAAAGAACCATATAGAACTTTTTCATTATCGTTTAGTTCTAATTTTAATTGTTTACTAAAAGATTCTATTTCTCTTTTAATGGTTTGCCAGTATTCTTCTGTCGGCGAATTGGGATTATTATTTAATCTTCTTGCGTAAGTTCTTTTATAAGTTATATAACCTATTTCTCCCCAAGGAGTAGCTTGTGTTTGTGTTTTTAAAATATCTTCTAATGCTTTTGACGTTAAATTATTCACTTGTTTACTCTCTGAAATTGATAGATTTTTTAATTCTATAATTTCTATTTCTCACAATTCAATCCTTTATTAAAATATATATTAAAAATATTTTAAGTAATTTGAACCTTATTTAATTGCATTTTTTGTGGTTTACTTTCTGACCATTCTTGCCATATTAATTCTTCTTCAAATAATTCAAACATTTTTTCTAAAATTTCTATTCTCGATAAATCAGTTTTATCTGAAAGTTCATTTAACCTTAAAGTTAAAGAATAATCTAATGTAAAGTTTTTCATTTTAGCTTTTCCTCATTAAGAAATAATTATGACTGAGAATAGTTTTTAATTGCTCTGGAAGGTCAGAAGGAAGAGGGCCTCCACCTGATAATCCTTTCTCGTTTGCTTCTTTAGTTATTCTCTCGTATTCTTGTTTTTTGAGTTTTAGATAATCTTCTTGTATTGAAGAAATTCTTTTTATAGTATTAGAAATAATATTTTCTAAATGTTTATTTTCTCCATCACTTATTTTAAAACCTTTTGATATCAAACGACATGCTTTTACAGTTATATTAAGGTCTGAGTTATATTTAATTTTTCTGTTTACTATTAAGTTTAAAAAATTATCATAAATATTTTTGTTTCGGTCTTCATGCAAAGGAAAAGCAAAAATATGAAAATAAGAATTACAATTTTCTAAAGGCTCTAAAACTATTTTCTTTTTTTTAATATCATATATTATCATATTTTGAATAAAATCAAAACCATAAACAATTGAATACTTTTTAATTAGATTTTCGGTAACTATATCTTTTGAATTAAATTTTGAGACTAACAATACTTCTTTATTTTCATAAAAGAAATCATTAAGTATGATGTTAAAATTTAAAGTATTTTTATCTGGAAAAACAAAATTATTATTTCTATTTAATAAATAAATATCTAAATTATCGGCAGAATTAAATCTTATATTATATTTTTCTGACATATACTTAAAATTATTTGGATTAGTAAAATATTCTTTTAAAACTTTTCTTTTTTCTTTGTCGCAAAGAAAAATATCAATGTCTTTAAAATCGAAATCACAATATAAATCTCTTAAAAATCCACCTGTGATAAAACCTTCTTCAAAAATAATATTCATAATTTCTGTTGAAAAAACTCCGCTAAATACTTCATTAAAAGCCATTAAAGCTAATTTACTATTTATAATTAGTTTTGTTTCTTTTTCTAAGTTCATGTATTTTTATTCCTATAAAAAATCTTGCAATATAACCTAATAAATAACCTATTCTTCTAATCATATTTATAATTGAATTATTTTATATCTAAAATTAAATCTTTATTAAACTTATTAAGTCTTCTTTCGTATTTATAACCTCTTGGATTTGCTAAAGCTAAACAATTATTTATTTGTTTTTGATAAGCATTATGAATATGACCTGATATCCAATATGATTTATTATTAATTCTTTTTAATAATTCTGTTTTATCTAAACAGAAATACCAATTTAATGGATGATTTTTAAAGTCTTCATGAATTCCATATTCTGTTGGAGTAAAATGAGAAATAAAAACTTTTGTTTCATGTTCTTCAAGCAACCAAAACCATTTTATTTCTTGTTCAATCCATTCCCAATCTTTTATACTATTTAAATTTAGCCATGTATGAGGTTGTATCATTTTGCCTAAATCTGCAACCTTATTTGTAAACGGTATAATTTCTGGAAAACCTACTATCCCAAGAAATCTTACACCATCTATAAGAATACTGTCTCTCCATAAAGGAATAAAATTAAAATATTTATCTTCTAATCTTTTTATTTCCTTTATTACTTCATCAAATTCTTTGTGCCAAAATTCATGATTCCCAGGTACATATAAAACTTTATTATATTTAGAACAAAATAATTCTATACAAAAATCTAAGTTTTTATTGTTGCAAATATCTCCAGCCAATATAACTATATCTGCTTCGGCTAAAGAATCTATAAACAATCCAATTTCGTCTATTCCATCATACTCAAAATGAGTATCAGAAATCGGTAATACTTTCATTTAATTAAATCTCCAAATAAATGTATAGGGTAAGATTAGTAAATTTTTTGTGGTGGGGCACCAACACCAATTTTTTACAGGATTTGTCCCCTATCTTACCCTACGCATATTTTAATATTCTTTTTCTACTTCATACAAAAACTTAGTATTAGGGTCTAAGTTTCTCGTATAGGATGTAGATTGAACATACACATCATACTCTGCGAAAACTTTATTTGCTTGATAACTATTTCTTTTGAACTTATCAACTTTAAGTATACCAAGCATGTTTCTACAATCGTTCTGGTCGTCAATTGGCAAACCAGTTTCTTTTGAAATCATAATGATTTGTTTGTTAGGAGTTATGGTTTCGTTTTTAACTAATTGATAAAAACCTTTTCCAGCTTTATACTTAATTCCCATTTTACTAACAAAATCTTTTATTCTTTCTTTATGGTTCACTTCAGATACTTGATATTTAGATAGTTCAACTAAAATATTCTTATTAACTATTTGAGAAATATTTTTGTTTTTGCCACCGTTTAAATCATTAAACAACGATTGGAAAGCAAAAGAATTCTTAAACATATTATTAGAATTTTTATATTCTTCTAAACTATTAGTAACTTTATGAGCAATAGCTTCTATATAGAATTGGGCGTGACTGAATTGAGTTAAATCTACTTTTCTTCCTTCGGTTATACGCGCAATTTCTTCATAGAAATAAGAAACTGATGAACTTGATAAGGCTTGTACGCTAAAGATTTTTACTGAGCATAAATCTTTTAATTTTTCTGCTTCTTGTTTCCAATCTAAAGTGCATTTTACTCCGTTCTTAGCAACGAATCCAACCTTATGAGGGCCTTCATCACCAATTAATATGAGTAATCTATTATCAGATTTCCAATCAAATCCAATAGCTGAATGAAGTGCTAATTCATAACATTCTCCACCATCTATTCCACCAAATCCACTTGTTTTCTTAGAAATAAAACTATTAACTTTTTCAAAATCATTTGTTAAATCTAAACAATAGATAGGATCTGGTTGACAATAATCATTATGAATGATTATTCCTATTCTTAAATCTGGAATTTTAGATTTCAAATTATTTGTTAAAACTTTTAGCTTATTTCTCACTTCTTGTCTTACTGAACCCATAGATCCAGTATCATCAAAAGATATTACTAAATCCATATCTTAAACCACTGAAGAAACAGGAGGTAAACCGTGAGCAGTAGTAGTCTCTGCAGAAGCTCTCTTATTAATTTCATTGGCTAAGTCTGTTAATAAAGAGTCTGAACTAAGAGTTTGTATTTCTTTTACAAAATCTGAACACGATAATTCTTTTGTTTTCTTACTCAACTTCTCATAAAGAGTTCTTGCTGAATAACAAAAAGAATTCATTAAATGAACATTGTTCATATCCGAAATTTTAATTAATCCTTTTGTTTTAGAATTATAATAGCCACTAATTGAAACACCATCAACTCCAGCAATTTGTTGTAAATTAACAACTTCTTTTTTAAGTTGTCCAATCGACAAAATTTGCTCTAATGAACCAGACACTTTTAAACCATCTTGAAATGTATACTCTAATACTACTTTTTCCATTTATTACTCCTTGAAAATGACTTTGTCTTTTATGACTTTGTCTTGTTAATTACTCTAAAAATAGAGTAAACTTTTATAAATTACTTTTATAGGTTATTTAAGTAATTTTAATTTTTTTATTAATTGAATATTATATTCTTCCGCATATAAACAAACAGCAGTTCTATAGTTATTAACATCTGGTTCTTGCCAGATAGAAACATTATTAGAACTAATTATTATGTTATCTATTTCCTCTTTAGAAGCCGTTAAGAATATAAGTGTAGGATTTAAATAAAATTCTTTACTTAATTTTTCATGTTCTTCTATCCATTTATGAAGAGCATGAGCGCCCTGAACAGCTTGGAAACCAGTTGACAAGGATGAATCGCTTAATATATATAGCTTATCCTTATAAATATTGGAGCGTGCCCCTGGAATCGAACCAGGTATCTCGTTAATTTCATCTAACGCGGTATTTACCATTTCCCTCTGCACGCGGATATATGCTTCGCCATTATTAATGGTTAGATAACAGTCTTTAAATTTTATAGAACCTTTTGTATGGTCATTGTCAGGAGTCTCTTTTGTGCTCCACTTACAATCTGCCTCTACATGGTTTACGTAATAGGTTTTACCTTTTGTTTTTAAAACCCACATTGGTATTGATGAATCACTTAAGGATGCTTTATTAAAGTGAAATACCAATTGCTTACAATATATTGAATCTACCTAAAAATTATCTAACATTACATTCTCCATTTAATATAAAGGTCTGCAAATAAAATTGAAACAAAAACTATAACTATTACTTTTATTAATAACATTTTACCACACTTATTTTATTAATTCCAATAATGATAACCACAAATCTTCTGAAAGTCCAGGATAAAGTTTATTTAAATGTTTTGCTCTTTCTTTGTGAAGCTCATCTACTTTTTGGTTGTGTTTAGCTGGCGTGTCACCTAATCTCAAATCATATCGACAAGAAGGTATATCGCAACTTGCATAGCAGAAAGAATCTCCACATGGTCCTTCCCATCTTGTTTTATTTGTTTTTCGCCAATTAAACCAGATATTCATTTTATTCTCCTACCAACTAATATAAACTTCTATTTCGTTTTCCATATTATTTATTTCAAAAACTCTAATAAAATAATTTAATATTTCTTCAAGATATTCTTTTTCTTCTTCGTGATTTTCTATATAAGAATAATTGCTTAATTCTTCTTTTAGTTCATAAGGATTAAAATAAATATAAGAGCCGTTATGTATTTCATAGGTATCAGCTATAAAATGCCAAAAATCTATGTATTTGGGTTCTAAACATTGTCCATCGTCTGCTTTCGCATACTCAGTATTAATTTTAATTCTTTCTTCAAGTTCAGCTCCTTTAACTTCTCCTATTAATACTTTCCAATTGTATCCATGTTTAGTTGCCCAATGAGCAACAGTAAAATCTCCTGTTTCATAATTTACTTTTTTATTATATTTTCCAAGCCAATCTCTTATATCCCTGCCAGATAAAGTTTTGACTTCTCTACATAACTGATTCCAATCATAATATTCTTTATTTAATTTTTTTATCATTTCTTTACCAACTAATATCTATATTATAAATTCCAGGCTCAATATATCCTTCTACCCATAAGTATGTAAAAAGAGTTCTTAATTCCCATTCTTCACAATATTCTTTTTCTATTATTTTCAAAACATCTGGTAATTCATATTTTACATAATATTCAGATACAGAATAATCTTCTCTACTTATCTTATAGCTTATAGAAAATTTATTTGTAGTATCGTTTGTTAGCTCCATTATTTCAAAACTTTTTAAGGAAAGAATATCTTTTATCCAATTTTCTAATTTATTATAATCTATCGAATAGATTGTTTCAGTAGTGAATGGTGATTTTGATAACTTCTTTTTCATAATTATATTTCCTTTAATAATATTTGTACAACGATACAGTCTTTTAATTTATTGCATTGTTTTGAGGCTGCGGATTTAGATTGATATATCTGTAATTTAGGAAACAAATTAAAACTTCCTGGATATCCATGAGTATAATAAAGAGAATCTGTTATTTTTTTAATTCCAAATCTAATAGTTTCTTTTTTATCCATTATATTTTTTTATTATTTTTGAGTTTTTAATTAAATTAAAACACTCTATTTTTTCTAAATTATTTTTTTCTATATCATTTATACTTAAAATTTCAACTTCATAAATTCCAATTGGAAAATTCCATTGATTATTTTTAATTACATAATCACTGTTTATGAATTTCTTAGCTTCTTCAATCGAAAGAAATATAATACCACCTTCGTAATCTTCTGTTTTACCTATTTTATTTGCGTTTTTGTTATTTTTAAGAAATTTGTCATATACCAATTCATTTCCTAATGTATAAACAATCATATTACCACCAATAATGAATTTTAATTTCTGGTTCTTTTATTTCATTAAAAAGATATTCATATATAGCTAAATCAACTATATCCTTTTCTCTTCCTAAATAATTTGCTTCAGTTTTTTCTTTTAGGTAATCAATTTCATCTTTTAAAAATACAGTTATTAAAGAACCGTTATAAGTAGATAAATCTATTGCTATTTTACGAAAAGCTTCATCTATTTCTTGTCTTGTTAAATTAGTTTTTTCATATAAAAAATACTTAATTTCCCAAACATCATAATATTTATATGATTTCATTTTCTAATATCTCGTAAGTTGTTGCTTTCCAAGCTTCTTCTATATCTTTTTCTGATTCAACTAATTCCCAAAATATTTTTGTTCTCATTATACTTGTATAGGAACATTGAACCCAATTAGTTTTTATATTTCCTTGTAATCTTTGCCATAAAGTACAAGAATTTGTAGACATTCCACCTTGTTTATCTGGCGCAGAACCATTAGAACTGCCTTGTATTTCTATAAAAATATTAGGTATTAATTCTTTTGTCCATTTCATAATTAATCTACGTCTTGCCAACTATAAATTATTTTTTCTATTCTTTTTACTTCAGTTAATATGAGTTCATTTGCATCATCAATTTCCTGATAATAATCTTGCCAATAAGAACCACTTCTACTTCTATCAAAATAGTAAAATTTATCAGGATTGTCTATTGGGCTTACAACCATAAATGAAGTATCATATTTTCCTTGACTAACCCAATCGCTTTCTTCTACAACTGTCCATTTATCTGAGTTACCAAAGTATAATTCTCTTACTTCTTTCTTATTCTCTTTTGTTATTGGTATAATTAATTCAGCCATATTATTTTCCTTTATTCGTATTGTTCTTCTTGTAAATCATATTCATTTATTTCTGGTACTTCTAGATAATATAAAGGGGGCGTACCATCACAATATTTTCCATTCAAAAAGAATTCCCATTCATTATAATTATTTTTATCTTTAGATTTACGTCTGTAGCCACCAGTGGCTTGTGCTATAGACCAATAAGTAAATATAACTCTTTGTTCTTCTTTTGGTTCTGTTTTGGTGACCTTTTTCCATTCCATTAAAATTTTCCCCATTCTTTTAAATAACCTGAAGAGTTTAAAATATTATATTCTTCAATATTATAACATTGATAATGTTCTTCACTCATCAAATTTATAACTTGTTTAGCTGCTCCTAGAGTATTAAATATTCTTGCTTCTTTAAACAAAGTTGTAAATTGTTGTTTTTTATTAAAATGTTTATTAGCTGTTCCCTTTAGCCAAACTATTTTATTACAAGTTTCGTCATAAAAGCTTATAGTATATATATTTCTTGATTGTATTAATGTAGGATGCATATTTAATTTCTTTTAGCTCTCTCTAATCTAACTGGAAAACCAAGTCCTTTAAAAATTTCTATCAAGGCTAACATAAAGAATTTATCTGTTGGTTTTAATTTAATATTTCGTGAAAGTAAATAAAAATTAACTCCTTCTTTTACCATTGACTCTAAATCTTTTTTTAATTCTGGCAAACAATAAGTAATTATAGCTCCTTCAGAATTTTGTTCTATGATGGCTATAATTTCATTGCTATTTTCTTTTATATAAACAGTTAATTTATGTGGTCTAACATAATTATTGTCCACTTGAACCAAATCCACCAGTTCTTTCAGAAGAACTTAATTCATTGACTTCAACCCAATCTTGTTTCCAATAGGGCATCAATACTGCTTGCGCTATTCTATCGCCCGGATATAGCCTTATTTCCTCTTCTGAAGAGTTATATAGGATAACACCCCACTCATCTCTATAAGAGCTGTCAATGGTCCCTGGAGTGTTTAAAACAGTAAGTCCTTTTTTCAGAGCCCATCCCGAACGTGGTCTAATTTCTATTTGATAGCCATCGGGAGAATTAGGAATAACTCTTTTATCAAAAAATACTCTCCAAAAAACTTCCATGAATCCTTCTACAGAAATTTTTTTAGGTAAAATAAATTCAGTTGCAAAGCCCAACTTAATTAATTTTCTTTCTCCAGGTTTTAATACAATAGCATCGTCTGGAGAAAAACTGGTAATATTAAATTGATTAACCATTTCTGGAATATATAGATCCCAACCTGCAGAGCCTTCGTCTGCTCTTGTAGGTATAATTGCATTGGGTATTAATCTTTTAAAATTTATTTGCATATAAAAGTCCTTATTTTATGTATCTTCATACCAATTGGCTGGATTATCTTCACTTAAAGAACCTATAACTACAGCCAATACTAATTTTTCATTTTTATATAAATAATCTCTTAAGTTTTGACAAAAAGCTCCAGAACCTAAATCATTATCTGTCCATTCTTCTAAACCATAGATTGCGTATATATCTAATTTATTATTATTGAATAATTCAATTAAATCTTTTCCGTAGCTTGGAGGGGGATTATAATCGAAATTAAGTCCTGAATTATATCTAGTTTTTATATAAAAATAGTGAGATGAATAATTAGGAATTGACAGAACTGTTTCAAAACACCAATCATTACAAGACATTATATTGAATTTCCTTTATTTATATTACCAATAAATATATAATTTTCCTTCTGGTAATAAATCTTTATTAGCTAGTTGTTGAAAATAATAGTCTGAAGAATTATCTTTTTTATATTTTTTACCTTTAGAAATATTTCCTATATATTTAATTGCGTCTCTTGGGCACTCTAAAAGATATTTTAATTCTTCATTATCATTAAAATTTTTGATTTCTGCTTGTAATAAACATTCTAAATCGAATAAATATATTAGATTTCCTTCTAATTTTTTATAATGAATCATTTGAATCCTGATATTTATATATTAATTGTACTAATTGTTTTCTTATTTTCTAATTCATAATAGCCGTCTTCAGATTTTCTAAATGGAATATAATCTCCATTATATTTTAAACTTATACAAGTCTCTGAAATTTCTAATCTTAAGCTATATAAAATTTCTTCTACTACTTCTTTTTTAATTCGTTCTATTAAACTATCTATTTCATAATCTTGCATTATATGAATCTCTTAAAATGGATAATAATTTTCTTCTTCGTATTTAATTAAACTTAGTTTGGCGTTTTCTATAGTGTCTTCTAGTGTATGAGCAATAGGTATACTAAGTTTTCTTGCGTGCCAATCTAAATACTTCATTTTTGGCGCACTAATTGGATAACCTAAAGAGATATTTTTGTGTAAAAACATACCAAATTCTACGTTCGTTGTAAAACCTGGCATCGAATTTAAATCTCTTGGAATCCAGAACAATATAATTGACGATTGATTTAACATATCAAATTCCCATTGAATTTGATTCATATATTCACTTTCCCATTTATTGTTTCTTGGCTCTGGAATATAAATAGTATCAAAAAAGTTTTGTTTTTTTAGTATTTCAATAGCTTCTGGTCGCCATGACTGAACATTGTTATCTCTTGGAGTTGGACCAGCGAGAAATATAGATCTATCAAAGTTTCTTATGGAATTATTTTGTTCTAAAGCATATACTAAATTCATTTTTATTCCTCTACTTCTTTTATTTTAAGAAATACTTCAACAGTTCCATTAAGATATTGAATATAGAAACCTTTAGTTGAATCAGTATAAGCAGTAAAAGGAGGAGACTGTTCTAAACCCCAATAATCAAAACTTTGTTCTCCACTGCCTTCGTACCAAGAAGCAAACGCCAAAGCTTGTTCTTTAGTTTTAAATCCGCTGAAAATAACTTTAAAGTTATCTTGTTCATCATCTAGTTTTTGTTTTTGCATTTTAATCTACTCTTATATTTTTAAATTCTTCTTCAGACATTTTTAAAATTGTTGTTTTTCTAATAGGGCCGCCCAACCAATTATACATAGGCATACCATCTAAGTAATTACTAACAGTAGGAATACGACCCATATCCTCTATAATGTGTTCTTCGGCTATATCTCTTACAGAGACTTTATTACCATCTGAATTTACTGTATAAGCAGACTTGCTTGTTCTTGCTTCTTGAAGTAGTAATTTTATATCTTTAATTTCTTCTTCAGACCAACTATATTTATTGGCTAATTTATTTATAGAACCTTCAGGAATTCCGTATAACATTTCTGCTATATAACAACCTAAACTATTATGTAGTATAGTTCTATGTCTCATATCTGGATGAGAAGATTTAGATAAATCTAAAAAATTATGAATATCTATATAATCTTCTATAATACCACCGTATTTTTTTACTGTTTTTAGTGCATGTAATATTGGTTTCATAATTATTTCTCTAAATGTAATTCGACAATTTGATATTCAATATAGTCTGGCCATTCGATTTCTTCGTCTTCTGGTCCATCTTTAATAAATTTTATTTTTTCTTCAACAGTCGTAAGTCTACGATAAGAGCTTTCTATTTTTTCTTCATCAAGACCATAATATCCATAATAATTCAATTCTTCTCTACGTAAAATATTTTCAAATTCATTTATATTTTTTATATCACAATCGTCTTGTGCTTTTTTCTTATTCTTGTATAAAGCTGAAGGGTATCCTCCCGCACTCTCTCCTCTATAAAAGATTTCATCATTATATTCCCAACCACAATGCAATAATACATAATATTTACTTTTGGGTTTCATATATACCTTCTCTGTTGTTTATTGTTTTCTCTATTTGAGAAACAGTTTCTTTTACGAAAATTAAATTTGAATTAAGTTCACTATTTGTATTAATTTTTGTTGTTCCAGAAGTTTCACCCTCAAAAGTAATTATATTTTTTGTATTAATTAATATATATAATCCATTTAATTTAGTAAGTTTTAGCCACATAGTATTTCCTTATTCAAACTCTGTTAATAAATATACTTTACTGTCTTCATGTATAAATGATTTTGTATTATATTCTGTCAATAACCAATTCCATCTTTCTGGGTGTTTGGGATTGACAGTGTTTCCAAATCCATCACTTATTACAAAAACATATTCTGGATATTTGTGTAATTTTAATAATTCATTTTCAAGAATATTAAAAGCAGTTCCACCACCACCAATAATCTTATTAGTTTTTAAATCTAATTTATGAACTTTAGTATCAAAACTATAAGCTTCTATAATAAAAGATTCTTCTGGAATTCTTTTAACTAATTTCAAAAATCTTTCTGATAAATGAGCACAAGAACCAGATACATCTAAAAATAAAGTAATAAGTTTTTTATCTTTCTTTTCTAATTCTATATCTAATACGCCTTCTATTAGAAACTTTGGATCCAAAGATTGATGACTTCTTTTACGCATAATCCAAGTGTCTTCTTCTTCAAAGAGAATTCTTTTTAGTTTGTTTTTAACTATTGATTCCCATTTTTTATTTGGAATTACTTTTTTAATTTCAAATATTTTTTCTATCTCAGAAGAACCATCTGGACTCGCTTCGCCTTCTTTTCCTTTTAGGTCACCTAAAGCCTTTTTGATTTCTTCTTTATCGAAATTATCTCGAATAAAATTATCGAATTCTTTAGTAAAATCAAATTCTAAATGTTCATCAGATAATGCCACTTTTCCTAAATTACAATTTTCTTGATTATCTTTTAAATATTTATACAATTTTTCTAAATGAAATTCTTTAATTTCTTCCAGATATTCATAATCAGAATGTTCTTCAAAAACTTTTTCGTATGTATAAATAAAATCAAGAATATTACTATCGAAATCAAAATGATTAATTAATTTTTCATTAACAATCAAATCTGCTGCTATATTTAATATATCTTTAGAAGCGTTTTTGTCTATACTTAGTATCTTAACTATTCTTGGGAAATGATAGAAAATTATATGTAATATTTCATGAAGAACACAAAACATTTTTTGGTCTTTATCTAAACTATTCCAAAAATTTTCATTAATAATTAAATATATCTTTTTGTTTTCTATATAAATACCAAGAGTTTTAACTTTATCTGTAAAGGATATATTAGCTAAGCTCCAAAATTTATAATAAAAAATACCATAATTGGATAAACTATTTAATATATTTTTATATTCTTCTTTATTCATTTTAATTTTCTATTGAGTTTATAATGTTCTTTATCGTTAAGTTTTCTCTTGCATCTAAAATTTTATTAAATCTTTCTGCATAATCTTCATTTTCTTTAATTGAAATTAAGAATTCTATTTTCATATAGTTAATTAATTTTTGGAATGCATCTTCATGGTCGAATAAATATTTCAGAAAAGGGGTAACCATAACAGGATTATTAACTGTTTTTTCTATTAAGCTTTTCTTGATTACGTCTGAAGAGGCGCTTAAGATATTGTTAATATAATTTTCTATATTTGTATTTCTTAATTCAAACTCTAAACTAACTGGATTAGACCACATAGGTAATACGTCTACTAAGCTACCACCTTTAGAATGAATTTCTAAGGCGTAATCTAAACGTCTTGGACTAATGAAATTTTCTTCCATTGATTTTTGTTTGTTTTTGATTAATATATTATAAGTATCTGACCACCAGTTTAAGGCTATATTACTAATTACAGCACCATATTTATTATCAAAATATTCTTTATCTGGTTTATTTTCTACTTCGATTACTGCGTGGAATCTGTCTAATAAAGCAGGGTCTAATTTTTCTGTATCGTAAGAACTTTCTTCGTCGTCTGGGTTAATTGCGCCCCAAACAAATTTTAGTCCAGGTATTGGATTACCGTTAATGGTCTTAAATTGAATCAATTCCATAACAGCATTTTTTACCTTCTTAGGTGCTCTATTTAATTCATCAAAGAATAAAGCATCGATTTGATTTCCCTTACTAAATCTTTCTGGTGGTATTAAATGAATGAATTCATAATTAACGTTATCAATTTTTTGTTTAGTGTCTTTAGGAATACCAATTAAGTCAACCCAGGGGTCTAATGTTGACGCCGAAAAATAAATATAATTTAAACCATGTTTTTTAAAGGTATCTAAAATTAAAGAAGTTTTACCCGTACCATGATAGCCTTTAAGTAATACATTGAAATTGTTTTTTGCATAAAAATCTAATTTGTCATTAATCTTATTCATAATAATTTCCTCTCCTTTTTCCGATGAATCTTCTAAAATATAAGTTATGTTTTTTGAATTTACTTCTAATACTTTTTTATTGTTTAATAACAATTCAATTTTTTTATTTTGTTTATTTTGTTTATCAATTGCAGTTATCCAGGTTTTAAAAATATCAGATTTTAATCCAGCTTGTTTGATAATCTTGTTATCTATGATATCCCAAGTATCTACTTTTTCTTTCTTTTTATAATGAGAATTATGGTTTGTAGTTATATAACTACAACTTATTTCTGATTTCTTTAATTCTCCAAAATCATATATAAATTCTTTTGTCAATTTCGAAGATGTTTTATCTCCTACTTTTATTTTATATTTTTTAATTAAGTTCTTAAATTTATCTAATTCTTTTTTTTCTTGTTCCATAATAATTTCTTTGAATTCTTGTTCTGTATATTTTATATTATTTAAATACCAAACTTTTGTCCCGTCTGCGTATTCGACTGCCGGTCCATCTTCTCTATGTCTAGCTCCATTATTCCACCATTGTTTAATTCCTTCAAAAGTAATGATTGCTGGATCGTTTTCTCTATGAAGTTTTCCATTTTGGTACCAATATTCACATCCATTATAAGTAATAAAAGCTGGACCATCTTCTCTATGAGCTAAACCATCTTTATACCAAGCTTTATCTCCATTAGATAAGTCTTTAAATTCAATTTTACTCATAGAAATTCCTTATAATTTTTAATCATTCATAGTTTTAGATAATGGGGTGACAGAGGAGATTCGAACTCCCGATCATCGAGTCACAGTCGATTGCTTTGGGCCTCTAAGCTACTGCCAACACGTTATTAATATAACATTTGTATTTAATGGTTAATGGTCGAACAGATAGGACTTGAACCTATGGCCTTTGAGGTATCAGCTCAATGCTCTAACCAACTGAGCTACTGTTCGATGAAAAATAGATTTAAGATAACAATAGATTTGAACTATTATACGCGTCCCGTCGGACTATTTGTCTTCCAAAGTTAAGGGAATTGAACCCAACATCTCACCAAGAGCGGGCGGATTTGAACCGCTTACGTTCCTTTTTATCTTAAATCAAAGTGGTACGAGAGGTGGGACTCGAACCCACGGCCTCGCGCGTCCAAGGCGCGTAATCTACCAACTGATAATACTCCCGTATAATTTCTTAGTCTTTCCTAAGAGTCAAATATAATCCAGCTTTTGCTTTCTCTTGATGTGCTCATCATAGGCCCACTTATATTACTTGGGTACTTCCAAACCATAATAGTCTTCTTTATTATATCTTGCTCTCATGCTCTTCATAGTTTCTAAATCTACTCCATGAGTATTTCTTTCAACTAATTCTTCATCAGATAAGTCACTATCATAAAGAGAAACTACCAATAAACCATATTCTGGATATTCTTTTATAAGTAAGTCTACATATTTTTTATATGCTTGGTTATTTATATTAGTGTTATCTAAAAATATATATGGAATTTTCTCTTTTAATGCTTTTTCAAATAAGTTATAGCATCTTAAATGAGCAGCATATAAATTTTCTTTATTCCATAAATAATAATCACCACATTTAAAATAATCATCTGCTGAAATAATACAAGATTTTTCTATAGCAAGATTTTTTATAAAATTTTTAATATATGTAGACTTTCCCGAACCAGGTAATCCTCTTATTATAATAAAAATCATTTTAATTTACTTTCTCTTTATGCATTTTTAAATATTTCTTATAGAATAATTCAATAAAAAATATATCTTTAGGACTTAAAGGAACTTCTCCAAAAACATAAGATAATAAATATGTATAATTTTTATATTTTAGAGCTAAGTTTTTTCTTAAGTCTTTAACAGGTCCTTTTTCGTCATCTATATAATAAAACATTTCTTTTATAATATCTTTATTTTCTTTTAAAAATATTTGATAATCATTGTTTACATTTTCTAAATGCATTCTTAATTCTTCGTAAAATTCATCTGGAATATTAGAATTATTTAGTAACGCATAATTACCAGACTTAGTTATATTTTCAAACCATATATTTAATACTCTTGAGGGAGTAAATTCACCGGTTAAAACTTTATGTAAATAACAATAAGTATTAGACTTTATTTTTACTCTTTCTCCATCGTTGAGTTTAATAACATAGCCCTCGAAATTAGGATCATCGTTGTCTTTAATCTTTAAATAAAAATTTAAAAATGTACTGCTATTAAATTTTATGTTTTCTGTTAAAACAAAACCTGCTGAATATTTTCGTAATTCCTCATAAGAAAGAATTATTTTATTATCTTCATACCAATCATTAGTTGCTATATCTAATAAGATTAATTCTTCATCTTTATATCTTGTTCTACAAACATTTTTATTTGATGGGCCAACATATTCAAACAAAGGAAGAAACGTCCAATCTTTACCAACCATTTTATCAGCATATTTAATGTTTAATAATTTTTCATTATATTCCCATTTTTCTTTATAGAAAATATTCCATAAATCTAATGCTTGAATTGCTTGGTCAGATTTAAAAGAACCTCTAGTAGAAGTAAACCATTTGTTTTTCCATTTAAAAACAATAATTAATGAACCATCATGTTTATCGGTAATAGAGTCTACATTTGTAAAATTAATATAATGAACAAGAGAGGGTTGATTAGCCGAGTAATAAGTTTTTCCAAAGTTAGTGTTTTTTTTATTAGGATGAACTTGTTCTATATTAAATATTTTTGGAAATGGTTTATTTAATATATAAACTTCATCGTTTTCTTCTGCTATAATCAATCCTCTACAGATTTTATTTACATCATTCCAGTTATTATTAAATTCACAATTAGGAGTATAATTATAACCTTTTAGTTCTGGAAAATCAGGATGAACGAATTCTCTTACGTTCCCATCTTCTATTTCTTGTTTAATTAAATCTAATAATTCTTTGTTGTTCATAA